TCTGTGATCGTCACCTTAGCAGCCACACCTTTAACGCGGGCTTGGTAAGAGCGCACCATGCGAGTAACAGACTTGCCTTCTTCTACAGGGAAGGTGTTCTTAGTCACTTTGTCTGTGATGGACCAGTTACGGTAGCCGAATCTGTTCTCTGTCACGTTCACAACGAAACGCTTAGAGTTCGCATGAGTCGTTTCACGAACAGCAGGTGCAGACTTAGGGGCTGACTTGATGGGTGACTTAGGGGCTGACTTCGCTTTGTATGCCAGAGCGACCTCTTGACGAGTAACAGGTACGAACGTAACCCCTTGGACTGTACCGATGAAGTCAGCAGGTACATAGTGGAAAGACAGCTCTTTGTCTGTAGCGTTCTTCTTGGATACAAGTTCAGCAGTGTAGACAGAGTCCTTGTAGCCATAGCGGTTCACCTTGAAGTAAGAAGGACCTTTCACCCATTTCACATAGCTACCGACAGCTACGGGTTGAACTGGTTCTTGTGTAGGGGCAACAACTTCCTCTTCTACGACTTCTTCTTCCTCTGCGATCTCAACAATCTCCGCTAGATCGTCGTAGTTCACACCGCCAAGGATAGAGCCAAGGACAACAATCTCCTCTACTTGTTCAGTAGGTGCTTCGGCTGGCGCCTCAGCAGGCTGTTGAGCAAGAGCTGTCACGATCGTTTGGATAAGAGTTGCTTTGTCCATCTTCTTCAAGACTTTGATGCCTTTTTCTGCAGCAAAAGCGAATAGAGCTGCCTTAGTCATTGTGTTGAATTGAGTAGTAGATGTAGTCATGATAGAGTCCTTTCTTTGTGCAAATGCACGGCTTTGTTTGCAGTGTGCTCTGCTAGTAAATCTAGTTACTACCCTAGCCCCCATAGAGAGGCTAGACGCTTAGGGCTTAAAGTCTGTTTATACTCGCCCTAACGAGTTTGATACAGGGTGTTTAGATTCTGCGTCCTGCTTGGATGCGATCAATTCTGAGCTTCACCTCAGCATCCGTACCCAAAACCTTGAGAGATGATGAAAAGAGAAGCAGCTCATTTAGTGCATAAACTGCTCGATCAGATCCCATCTTTGAAGCAGCGTAGTCGTCTGCGAAAGCTTCCTCTCGAGAAACCTCACCTCTCAACAGAGAAACTCTGCGCCTGACTTGACCTACAAGGAGATGGGCCGGAACAAGCTCTGCATCCTTGGTGTGACCTACCTCATGCCATAAGACGAACTCCTGCGCGTCAGGGGATAAGGCTTCAAAGAAGCTGTCCACGTAGATGATCCGATCACCAAACATGTCATAAGTGACGCAAGCAACAGCGGCGCCCAATACACCTAGCGTTTGCTCGGACTTGACTACAGTGATTCCCTCGAAGGACTCCATCACTTGGTACTCCACGAGGTTCAGACTCTCGTCCTTCATCGTTCTGATGATGTCACTAGCTGATGTGACGATACGAACGTGTAGTCTTAGATTGTTCTTGATGCGGCTGATAGTGTTAAGGTTAGTTGTTTGCATGATAATTCCTCCTAATATGTTTGTATGGGTAAAGATTAAGCAGCTTTCTTAGCAGTAACGACGGACTCTGTGTTGACTACCTGTGCAGAGTATTTGTTACGGTTGACATAGATACGAACAACAAGAGATACAGTATTTACAGCGATCACAAGGAATAGAGGCAATGTGAACATATTCAGTATCCCTGCCTGCGTAGTAAGGGCATCTGTTACTTCATAAGCCATAACATCACGATTATGAGAATGAGGTACAGGAGACCAGTTATACTGAACCATGTAGGTAATCGCATCCCAACAAAGGAATACCCCGATAGCAGCAATCAAGCCCACTGCGATCCATGCTAGGTTACGTCGGTTGCGTCTTACCATTTCGTTGCGAGTAGTTGTGTTAGTAGTAGTTGTGTTCATTGTTGTTTCCTCCAGTAGGTTAGTAGTCATACATAGTTAATGTCCTGTATGCAAGTGGACAATATAAAAAAGGGCATAGAGTTACCCCTATACCCTGAGTTGTATTCAGTTAGTTGTTAGGCTTGTTTGACATGCTCAAGGATATCCCCTTTGAATGCAGAGATAAGAGAGCTAGAAGCGTAGACCACTTCACGTGCAGTTGTGTAGGCAATACGAGAGACCATTACACCAAGGATAGAAGTCGCATCAAATACAAAGAATGCAGTTCCTTCTAGTAGAGCCAGTGTTTTACGGACAACCAAAGTGATCATCAGTTTCAATTTAGCAAGTACCTCAGCCTTCTTAGACACATCTACACCGTCAAGGATAAGGAAAGACTTAGCGTCGATCTTGCTGAAGTTATCTTTCAGTTTACGGCGTGTAGACATGGCAATACTAGAGTTATGTACGGCTCCATTGATAGAACGCAACAGTGTGTCGTATACGTCTTTGTCGTCAGCAGAGAACAGGGCTTTGATGTACTGTTTAGCTTTAGCTCCTTTCAAGTCTTTTACAGCTTCTTCTACGGCTGCCTCTAGCTCTTCTACTGTTGCATCAAACTCTTTGTCGAAGAATGACTCGTTACTCTCAGTCTCAGGTTCGATGTCAGCCTCTCCGGATAGCTCATCAGTTAGCTCCACAAGGCGGCCCGCGATGGTATTCAGTTCTTCGTTTAGTACATCTCTGGCTGCTTCGTCTTCGGTTCTGAACATCTTATCGGCTATCTTTACGCCACATGCTCTAGCTGCTTTCAGTTCTTCTTCTAGTTCTGCTCTTGTCTTCTTGTTCATGTTTGTATCCTCCTTGGATGTGTTGGCTTCAGTGACAGCGACGATTGGCAAAGAGATGACCTTGTTGTCTGATCCGTATGCAGTAGCGGAAGTGATAGCAAGACCTTTCTTGTTAGATGGAACGATGGATCTGATTACAGAGTGTAGCTCTACTACGCTAGATAGAGAGATAGCTTCTGTTGGTGTTACGTCGATGCGTGTTCCGTCTGATAAAGTTGCTGCGATTCTTGATGCTAATTGTGTGTTATTCATGATGGTTTCCTCCTCAGGATGGGTGCTTGAGTGACAGTGCGACAGTGTATTCTTGGTGATGAACTCCTCCTAGTATGTGATGTGCTCGCTCAGATAGGGTGGGGCATTAATCTAAAGAAAACACTCACATATATAGGACCTGGTACCCAGCAAAAATATCTCTATTTTTACACACCTATGGCCGGCGGTGTGAGAGCGGGCAGTCACGGCAGAGAACCACAAGAGAGAGCGAGAGGATCACAGAAGCGGAAAGGGGGGGGAACAGCAGACAAGGCAGAGAGGCGGAGTATCCATCGTCCTTGCGGACGCCAAGACCAAGACAGAGCCAAACGAACGCTATCATCAGGAAAAGGGGCGTAAATGCTCACTGGAGCGCGTTCGCTTCGCTCTCAAAGACTTGTGCGGGAGGGGTGGGGCAGAACCTTAGAAGGCTAGTATTGGACGCTGAGCACGACCTCTAAAAATATTTGCTCCAATTTTTACCCCTAATAGGTTTTGTAGCAGATTGACACAGATGAAGCAGAAAGGGTATAATGACAGAAAGATAACGTGTCGGAATTGACACCATAGAAAGGACGGCCTATTATGAACACAAAGAGCAAGCGTCAACTAAAATCATGGGAAACAAACAAGGCTAAGCAGACACCCACTAAGAAGAGGGAAGCGGCAGAAGAACTACAGCGAGAGGCGATGCGATTGACTACAAAACTCAAGCGTCTTCAGGAGTTGGAAGAGCAAGCTACCGCTCCCGCAGAGAAGTCCCGTCTACGCAAGGCATTCGACAAGGGCCTCACTAAGCTAACGAAGAACATGTATCGCATGTCGTCAGCTCGCAAACCAGAGAAGGCTCAATAGTATCAATTCCGACACCATCACATCCACGCACAGAAGGAGAGTCCCCCGCAAATGGCTATCAGCTTTATAGTAAAAGAGATTGAACGGTTGAGTTCTGAAGAAGGACTGAACGACAACGAAATCGCAGACATCATCGGCTGCTCGCGCGCAACGGTTAATCGTACCCGTTTGGAGCACGACATCCCTCGAGCTAATCTGCAAAATAAGAAAGACAAAGTCTATGAGTGCAATACGTGCTTGAAGTCTATTACGATCCGCCGTAAAGAACGCAGGAAGACCACCTGTCCTGACTGCGAGAGCAAGCGCAAGTAAGTTACAAAGGCAGAGGTTGAACCGTATATCGTAAGTGAAGGGTCGAATGGAAATTCACCTTTCAATTCCAACTCTTTACCTCCTTATCCCGGAAGTCGTACCCGCAATACGACTACCTACATTCCTCTCACCTAAACCGGGCCACACCCCATCTCCCTTGTGTGGCCCGGTTTTCGTATAGACAAAAATAACAGGAAGTTTTTAAACTGGTCGAATTCGACCAGTTTGGAGTGGGGCCTGTTTAACCCCCTCGAATTCGATGGGTTTGGATTGGAGTCAGCACAGACAGTACAACAGAAAGAGGTGTTTCGATGCGAACTCCGGCAGGGCTTCGAGCCAACGCAGAAGCAAACGAACATAGTATTTACGGCAAGGTTATCATGACAGGCAATCAAGGCGTACAGACGAACGACGCTCTCTATCAGCGTATGAAGAGCAAGATCGCTTACGGCTTCGATTCATCCAAAGAATTTACGAACAAAGGCGCCAAGAGCATCGAAGGGTGGTGAAAAATATGAATGAAGAAATAGACGGAAATGAAGTAAGTGAGCTGTCGCCTGCAGGTCCATCTTCTCACCTGACGACAGGGAACGCTCCGACAGTCAACTCGGGCAATATCATGGAACGGATGTGGGGGATGCATCCGGCCATGATTCAAGTAGCGCAAGAGGCTTCGCAGGTTTACAAGATCAAGCACGGTATGTTCGCAGGGGTTCCGATCATCTGTAAAGGTCCGGACTGTCCTTTCGCAGAGGTGTGTATCATCAACCCAGCGTTCCGCATTGTCGGTCAGCGTTGTCCGATGGAGGCCGGTGCCGTTATTGCGCGCTACGAATCTTGGTGCCGTCACTTTGAGATTGACATAACCGGAGAAGCGATCCTGGACGAAGACTTGGTTGATGCTTCTTTGATACGGGATCTGGTCGAGAACGAAATCATGATGCTTCGTGCAGAGAACCTTGTAGCCATCAATGCCGGATTCATCTCTAAGACAATCGCAGAGATAGACAACCGCGGCAAGGTGTATTACGAGGACACGGTATCCCCTGAAGCAGAGTATAAGAATCACCTGCAGGAAAAGAGGTACAAGATCTTCAACCTGTTGAACTCGACCCGCAAAGACAGAAGTGGGTCAGGCGGAGCAATGAATCCGTCCGAGAGAGCCGTAAGTATATTCAAGAAAGTGGCCGAGCTTATGCCGGACATCGACGAACTCACCTTTGATGGAGAGATTATCGAGATGGAACCGGACGAAAACTTAGGACCAACGAAAGGGGAAGAATAAAAATGAGCTTTATGAAAAGTATGAAAGGCTTAGGCCGCACGGTCTTAGGTAGCAATGAGGCGATTCAGCGCGGAGGTCAGAAAATATTCAACCAGACGGACAGCTTCATAAAAACAGCCAGCTCCATCGCCGAAGGAAAGGCAAGCAAAAGCGATGTCAGTAGACAATTCAAGAATCTGATGGACGATGAGGGCTTCGCTAAGCAGTTCGAAGGCAAAGCCAAGAAAGACATCGACAAAGCTCAATCTGTCAGCAACTGGTATCAGGACAACAAAGAAATGTACGACGGCGATTGGACTAGGCAAAAGGCAGCTGTCGAGAACATGAAAGGCAAAGGAGTCGGAGAAAACTTCGGGGCTTTGCGCGACATAAAGGGTAAAGACGACACACTTGGGGGAAACCTTGCGACGTTCGGTAGTGCTACGGCAGGGTACTACCGCAGTGGCAGCAAAAAGACGAACGCCATCCGCGCAGGAGCTACCGCCGGAGCTTATATGGGGGCTAACTTTATCGGTCGATCTCTTACTGGCGGATCGGTAGGTTACAACAATCAAGGTGAGCGGGATATCGCAGGACTTCCGTTCTTTTAGGAGGCTAAGGAATGAGTGTTAAAAGTACAGGCAGGTTTGCTAAAAAGGTTCTCGGAAAGGCGTTCACTAAACTCGATGACGAGGCGATGGACGGAGCCGAGAGCGTCTTTCAGAAGGTCATTCCGTACCGCTTCTCGACTCCCGTCGCAGCTACGGCGATTGGTGTATCTACTGCCGCGACGGTGATCCCTGAAGCGCTCCGTACCCAGAACAGGAACAAGCTTGGAACGATTCAGTCGGACGAACTTGCGAACATGGTCAGCTTCACGCGTTCCCCTCTGTTGGACAAAACGATGCAACTAGCCGAGACGGACCCGAAAGCCTTTCAAGAGGAACAGGATCGGATGTTCAAAAAAGTAACACGAAACACATACGGAGCAGAGGGAGACTTGGTCTTTGCTCTGCATAATCTAAGATAACGAGGTGACGCCCGATGGGTTTTGTAAAAACAGCCCTCTTTGAAGGAGGGAATATACTCGGCGGAGTCGCATCCTACAAGGACTCCAAGAGCCAAGGACACGGGGCCGCCTATTCTATCGGAAAAGCAGTCGGAGAGTATGCTCTATTTGAGCTTCTCCCCGGCCCGGTAGGATTCGCTTTTATGGCGAAAGATATTGCCGGTGCCGCTTTTGGTGCCGTAAATGCAGCAGGAAGAGAAACAGCCGCCACACAGTCCAGACATTACAAGGCTAATTTCGGTGGAAACTTCCGTGACTCCAGTAACGCTGCAACGATGAGGCAACGAGGACTTCAGGCAATCCAACAGAATGGGATGAATGCTCGCTCTGTGTTGGGGAGCGAAGCGCGTTCCTACTATAGGGGGCTAGGTTAATGGCCGTAAAAGCTGCCTATAGTATTAGTCAACTGGATGACAAGCAGATTGATGTAGTAATCAAGGAGATTCAGCATCTCGACAAGAGTATCATCCCTCGCCTGTGCCATGTCGTTACGCAGACAGGTGTTTCTCGAGCAGAGGCTCTGGAGTTCATTGTCGTCAACAATCCGACGCTATGGGCGAAAGTCTATCTGGATTGGGAAGCGCGGGATTATCAGCTGTCGATCATGGCCAATGCGAAAAAGGGGAAGAAGATTGTTCTTCGTTTGGGTCGGCGTCTTGGGAAGACAGATACGATGTGCGTGCTGATGCTCTGGTATGCTTACACTCAAATCAACAAAGGACCCAATGAGCAGTACGACGTTCTGGTTATCGGGCCATACGAAACACAGGTGGATCTGATTTTCGACCGCCTCAAACAACTGATTGCCGGCTCACCTTTGTTGCAAGACATGGTGTCCCGTAACGTGTATCACCGCATTCAGCTTTCCAATGGTGCCAAGATTACAGGTATCACAGCAGGAGCAGGTTCCGGTTCAGGTGCAGCTAATACCCGTGGACTTCGTGCCGATGTCATTATCTTTGACGAAGCCGACTATATCGGATCCGCAAACCTGACCAACATCATCAATATCCGAAACGAGGCACCGGAGCGAATCAAAGTTATCGCCGCATCCACGCCTTCAGGGAAACACGAAGAGTATTATCGTTGGTGTACGAATGCCTCGGTTAAGTATGCTCCTCTGAAAAAGGACATCGACAACTTCGAGTTCAATGGCTACCAGATACAAGAGAACAAGCGTGGAAATGGTTGGATAGAGATCTGCGCGCCTTCTGTCGTAAACAGAGAGTTGCTGAAACAGAACCCGGATACAGAGCAGACTTACCTACAGGACATCAAGGACGAGTTATCGGAAATGAGATACCTGCAAGAGGTTATGGCAGAGTTCGGTGAAGAAGAGATGGGCGTTTATCAGAAGAAATACATCGAGGCTGCTATCGAAGAGGGTCGTCGTATTGATCACAAATACATCCTTGACTTAACACCTAATGAGATTGACGAATTCATTCGCCTTCCTCGTACAGGTCCAAGAATTCTGGGCGTGGACTGGGACAAGTACTCGGCCGCTACCAATATGGTCTGTGTTCAGTTGGACAAGTATCATCGAGATAAAGAAGGCCGCCTAATGCCTACGTTCAAGGTGCTCTTTAGGGTTGAGATTCCCCGTTCCGAGTTCACTTACGTCAATGCCATCAACAAGATCATTGAGCTGAACCAACAGTTCGACTTTGACTGGATTGCGGTTGACCGAGGGTACGGAGAGACACAACTGGAATTGCTTCATAAGCACGGGATCGAGAACCCGAACACAGGTCTGGCCGAGAAGGTTGTCGGCTATCAGTTCTCTGAAAAGATCGAGGTTCGTGACCCTTACACGATGAAGAAAGACAAGAAAGCCATGAAGCCGTTCATGGTAAACAATTCCGTCAACCTGTTCGAGAAGAACAAGATCATCCTGAATCCGAATGACCGCACGATGACGGAGCAGTTAGAAGGCTACCGCATCCAGTCCATCTCGACAAACGGGCTGCCGACATTCTCATCCGACAACGAACACGCCATTGACGCCATGAACCTATGCCTGTTGATCTTCGAACAGAAGTACGGCGAACTCTTGCGTCAGGTGATTGCGACAAAAGTCATGTTCTTCGATGGACTGGCACAGCAAGATAACATCCGAACAAGGTCAATCGAAACCAAGCAAAAACCGGCCCAGATGTTTAAAGCAGGTGGGCAAGACGCTTATGTTGGAACGATCGCGGGAAGAGGTAAGAATCATGTCGCAAGAGAACAAAGACAGGCTCGCGGGTTTGCCCGTGCAAGCTTCTAAGGAGAGGTACTGTGGACAGACAATTATTTCAAGATGCTGAGGTGATCGCCTACAGGCCGTCACTGGAACAGCAAAAGAGCGTGAGAACGGACACGGCATCTTCTCCGGAAGAAGTTGCATCCAAAGCAACAAGCGCTCTGGCATCCTTTTTACAGAACAAACCGTCCAGTACATTGATGGCTCTGATGAGCACGCTCGATGACGCTGAAACGATCCTCTCCTTTCTGGCCAAAACTTTAGCAGACGATTCGATTGAAGGGATGTCCTTTGAATCCTACAAAACAGCTCTTTCGCAAGGTGATCTCGCATCAGCCATCCCTTACGTGGAAGCGCACAGGGACAACATCGAAGGCAAGACGGCAGTTGAAGCCCATCAAGCGATTTTTGGAGCCGTAAAGGAATTGCGGGAGTTGAAACGAATCCAGTCAACGCTCTTTTATGGTGACGAGAACATCACCAAGGAGCAGGCGGTAGCAAAGGATCAGGCATACGAGAGTCGCCTCCTGGAGTTCGAGAAAGAAGAAGACAGCCCCAAGGTTAACTATCTTGCGTTGAGCGTGGATGCGGTTCTAGGTAAGACGATAACCGGATACAGTCAAGTTCTCTCCAGTTACACGAAGGAGCTAGCTTCTCTTGTAACGGACGCCTCGTTTTACTCGCCCGTAACAAAGACTCTGGCCGTGGATGATACAATCGTTACGCTCTTCCGGGATGTGAACGAAAAGAACTTGTCCGACCAAGAGGGTGTCGCCCGCCAGACGAAGCAGCAAGTTTTACCTCGGTCCATCTATCAGCTGGTCGAAAAACGAAACGAAGTAAACCGCATGTTGCTTGCGAAGGACACGCTCGATCACGCCTCTCTGCAACGCTCCGGTATCCTAAGCAAGGCCGTTTCTGTCGCAAGAGAAGGGCTGCTGACTGAGATGGTGGAACTTACGAAAGCATCCATTTCCCAGACGATATACCGTGACAGTTACCTGAAGACGTTAGAGGAGAAGGATTATTACAGGAAGATTTATGGATCGCTTGTGTAACAATCCGAATGAACTTTGCGTATATTGAAGTTGTAGGGAGTTGGACGCCTCCTATTCGCTTATGCTCTCTCTTAGAGGGGTCAGAGCGGAAGGGCGATCATTCGCTCAACGGAGGCTGTTTTGCACTGCAAAAAGCAGTATGCTATAATGGCTGAAAGGTGTCATTTCCGACACCTTTGGCCGAGGAAAGGGGTCCAGGTACATGTATGCAATTATCAAAATGCCTATCACCAACAACAATCCAAAGCGCAAAATCAAGTCACTGAAAGCGTTCGTCTTCCACTACACCGCGAACTACAGCAAAGGCGCAAATGCCCGCGCAAACCGGAACTACTTCCAGAACCACCCCGCAATCGGAGCTTCCGCCAATTACAACATTGACGACTCTGAAGTAGTGGAGTGCATTGAAGCAGGCTGGGTATCTTGGCACGCAGGCGGTACGAAGTACACAGCTTATGCCAAGTCCACCTTCGCACTTAGCGGCGCAACGCGTCCGAATGATTTTACAGTCGGATTCGAGATGTGCGTTAACACAGACAATGACTGGGAGCAGACTGTCGAGAATACGATTGATTTCGCAGCCAAGAAAGCTATTGAAATGGGAGCGCCAGACGTTGCACTCATTCGTCACTTCGACGTGACGGGCAAGATTTGTCCGATCATGTACATTGACGAAGCAAAGTGGGCCGCCTTCAAGAAGCGATTGAAAGCTCGTATCAAAGAACTTCAATCCGGCAGTACGGGAGCTTCTAATGTGTCAACTCCGACACCATCTGGCAGCACATACACGGTTCAGCAAGGTGACACGCTTTTCGGGATAGCAACCAAAACGAAGGTCTCTGTAGGTTCTCTACGGTTGATCAACGGCTTGACCGGAAACCTCATCAAAGCAGGACAGATCTTGAAGCTGAAAGAAGAAGTCAAAGTAGTTTCGGCAGCAACTGTAGGAAGCGGCTATGCGGTCGTGAATCTGCCGAAAGGCGAGAATCTTAACGTCCGTCAAGGTCCTTCCACAAGCTACGCTGTCATCGGTCAGTTACAAGGCGAACAGAAAATTCAGCTTGGTAGCAAACATGGTGACTGGTGGAACATCTACTTCGGGGATAGCGGTGGATTCGTTCACGGTTCATACCTGAAAGTGGGAACTGCATCGGTTTCTCCCGTGAAAGCGGCAGAGAAAGAGGTGTGGGGCACGGTGAACGCGGACGTCTTGAATGTTCGTGCCAGAGGCAATACATCAGCTAAGATCGTCGGTCAACTCAAGAAGGGCGAGAAAGTTCGTCTTGGTAAGAAGATTGGCACTTGGTGGAATATCTACTTTGGAGATAACGGCGGGTTTGTCCATAGCGACTACCTGAACGTCTAGTGAAAAGGAGAGATCTTATGAAAAATGTGCTGAAAAAAAGAATGAAGAACAAAGCATTCTGGATATCCCTCATTGCTCTTGCTCCTCTCGTAGCGAAGGCATTCGGTGTGGAACTTGTTCAGGACGACTTTGATCAGTTGGCCAACGCGTTCCTAGCAGTCCTTGTGGCTGCGGGTATCGTGAACAACCCAACTGCCGGAACCGGCTTTATGGATGAAGACACTACGAACTAAGATGGCTGCCTGTAAAAACAGGCAAACATGACAAAGGCAAGGTGAACCAGTGAATCGAATCAAGCTTTGGGCTGCGCGGACATTCTTCAGTGACTTTCTAACCGGAGAAGACACGCCGTCGCAGGTGCGCGATGCATCGGGTTCTCGTCAGCTTGTCACCGGCTTAGTCAAAAAGATCGGGTTGCGAATGGGGGACACAACAAACACTACGGAGTTTGAGCCCCCCGATTTCGACCTGACAGCTGTTTACAACGGTTACAACACTGACTCCTATATCCGTCAAGGGATTGACAAGTATGTGGATCAGATCTTTAAAGAAGGATACGACTTCTTTGGCAAAGACACGAATGTCGTGGACTACTTGCGTTTGCGTATGGAATACATGGCGGAAGCTACCGGCGTCCCAACCAGTCAGTTGCTGATCGACATTGCAGAGGACGTTGTGAAGTACGGTAACGCTATTATCGCAAAGGCTAGAGCCAAAGATGCATCCGTGCTTCCTCCTTCCTCTAAGGTGACCGGACTGAACGGCTCAAATCCCGTCGCAGGTTACTTCTGCCTTAACGTGACTTCCATGAGCGTCCAAAGGGACAAGAATGGCACAGTCAAACGTTGGCAGCAAGAAGTTTCGGGAAGTGACGCAACTGTCGGCTTCAAGTCAGAGGACATCGTCCACATCTATTACAAAAGGGAGAAAGGTGCGGCTTTCGGTACGGGATTCTTGATCCCCGTATTGGACGACGTGCGCGCTCTCCGACAAGCGGAGGAAAATGTCCTCCGAATGATGTACCGCAACATCTACCCGTTCTACCACATGGCAGTAGGGGACAAGGATGCTCCCGGAACACCGGCAGAGATCGCGGAGTTGCAAGGTGTAGCAGATAACATGGAAGTCGAAGGCGGTATTGTGACAAGCAGTCGCGTGACGATCAAACCGATCGCAACCGATCAGGTCATCAACGCTGAGCCTTACCTGAACTATTTGGAGGAACGTGTCTTCAGTGGTATGGGTATCCCCGCTATCATGTTTGGTCGTGGCAACACAGCCAACAGAAGTACAGGCGACAACATGGCATCCGAGATGTCTGACCGCATCAAAGCGATGCAGCGGACCATCGAAATGTTCATCAACCACTTCATCGTCAAGGAGATCTTGATGGAGGGTGGCTTCGATCCAATCCTGAACCTCGAACACAAAGTCGAGTTCAAGTTTAGAGAGAATGACCTGGATGCGAAAATCAAAGCGGAGACGCACGCTATCTACAAGTTCGAACACAACGCCACTTCCGAAGACGAAATGCGCGGCGAACTTGGACAAGACCCAATTACGGATCGTGCGAAGATGCATCAGATGCTTATCACGCAAGCTAACGCAACCCATCTCGCAAGTGTCGGTTCAGGTGGCTCCTCTTCTTCGGAAGCAGCGAGTGGCACGAAGGAAACCGACAACAAGCAAAAGCCGAGCAATCAGCATGGAACCAAGACGTCACCCAAGAAAGTGACCAACTCAGAACAAATCACCGTCGGCCTGTTAAGGGATGCGATGAATGACATGAGCGACCGAGTCAAAGCGTACCTGCAGGATTGCTCAGCCAAACAAACAGTTATCGAGAAAGACAAAATAGATAGTTATGCTCACGGAGCACTTCAGGATATCCTAACCGTTATTCAGGTCAACCTTGATGCAGAAAGCTATGATGTCGCAGCTCTTACTAGCCGGTCACAAGCCATCCTAGATCGCTTCCGGAGTGACATTCACGATTCCTTCATCTCTCTCGCAGACTATACGGAAGCGACGAATTTGATTGGAGCGATTCTTGATCTCACAGAGTCAGAGTTGGTCGAGACGATAGAGAAAGGAGAAGTGAGAGTTTGAAAAAGATTAAGATTACAGACGCAAACGGGAAAGAGTTCGAAGTTTCTTTGAGCGACATTACCGACATGACGACAGACTTAGATGGCGACGCGGCTGATACCGGGTTGTCTGACGAAGACAAAGCGTTCATGGCTGACTTTAAACCCAGTATCGTAGACTCGTCCGGCGCAGCATTCGACTTGACGACGCTCTCGGACGAAGCGGGGTCCAATGCGGGCCGCTTGCCAAAAGCGATCGACGTACAGTTTGAAGCGACGCACTCCGGACGAAATCGAAATTCATTCATCTACCATTCCGACAGCATGGAGGCAGATGCGGCCAGTTGGAAAGCACCATTCGCCAAACCCTTCCTAAAGAACCACAACATGTACGCAGAACCGATGGGTCGGGTAGTGGACTTTGAACATGGTCCGTCTCAATTTGTCGCAGACCGCGACACGATCAATGTCACCTATCGGATTACGGACAGTGACGCAATCGAGAAGTTTCTCGACGGTCGCTACCAGACGATGAGTATCGGAGGCTCTGTCGGACATGTTTCTTGTAGCATCTGCAACAAGGATATCGTGAAAGATGGCGTCTTGAAGTTCTGCGGACATTGGCGCGGTGAAACCTACGACGGCCAGAAAGCTTTCTGGAACGCGCGGGACATCGAGTACAAAGAAGGGTCTGTTGTGAACGCTCCTGCTGATGATTGGGCGCAAGTCAAAAAGATTACCGTCGTGACCGAAAAAGCGGCCACGAAAGATGAAGAGGGTCAAGCAGGTTCAACGTCAATCAAAGACGAAGAAGACGACATCCTTTCCATCATGGACTCTTTGACTGACGCAACAGATGGTCAGCCAGAAGGAGGGGAAGCGAATGAAGGCACTCAAGAAGGTCTTGCTGCAGAAGATGGTTCCGAAGATGGTTCCGACGATAGTGGCGACACTACTTCAGATACATCGGATGAAGACGGAGATCAAGGAGTTCTGGACCGGGCGATCGCAGAGCGCGACGAACTAAAAGACGAAGTGGCTCAGTTAACGGCGGATAAGGAAGCTTTGGAGCAACGTGTGGCGGATTTCACCCAACAAGTCGAAGACCTGTCGGAAGAGATCGAGACATTGAAGCAAGAAAGCAGCTCTTCTACCTCTGACGCTCAAAACGTGCGTCAACAAAACATCAAACTAGCTCTTCTGAGCAAGAAGGTGTTGGCGGAACGCGCAATGGACTTTGAGCGTTTATCTGGTGCTCTAGCAGACGACGAGAGAGAAACTCGCGCAAGCGAACTTGTCGGCATGAGTGCAAAGGATCTGACGGCATTGGTTGACGGATTGGACTGGAGTTCTGTTAAGACTACCTCTACCACTACGGTAGTGGGCAGCATTGCGAACCCGGGCCTTGTGGACCATGAAGATCCAAACGCTGTCGTAATTGGGGACAACGAGGCTGCTAAAGCTAAGAAGGAACCTGTTGCGACAATGAAAGATTTTGAAGACACCATCATCAACCTTATCTCAAGATAAACCAGTCGAGGAGGACTAAAAAATGGCATTATACGAAGGCTTTAATAGAGTAGAAGGCTCAAGAAGCAATACCCACCTAGTGAAGAGTGGACATGCTTCCCCAGCTGAAGAATGGTTACTGGACCCTAGCTTCCAAGACCAAGATATGTCAGGTGTTTTCCGTAACGGCGTTCTGATGAACTACGAATACGGTGGCGCAGGTATGACAGACGTTGTTATCCCTAAAGGCCGTGTGGTTGCCAACGGTAAAGCTTCTAAGAGCTTTGTCACTAAGAAGTTCCGTTCAACTTTAACATTACCGGGTATGTCCTTAACGAAGAACCCAATCGGGGTTGTTCCTTACAACATTACAAAAGACTACTTGCAGTCAGACCGTTTTGGTGGAAATCAACCTTCTATCATCACACAAGACTACATCACATTGCCGTACATCCCAGGCGTAGAAGCGGATGCTCGCTTCACGAAACAAGGTGTCCTGGCAGAAGAACAAGCATTAACAGTTGACCTGAAAATGCCTTGGGGTTCTGTTATCGGTGCCGGCGTACAAGATGGCGACTACGTTAAAGCGACTCCATCTGGTCGTTTGACTAAGTGGATCAAAGACACTGACAACCCAATCGACATCGTGGGTCAGGTACTTGCTTCTGACATGAACTCTGAGCCTTGGGGCTGGATGCAGTGGATGCTATGGGATGAGTCAGCTCGTAAAGAAGACGACGCATTCTTAAACCGTTCAGGCGCTTCAAACCTGCCTTCAGACGGTGGCTACCCTTACGACCCAGCTTATGCTGAAGGAAACACTACGTTCCAACAGTACCAGTCTTCGTTGATCAACAACCCAACTGGTATTCCTGGTTTACACGACGGAACAGGTAACTTCTTAGGCTACGGCAAGAACGACACGCAATACACAGACATGGCTCTGGGTACTGTAGGTGACACTGTTCAAGCAGGCACTTTGATGGCGTTCCAAGCGAAAGATTACGCAGGCGGCGTAATGAAGAACTTGCAAGAAGGCGTCGTTGTTAAGATCGCAGGCGTGGTTGTTGCAGCTGAGCGCGTAACAATCGACTATGGTAAAGGTATCATCACAGTGAACTTGGAAGAGTTAGATGCTACTAAAGAAGTAACAGCTGACTTCAAAGCCTTCCACTACGGAACTCCAACATACATGGACTTCAAAGGCGTGGTTGGTTCTGTACACGTATTGTTGAAACGCTAATAACAGGTGGGGGAGGCTTCTCCCCCAATATTTAAACCCCACTGAGGAGGAACACACCCATGTTAACGATTTTGGACAAAATTCAAGAGCAAGAAACAAAAATCCAAGACTCCATCGCAGGTAAATTAGATCGCGGTGACATGTTGAGCGATTCAGAAGTAAAACTGTATAAACTTACAGACAAAGACAAAGAGGTAATGAATGTCTTCCAACGTGTCGTAGACGGCGAAAACGTACCGGGCTTCACTCTTCAAGATTTCTTGTCAACTCCTCAAGCTAAAGTATTGATCCCTCGCGTAGTCGTAGGCGCAATGCGTAAAGCAGCTGATCCGTTGTACTTAGCTTCTAACTTCTACAAAAAATTACGCTTGAAGTCAGGCCAAGCGGTTATGTTCCCATCTATCGGCGTAATGCGTGCACACGATGTGGCTGAAGGTCAAGAAATTCCACAGGAATCCTTAGACTGGCAAACACACAAGAACTCCTTGATCCAAGTTGGTAAATCAGGGGTTCGTATTCAATTCTCTGACGAGTTATTGAAAGAAGTTGAGTTTGACCTTGTAGGCATCATGACTTCTGAGGCAGGCCGCGCTATGGCTCGCCACAAAGAACAAAAAGCCTTCAACGAGTTCTTGACTCATGGATGGGTTGTCTTCGATAACAACTTGCGCAAACAAGACCCAATCCGCTTCAAGGATGCAGGAACGACTGGTGTCGATTTCTACAATAACTTGAATGACACAATGTCAATCGACGACTTGTTGGACTTGCTGATCGCAGTCTACAACAACGAGTACACTCCCACAGATTTGGTAATGCATCCACTTGCTTGGACGACATTCGCCAAGAATGGCCTAACTGGTGCTTTAAGCGCTCCTTTCGATCGCGAAGCAAAACGCGACATGCCGAATGCTCAATTCAAATTGGGACCAGAAAGCATCCAAGGACGTATTCCATTCGGATTCAACGTTAACTTGTCACCATTCGCACCAATCGACAAAGTGAACAAAACATTCGACATCTTCTCTGTAGATGCAAACAACGTCGGCGTAAACATCGTGAAAGATGACCTGACAACTGAAGAGTTCCGTGACCCATCACGCGACTTGCGTAACCTGAAAGTCATCGAACGTTACGGCTTCGGTACTTACAACGAAGGACGCGCAATCTGTGTAGGTAGAAACATTTCCATGGCGAAAGGTTACCCTCAAGCAGAACGTTCTATCAACATCACACAATAATCACAAACAAGACTAAAGGAATGGAGGCCTAGACGATGAGTATTGTATTACAACTGAACCCAGCGGTTCGAGATAATTACGTGTTCTTTTGTCCAGAGGCTCCTCTCCATTTAAGCGTACTCAAGCCGAGGGGGTCTTCCCCTCGGCTTAGCGCTTCTATTCTGAGAGGACTAAGAGGAAAGACATTGATTGACGTGAATGGTGTTGTAGACATCAAAGCCGGTGAACTGAAAACCGAAACAGCTGAGACTGCAGAGAAACAAGCAGCTATGGCTGAAGCACTGAAAGAACTAGAAGTAGTTGAAGAAGTGGAAGTAGTTGAAATTGCAGAAGAAAAAGTTGAAGAGACCATTGAAACGGTTGAAACTGCGGAAGAAACTACAGAAGAAGTAGTTGAAGAAGTAGTTGAAACTACAGAAGAAGTAGTTGAAGCCGCTCCTGCAAAGAAAGCTCCGGCCAAAAAAGCTGCTGCTAAAAAGGAATAAGAATAACCTCGGAAGTAGGTGATATTGCATGAAGAGTTCTGTCGAAACGATGGGCCTTCGGGTGGAGTCAATGACCCCGGCAATGCAGTCGATTGGCGTGGATGTACATGAGGACATTCGCATCCGCTTTAACTCTGACCTAGACACAGGTTCCATCATTGGCAATCTTGTTGTCCTCTCCGATCCGGGTTTGCATTTTGTGAACCTCGCTTCGATGGACCGTTCTCAGTACGAAACGGTACAAGGGAAAGCCTCGTATGATGATCGGACAATCATCTTCAGTCCTACGAATCCTTTAGCGGAGAATAGGCGATACCTTGTGTTCATTCGGGCAGGAGGGCTAACGGATGTTCTTGGGAGAGGGTTGGCAACTGATTTTGTGGGCATCTTCTATACGGAGAGCAGCGCAACAGGGGCTAAGCCGACATTCCTCTCACCTCGCTTCGGCACGATCTCGTCAGAGATTCCTGTCTTCACGTGGGGTGACGAGCAAACGAAGGCATACACCTTCCAGTTGTCGCGAGAGGAAACTTTCGAGACGCTCTTGTGTGACGAACTTCTGATCAACAACGTAGGTGAATACGCGAAAAGTGAATACCTCCCCTCGTTGAACCTGACAGAAGGATTGTACTACGCAAGGGTGAAGGCCGTGAATGGTCACTGGAGCGACCCTATTCAGTTCTTTATCAAGAGGGAAGTCCAAGAGGTCGTCAGCCGAGAAGACGCCTATGAGGACCTATTTTTAGGCGATCTGGATGCGAGCTTCGTGGCTCCGATTGAGGTTTTGGAAATGTTCCCGGATGACAAAAGCTTTGGTGTCAGCTTGAAGACGAATGTCGTCTATATCAAGATGGTAGGAAGGATAGGGACTTCGGACGTTGACTTCGAGAACTCCTACCTATATGGGAGTCCCTTTGACGAAGAAGACGAGGACGAACCACAAGGACCTGTAGCGGGCGAGTGGACTCTTATCTACGACGAAGCACGTGATGTCAGCTACCTTGTATTCTCTCCAGTTGAGAGAGGTGTCTAGCAGATGGGCTTTAATGTAAACTACAATGCCGGCGGTGTCATTGATGAGGTAAAAAGCCTCAAAGCAATCCTCGGCGGTGTCCTAGATAGAGTGAAGCAAGTCGATACCATCCTTGGTGGCGTCATTGACGAAGTAACCGTTGTTGAGTTGGTCAAGCGGATTGAGATGTTGGAAAAGCTGGGCCAAGTTGACAATGTTACAAACCTAGAGAATGTTCAGAATATTGAGAATGTAAGGCTCGTAGAAGAAATTGGGAACATCCAAGGCGGTACGATTGACCTCGTAAAACAGGTTGATAATGTCGGAAATCTGGCAGGCGGAACACTGAACACCGTGAACGAAGTCGAGCGTATCGGCTCTATTGACGGGTTCGCGCAATTCACTCAGCCTTATAACGAAATGGTTCAACTGGCTGTCCCCGCAATAGCAGGGATGTACTCCGTTGAATACGTCACCCCCTTAGACAAACCCGTTGAAATCCTCGGGCTTACGGTCACAGCCACCGGCTACGGCGAAAGTGACAAGTACGATCTTTACTGTGATGATCAGCTCTGGTTCAAGAACTGGTACTTGCAAGAGGTGAAGGAAGGTCTATTCTTAGGCTCCTCCACTTATGTTTATCGGGCCGCACCGGGAACGCGCCTCAAGTTGGAGTTTTTTAACGACAGCGGGACAAGCAAGATCCTCTGGCTCGGCATCCGAATGTTGACAGAAAAAGAAAGTTTACTAGAAGGAGGCAACACTAATGAGTAACGCTTGGCGCTATTACGAAGGTACATCTTCGGCCAACACCTTTATCAAAGACCTTGCAAAAGTCCTATCTACTGCGGTTAAGACGGAAGCGGTCCTAGATACGAATGGGCAGGTCATTCGTGACCGTGAAATCATCATTGACAAGAACTGGGATATCGTATATCCAAAACCTCAGCGTGAGCTTCTGAATGTAATGGACTGGTCAGCTCTTACTCCGGCAGAATTTGCTACGAAGATCGAGAACCAACTTTCTCAATCGGGAAATACTATCATTCTGAAGACAACGACCTCAACCAAAGATCTAAGTGGCGTCTTCCAAGTAGATGATATCGGCATCGAAAACGACTTAAACAAAGAGTCTGTTGAGATGTATGTGGAACTGTATAAGCCAAAATATTTGGCTGACCCTGAGCAGTACCATCCTGAGAGCGAGAGAAAAGGTATCATGCCTTACGTTATCACTCGAGGGATTTACCAAGAGTTCGCCAATCGCACGGCGGAAAAAGAAATCAGCCTTCGTACGATATCTCATCCGAAAAACACGACACAGTACCCTGTAACAACAAAGGTGATGACCAAGGAGTTCTATAGGTCGGATTACACTGCGTACAAATCTCTAACTAACTCTCTGGCAACAGCTCTCGGTATTTCTTACCCTGCCATCACTCCGACAGGACTCTGGAATATCACAGAGAGGATTACGTCAAAAGAGAGCATGCTCAAACTAAAAGGGTCTTTGTTTCTGAAGATGGCAGCAGAAGAGTTGGCCATGTCAGAGGAAGCTGTTCTATTGCAGGACAGCATGACCGTATTCATGTACGTTAGCAGAAATAGTACGCTCTGCATTGACGTCACACTTAAAGCGATAAATGAATCCTATATCATAGATGTCGGGTTCGAATATCAACTCCCTGAACTGGATAAAGTCAATGCGGAGTCCGTAACCTTGTCATTGAACAACAGCGGATCATCAACACCTCTGTCTGGCGACTCGTGGTCTTATGATCGCTCTACTTTTACGTTGAAAATACTGAAAACCGTATCAGGATCAGTGGCGTCCATTGGTCAGCCTGTGTTAACTTACACGTACGAAAAAGAGCAAAGTGTAATTGCAGCCAAGAAACTGCTTTACAATAATCATTATATCTACGCACGCATGTATGATGCGATCAACTCGGACGGCAACGGACCTATGCCAAACGTCATCGACGAAAACACGGGCGATATCCTTCAACTCAAATCCCATATATCAGAATGGTCGAAGCTGTCCTGGTATCAAGATTTTGAAGAAGTTCGCATTGACGAACTGGATGGAGATGTCGGCGAAAGCGATCTAACGGATGGCATGCTGTGGCTGCCGGTAGAAACTCCGGGCTTGAACGGGGATACGCGTATCCGCTTCTGGATCAACACGAACAACGACCGCATGGCGTTAGTTGTCATGGGGAACCCCTCATTGGACTTCGGAAGAAACCGCCACCTGATTTCAGCGGCTTACTTAGGGCAGATCGAATCGTTTGAAAACTCGATCAACGACACTGCCGGCAACTTTGCGTTGTTCACTTCGTCCTCTACAACGCCGTGCGCAGCCTCCACCGAGAAGAAGCGCATCACGATGAGCGACAGTGTGCCGATGGCAATGGGGACAGGGGAGACCACACAATTCTCTTATGTCATCCAGGAGGGCGGCAAGTTGTTTGATCCGCTAGGAGCGTTCAGCGTCACACACGAAGACTTACAGACAGGTGTTGTCAGCGAATTACCAAATGGGACAAGTTGTATCGTTTCCATCTCTGCTGACAGAAAGACGGCAGATGTAACTCTGTTCTCCGCTCCTTCTGAAACGGTCCAACTGACACTAAATTACGATTACTATACTGAAAAGTATGAAACCGTAAAAGGTATCACGCGCGATGGATTTGGTAACGTAATCGACATCGTCCTACCGGACACCTACGGCAAGAACACTGCGACTGGCGTGGTTGACATCTCTATGCTGCATACGCGTTCTAAGGCGTACTTCCAGAAGCATCACCTGATGTTCACAAGCACGGAAGAGTACATGTCCAAAGAGCAGTACGGTAAGTCAGCTTACACTGGCGAGTACTACGCAGATAAACTGAAGATTACTCACGGAAATGACGGCCCTCGTGGAGTCTTGGCAGATTGCTTGGCAATCGACACATCTTCCTTGTACGCGTTTGACGAATTGATCGTAAACCGTGACTTCAAGAAAGATGCGACAAAAGAAGAGGAAACTTACATCTTCTTCCCGATCACAGCTCCTTTCTCTCCGTTTGCAGGCTCTCCTAATGCGACGTATGGCTTTGCTGTCAAGAAGGCTGTTCGTAGACCGAAAGCAATCACGGATGAAGAAGCTGTCAATGAGGCGATAGACGGACTGGATATCCTGGTGGGTAGTTTGCATAGTTTAACAACAGACGTTGTTCTTCCAGCTACTTCGACAAATAACTTAGCTGTTAACTGGACATCTTCAAGCGAAGAATTGATCCTGATTACAGAAATTTAAAACACTAACGGAGGTTTGTGACGATGGTTAAAGGCAAAGTGACAAGACCTGCTTATGGTAACGGTGACGGGGTTTTATCCCTCACCGCTACTGTAACCAAAGGTACAGTAACAAAAAGCAAAACATACCCAGCTAGCGTAAAGCAAGCCGGTATGACAGACACACAGGTCGTCATGGCAGACAAAACTTGGCTAGATATTGCAGGAAAAGAAGCGGTACGCCGCAATCTATTCTTGCAATCGGTCGGACCAAATGGGTCAGTCATTACATGGGTATCGAGCGCCCCTCTTACGGTTGACAACATCGGTACAGTGGTACGTCCGGCAAATGGATCGGCAGCTACCGCAGTAACGATGACAGCAACTATCAAAAAGGGCATCATCACTGAAACAAAAGTTATCCCGCTGAGCGTCGTTGCGTGGACGAACGAAGAAGAGGTTGACTTGGACCTTACAGCAATCTCGTGGGAGTCCATCAAAGGACTAAACGCGATCCGGACTGAAATCAACACAGACTTGACGCTTCCTACCAAAGGAGCTCACGGCTCCCTGATCGCGTGGACAAGTACAGCAGCCGATGCTATCTCTGCTACTGGTAAAGTCGTGCGCCCATCCTTCTCTGAGGGAGATCGTACAGTGTCACTAACCGGTTTCGTGTCAAAAGGAGACGTCACCAAGACAGTCTACTTTATGGCAAACAAGGTCATGAAACTTCCTATCACAAACTTAGAAGCTGTAGTCCGCTCTATCTCTGTGGTTGATGCATCTGTGATTAAAGGCGACAACGTTTCCTTGAATCAAGTCGTGGAAAACATGATCTTGCCGAAGAATGTAGTATCTATCTCACCAGAGGCAGCTACTGTGTCACTCGCATGGGCAGTTATGACGGCCGGCGGAGCGGCAGACCCAACCAACCCGAACCTGAAGGTTGTGGATGCGGGGACTCACTTCGTAGCGCAAGTTACACGTCCAGCCGTTGGCGAGACCAACGCAGAGACAGTTCTTCAGTTGGTAGCAAGCTCGAATGCATCAGCAGGGCCAGAGTATTCTCAGAACAAGTCATTCCCGATGACAATCATCAAACAAGCGTAGCGGAAAGGGGTGTAAGCTATGGCAGAGGTGGTTATCAATTACTTGCTAGACCGATTCGCCGCTTACGACGTAAAGTACGAAGAGCTCCAACACCCCTACGAGAGAACATTCTCTTACTTGAACAATTTGATCTTTCAGACCGAGTTGTTCAAGACAGGTTTGTTCGCATCACTGGGAAAGAGCTCCTATCAGCTGCATGATGCGCACACCCCTTTTCATAAGTCGTTAAAAGAAGCGAAGGCGCAGAACGAGACAGCCTTCGCTTCTTTTGGCGCAGGGGCTTCTGTGCATGTTCCGGAGGGTGTGTTGTCTGGTGCAGACAACAGTAGAGAGAAAGGGGTCTCGGTTGGTAAACCGAAGAGTTTCTCTTCTGGTCGATGGATTCCATCAGATCCGTTTCCTTCCTCTCTTCCTGCTATCCTGTACCGGGAGACTCGCTTCCCGGGCGAGGATGGAGGGAAATCTTTATCAAAAGAAAACACAAAAAGCATAAGAAGAAGCTCGGGGGCGTTTCTCGGCAGACAGATAAATCTCTCCAGACCAGAGAGCGAAAAACTTGTTCAACGGATATCTTCTTCTGACTTCCGTGAATGGGCCTACGCTGTCTTCGTGGAGGTTTTAAAAAACACCTCGCTACCGAGCAGTCACCTAAAGAGCGCAGAGATTGACCACAAAAGAAACATGAGGGTAGAGGAAGGTCTTCAGGTACGCAGAGAGGATCTCCTGTTGAGAGAGTTAAGCTCAGACGGAGCAGAAAAGAGAAGAGAAGGCATTCTTCTCAATGGGTCACCTACATCTCTTTCAAAGAGCGACCTTGAGATCGGCGAATCTGCCTCTCTGTTCGGAGGGAAGGACTCACAGGGGTCTCGTGTCGAAGAAACTCATATCCTCGAAAAAGACGTACCCGAAGCTTTTTCCTCCGGCCCTCAAAGCCTAGAACCCGGGAGACCAAAAGAAGCGTCAAGCTCTGAGGCTACTTTTTGGGACACTCGGGAATTATCAGCTCTGGTTCGGGAAAGTCTAGCCCTGGAGAAGTTCTTTCTCTCTCTCTTCCTCGAGTGGGATGAAATCTCTGCGGGGTCAGGAACAAAAGGCGTTGAATCTTCCTCCGACTGTCAAATGGATGCGAACAAAAAAGAGATGAGCGAGAACGTCACAGACATGACGGACAAAGACAGTGCGTCCAAGGAGTACAAAGACTTGGGTTCGGAAACTGTCCGATTCACGTCAGGAGAAAGCAAGTCAGCTCTCGTACAAGAAAACCAGATAGCAAGCGACAGTAACGTCAAAGAAGTCTATGCTGCCAATGCTGCCAGTTTTATCTCGAAGATTACAAAAGATCCGAAAGACTTCTACGACCTGAACTTCGTTGGGTTGTCCTCTCCTGAAAAGCAGGCTCTTGTAAGTGCTATCGACTGGATACTGGAAAAGGAAGCCTACGGCGTGCAGTCAATCGAAGGCGTGCAGATTCTATCGAAAGACGCCTATCAAGCAGACCTGTTGTCACCAGAGGAGAATTGGTTCGGTCGCCTCATGGATCTCTACGAAGGCCGGCCATTCCAGAGTGCATCCCGAGACAGGAAAACATTCCAGAACGATCCATCTGACGCGATGACATCTCTCTGGAAGGAGTCTTATGGTGTTTCCAGAGATGCTGTGCAATCCGCCTCCCGGTCTGAACATCAATTCATGTACGGAGAAGAAGGCCAGTTCCTGTCGAAAGACTTGCCGACCTTCGGCTTGGAGGAAAATGTCTCGGCTGGGAAAAGTTCTTTGTCAGCGGGCATCTCCGAGCTGTTCAGTCTTCGCTACCAAAAACTGGAAGTCGACATAGATGTTCCGTTCCAGGATATCTCTTTTGGTCGAGGGATGGGCGCGGCTTGGACAGAGAGTCAGCAGAAGAACTTGTCGAAGCTACTGGCTGTCGGGATTCAAGAAGGAATAATTACTCTTCAGGCGAGAGGTCGAAAGATGAACCCTGTCTCACTCAACGGTTCTTTCCTGGACAAAAGAGAGTACGTTATTGCTCTGGCCAAAGAGATGGTTGCGATTGATGCGACCGTAAACGGGCTAAACTGTGAAGGACTGTATATCGAAGTAGATCAGAGAGGCCGGTCCGTATTCGAAACAAAAGATACATCAGTGGATGCGATTTTCAAGACGACAGGCATCCATGAGAGCGACATCAGCCTCGGACGTTATTCCAAAGAAACAACGGAAGCTGACCTCGATACCCGCTTTGATGGTGTCGTCAACGATGCTCGAGACAAAGAGGATGGGCTTCGCTTGGGGTCACCTCAAAAGAGTACGGATGTTTTTCAGGATGGCACGAGAGCAGCTAAGGTCGTGTCGGGGACCGTTGAAGTTCCCAAGCCAGAAGATGTCGGCTTGGAGGTCAAGGCCGAGAAAAGCACAACGCTGACCCAAGCCTCTCTGTCGCTCAAGATTGAGAAGAATATCTTCAGACATCAAAGCGACGTTCCTTTGGTCAAACTTTATCGTATCCTTGACGAAGGTGGTAGCCTCTTACTTGAGCAGAAAGACCGCGCCACCAATTATGACCGGAATTCGAGCAGGTACTTGGTCGACAAGAGATCTATTGAGACGCATCCAGAACTTGAGAAGTACGTCGGCCTAGCTAAAGTGCTGAAAGATCTCCGCTACACGCCCAAGACCGAATGGGTGTACAACGCAAGCGATCATGATGACTTGCTCAACTTGACAGCGGGAGGTGTCGATGAACTACTGCTTCCTCAGTTGGATTACGACTATTCCTCTTATAAAGAAGGTCTGATTGATCCGGATACGTTGAAGCCGCTGAAACTTGTCAACACATTGGCCGATGGCTCCTTCTTGGTTGAGCGACCGATCTCACACCCTTTGCCGGAGTACAAGGGTATCGCCAGAGAGTATCTGGATGTAAACGTCAGCCTGCTCCGTCACATGATTTTGATTTACAACAAAACGTGGCAGGAGAACATCTTCAAGTTCGGAGCAATGGATATGCGGGACTCGGTCGCTAAGATGCTCGAGTTCATGGACGCCTACATTCAGCTAGAGATTCCGCCAGGCCTACAGCAACAAGCCTATCGTGTCTTACGCTTGATTAGGTGGTACGGAGAGGCTTCTATCCTGAAGAACTCGCGGTACCGTGTCAGCTATATCTACGAACCTCTTCAAGGGGGCTTCCATACTGGAGAGAGTGCTATCCCTTGCGAGAAAACCAATATGCACATCGACACATCTAAATACACCCTAACGAATACGGTAGTAACCGAAGAAAGCTCCGTTACCTTCTTCATCGAGAACCCGGCCAATACGTCTATCAAGATGAAAGCCTATCAGACAGGAGGGGCTTTTGAGGTCTTCTTGAACGGAGAACAACAGGGTGCATTCCAAGGTTCTCCTCTGGATCTGAGCTTTGATTTGCTGAAGCCCGGAGATGGACTGAAAAACGAATTGAAATTGCTTTACCATGGCGAAGGCAGTGGTATAATAAACATAGCCAACGTTGTCATTTCCGACATGGTTAAGGCGGACATCATTACAGAGTATCACCCCGTGGTGGGGAGTGGAAACCGAGTCCTAGACGAACTGATAAAGAAACTTGCTATCTACGAAGACCTTTACCAGAACAATGAATCGTTCTTTGAAGATGCGGTTCACGGAAATCTGGCGATCACGGATCTTATTCAGCGCCTCGAGGATTACTTCGACTTGCACCACAACAAGAAGTCGAAAGGCAAAAGAAAGACCATCAGACAAACCTAGGAAGGAAAGTGAACATTCATGGCATCAGTACAATACAACGTGCTTTACCGTTACATTCACCCAACAACAAAGAAACCGGTATCCAATACCGCAACGTCGGTCTACGACTTCAACTCGAAATTCATCCGCGCATACGGAAAAACGGCGGGGGTCGATTCTGCTGAGATGCTCGTTGAGCAACAAGCATCCAATCCAAAATACGACATGGTCTTCCTGTTTGACGGAGTAGAGGAAATCAACTCTCTGATTGCAGAGACATCCGGTACCCTGACTTCCCATATCATCGTAGAGAAATATGCTCGTGCAAAAGGCGAGTGCTGGTTCTCTAGTTCTTCCCACGCTTCTCTACAATCCGCAATGAAGTCAGCAGAGCCGTTGATCCGTTCGTTAGGGAAAGAGAACGTTAAAGTTGTCAAGAACGTTCCAATGGATATCACTGTTGGCCTAGAGTAAGGAGTGCAACATGGCTACTTTGACGAAAGTTTCCAGTGGATACCTGTTCGAAGATGACTTTGCGAGCAGCAATTTGCTATGGAACCTGTCGCCCAACGATTACAGTCGGGTGGTCTTTGAGGCGGGGTATGTTGGGTTGGAGCATGGAGAAGAACGTCTCACCATGTCAATTCCGACACCTTCTCACGATTATGTCATGCAAGCCCAGATCTACCACAACCCCGAGACGTTATCTGACGTTTCGGGTCTTGTGGTTTTGTCGAATACAGGGAACCAGATTGAATGCCAACACTACTTTACAGGAGCGAAAGAGCTTAGTCTCTTTCGTTACATCAAACTGTGCGTAGAAAAGGGCGTACATACTTTCTGTATCTCGCGCGACGGACTGACTTGGGTGAACGCAGGTAATTCCGAAATGAACGATGCGAACGAAGTCGGATTCTTCATTGATGGAGTCCAGACCTATGTTTCAGATATGCTGCGAGTCTTGGGTGTATCTTTCTACAAATCTAACCTACTGTCGGTCAATAACGTTCCGAGCGATGCGACCGTTCGCATCTATGACCAAAATGGCGTAAATGTCCTTGCGAATCAGGACGCCGTAAAGAACTCCAACGGGAAAGCACTGGTTGATCTGACTACAGTACTACTCCCTCTGACGAGCGCAAGATTGTCGGTTGTGGGTGCAGACGGAATTGAGATTGGTGGACTTGAAGACGTTACGTTGTGCGGAGGGGATGTGTACGATTACGCGTACAACGTCGAAGTCCTGATAGCAGAGCAAGCGGTACTTAACGCCAATATCTTTGATCTCGGCAGGGTTACCGGCAAGGAAACAGTTCTTCCTGTAACCATCATCAGCAGAGAAGCGGAACCACTTAGAGGTATCGCTTTGTCTGTGGCGCCTGTGTCTTATTATCGCGGAGGCGATCAAGTTACGCTGGCCTTTGCGAGCGACACGCCGACGTACCAGACGAAACTGGAACTACCTGACTTGCTCCCTAATGTCAGCTACGATTTCCTGATTAAGATAGACAGAGACATCACGCAGTTCGGACCGGCCTTCGCAGACAGTTACCGATTTAAAATCATTCTCGAATAGGAGGAGAAGCTATGGCAATCCGCATTGTGCGAAAAGGCAATACCAACATCAATAACGATCATAATCTCCTCTTCAATAGAGGATTGGCTAATCAGCATCCTATTGAATCCATCACAGGACTACAGGAAGCGTTAAGTGAGAAGTATACAAAACCGATGACAGGGATCCCTTCCTCGGACTTGAGTTTCTCGGTGGTTACGCAGGACGACCTGTCTGAAGTCGTCAGCAGCACAGATGAAAAGATCCTCGTTATCGACGGAGATATTACTCAGATTGCTGCAGACGTACAGGCGATAAAGGATGCGTTGAGCGCTAGCGGGGAGGGAATGGAAGGGACAGAAGGGGATGCGACAATCAGCTTCGCTTACCGTTCCGGTTTCCGTGAAGAGTTCCTGACGGAAGGCGAAGAGGTGGACTTCCATCTCCTGCATACATTTGTGGCTGACAATCAGCACCTGCGCGTATTCCGTGATGGAGAACTCTTGACGCCTGATCTGGATTACACGGAAGTATCAGATACGCACGTGAGGATGCTCTATCCTCTGGAGCCGGAAGTGTACCTGTCTTTCTTGACAGAAACAACGCACACTGTCTTCTCTCCGCTTCATGAAGAAGTTATCAGCTCGGATGGTCAAACCGATTTCATTGTTCAGAACAAATACATGAGGGGTGATCACTCCCTCTCTGTCTTTGTAAATGGCTTGCGGTTGACCGAAGGAGATGACTACGAAGAACTGGATGCTTATCGCGTCAGATTACTGAGAGCCCCTTATCCCGCAGCAACGAAGTTCGTCTTTCGACAAGAAGGAGTGCAGGCGGCCGGACAAGTCCTTTATCACGGACACGACTATCAGCAACAGTCCTGGTCGCTAGACTTTGTGGCGACAGAAGGTCAGACCATCTTCGATCTTTCGGAAACCTATATCCCCGGCGCCAATATGCTTCTGGTTAGCGCAAGCGGCCTTGTGCAGTGGCTAGGGAAAGGCTTCGATTACATGGAAGTGGACGAGAAGCAGATCCGCTTCAATTATCCTCTGGAAGAAGGGGAACAAATCAAGGTTACTTGTATCGCTGCTCTTCTTAACTGGAATGAGCGATTCGTCAGTGTGGAAGGTCAGACGGTCTTCAATCTGACGAACGTGTTCTATACCGGCAGAAACGATATTCTCGTCTACGAAAACGGACTGCAACTAACGGTAGACGAAGACTATGCAGAACTAAGCAACCGCGTTATCCAACTTTTGGAAGAGCCGCCATTCGGCTCAAGGATCACAGTTTACAAGAGGAGGTGACGGAATGTCCAGAACGAAATTGGGTGGCAATCGCTTGGCGCACAAGTCCATCAAGACGGAGCATCTAAGTAATGACCTCCGCATTCCGGAAAGAAATATTCAGTTGAATCACGGGACACACAACCACGAGAACAAAGCGACGTTGGATCTGATCAAGAACACGAACCCGCAGCTAGTGAAGGAACTCGACTTGAAAGACGTTGTTCTCGCCATCATGGAAATCGCCAATGCGCGAGAAGAGGGCTTGACTCTCCAGAACACACTGAAAGGCAAAGCCAGCAAGACTGCCGTGGACGAGTTGGTTGATCTTGTCGGAGAAGCTGTCGGGGACGAGGTCTCTTTAAAGGCGGCACTGGATGCCATCCAGATAAGCCTTGACGACAAGATCAACAGTCACGCAGGGGTAAGAGGCCATAAAGACCTCGACATTCTTTACGAAGACATTAGTAACGCCAAAGGGGACTTCACTACGCTGACATCCAAGCTGAACAGTCTAGCTAGCGCCGGAAGCGGAACGGGTGAGATCGGAACGGGTGACATCACCATTCAGGCGATGAGCACGTGGGAAACCACTATTGAACTGCAGGAGAACCAACAAGAGATTATTCTGCCGAACCCTTATCGCTTAGGAGATGGCTCGCTTATGATTTATGAAGGACCTTTGCTCCTTATGCCAGGAGCAGATAACGACTACACAGAGGTAAATGGCACCAGTGTTCTCTTGAACGAAGTTCTCCCTGCGGGAACGAAACTTCGTGTCATCGGAACAAATGCCGGCAGACTTTACGACTGGATTTACCGGATGAAGAGTGTGGCAGACCAGACGGCAGTTGACACTGTCTTCTCGTACACACCAGGGCTTGATGAACTGGTTGTCTACGAAGATGGGCTGTTGCTTCAAGCCGGGGAAGACTTTTTGGAAGTAGGCGAACATCAGATCCAAATGGTGTTACCAATGCCCGCTAACTGCAATCTGACTATATGTAAGAGGAGGTACTGATTAAAATGGTATCGTCAAAAGTAAAAGGACATCGTATCGGTGACGGGCAGGTAGAAGAAAAACACTTGCATCCGAGCTTCCGCTTAAACGAAGACAAGATGGTGCTAGACCATCCGACTCACAGCAACGAGGCGGACCTAACTCTTTCGCAACGAAACACATTAACGCAGATGGGGAACGCTGACCACCTGCACTTCCATACGGGAGGTGGTGGCGGCCCGCAAGGTATCTACACAAACGAAGAGCGCGACGTTCAGTTGCTGAAGCTAGGCATGTTGGTCAACTCTACAAAATACGGCTTAGATAAATCCGTCAAAGAGGAGTTTGACGACGACAGTTCCATCGACTACGGAATGCGATCAGGATCGGTTCCGGAACTGACGAACATCACGAATGGGCCCGAACTAGGCACGCTCCAACCCAATAAACGCTACTCCTATGGCGTAACGTACAAGAGTAAGTACGGAGAGACGAACATCGCAAACGCTGAAACAATCACAACTGGCGCAGGCGCGAACAACTCGGTTGAATTGAAGCTGAAGAATATCCCTGCAGGAAACGAGGGGGCTGTCATCTACCGTACCGAAGGGGATGCGGAACGCCTGCTTGTCGAGAACGAAAGCCTGACGGAATGGCAGAACCCGGAGAACATGAAGATAACAGTCGAAGGCTCGGACAAAACATCCGGTCACGGATCCCTGAAGCTGAACCTTAAAGGTCGGCCTATCAGTGGCTCGACTTTCATTGGACGAAGAGACTTGGCTGCCGGTATCGGCAAACGAGTCGTGACAGGTTCATCTCCGCTCAGCACGGCTATTCCGAACAGCAACGCCATCGCTTATGTGATCGGCATCAACAACAAAGGCAACACGAACAGACTGGACCTTGTTTGGGATAAGAGCCCTGCGAACGTGCCTGCTGACTACGAGATCTTCTATACAACCGATACTTTCGTAACAGAGTACACCGGACTGGGCTGGAAGCGATTCGAATCACTGGTCAAACCGAAGACGCTAAGAGGTGAGGAACTGAACATCGCTACAGATGGTCAAGTGTCATCTGACGGCGCAATCACAGACAACACCCGCCCAACCAACGTATTCTTGTTCAGCGCTGTCGCAAACATCACCGGCATCAAAGTCGTCATCAACAGAACGCCTCAATTCTGTAATCTGGTAAACCTGCGCTTATGGAGCGAACGCAGTTCTGTGCACGCTACTGTCCGGAAAGAATTTGCCTCACCATTAAACATGTCCAGTTACGGCACGTTAAAGGTTGATGTGAAGTCCAACCAGAACCACCAAAAAGCCAAAATGGCTCTGATGCGCTCGAACGAAGCCGTGGCTTCCGTCCTCTCAGAATGGGCAACAAATCTGCCAACAGCTATCGACATGACAGGGAGGACGATTCGAACACGTGTCCGTGAGGCGACTCCGACAGTAAGACCGGAACACGATCGCTTCAGGATCTCCATTAGCCTTCCTGTCGGGGAGTATGTGAAGATTGAGAACTTTCATTTGCACCTAGACAACGTATCTGCGGGAGTAGGTGCCGTGGATTCCGCTTATCCTGCGTTCAACAGGCCGGTCCCGATTACATTTGGCGGGAAGAACGGCTACGAGGGTACGCCGACCACGGCAGTCCAAACGAGTGACTGGATACCTATAACGTTCCCTCCTGATGCGTTCGGCAGTTACGTCATCACCTTCACTGTGGCTTTCGGGAGAGTAATGCATCTCCTCTCGGGTACCAGTGTTGCTTTCAGTTGGCACGTTGACAGTAATCTGGGGAGAGGGCTTGAAGGCGAAGACTGGTTGGGTAGTATTGCAACAACGGACATCGTGAGCCTAGACAATACAGCTTACCTCGTGAGTGCCTTGCAGTTAGGTAAGAGCGATGCGAGCGGGTTCGATTTGGACTACTTCGATGACGAAGCCCTCGACCGTTGGCATCGACACTATCTGCCGATTCCAGGAGGGACAAACGCAGAAAGTATCCAGAATATCCTGATGAGGTTTGATAATCTCTTGGTAGATCAGGAACTCTATATCGACAACATCGTGATGTCGAAGACGAAGAATGTTTTTGGCCAAGTAGCAGGGACGACGATTGAGTGGTCAACAGGCGGGCAAGGAGCCTCCAACATAATCGCGAACACAGCCACCTTCGGGCATTCCGACGTTGCGCCTACCGTGACACAACCGAAGTCTCTCCTGATTGCAACGCCTACAGTTGAGTCGCTAAACAAGGTACTGTTGTTCTTTGGGAAGCAAAGAACGGCGGGCAAGAGTTTTGCCTTGCAGTATGCAAGCGACCCGTTAGCGAAAGTCAACGACGCCTACGCAAACCCTCTGTGGTTACCTGTTACAGATCTGCGGATAGGAGAGCAAGGTATTCCCTCAGACTTTACGGGATCAATCGTGAGCAATGTCGTTTACGACAACAATGTGTGGAATAATCACATTGCCCTTACTTTCGATGAGGTCAACGCACTGAAGTTCCGCGTGATCTTCTTCTCCAGTTCCAACGGCGAACGTATCGAAGTCACCAACATCAAACTCATGACGTCCGAGAACCTGGGCGATTTCAAGAAGATTTACGAAACTCCTACTTTCGTCACAGAGGGTCAGGTCATTCTGGATGACGGAAAGGCGGCATCGGATATCTCTCCGCCTGAATTTAATACAACCGGAAGCCACAATGTCTACTACGACGGGAACCTTCACTTGATGCGATTGATTGACAAGTCCAAGCCGGGAGCCGTGGTTTTCCGTGAGCTGACGCTGGAGATGTACCAACACATCATCCTTACGGCACAGACCATCGGCGATGTAAGTTTCTACGTCGATAACGGCGATGGTGGAGAGGACTTTGATCCGGTTAACGCAGACAGTCTGCACACATTCGGGAACCAAAGCACCGAGCTTATCCTGAAAGCAGAGTTACTGTCTCCAGATGCAGCACTAAGCGCTATGGCGTTCCTGTATAGTCTATAAGAGAGGTGAGAAGATATGGGATTTAAGTTCGAAACCATAGAGAGCGTGTCAGTCGCTCTCAAGAAAGAAAACGAGGCCCTCAGGAAAGAGAATGAATCCTTGAAGGCAGCAACCTCCCCCAAACAGAAAAGGGCTACAAAGTCTGTTAAATCGAGCGAGAGGTAGGTGAGCGTAATTGCCCGCTACAACGAATAAGCTAAAGTACATCAAAGCTACCGATCCTCAGTACAAAGACCTCGGAGAAGAAATTCGAGGTCTCCATGTCGAGACGGAGGCGAACGCAGGAAAAGTCATCGAACTGGAAGGCCGGATGGCTACCGTGCAAGCTGCCGTACAGGAAACAATCGACGGAGCGGCCCTTTCCACAGAGGCGCTCGAGCAAGAGATTGCTGACGCGAGAGGGTTCAATGCTTCGCTGAATGAACGACTGACGAACATGGATCTGTTCCGTGCTACCGAGGTATTGGAGAGGTTGACGGTTGCTCGCACCTACGAATACAATCCCAACGGAGACATAACCAAGGAGACGGTTCGTGGTGAGCTGAATTATGACACCCACTACACCTACGATGGACAAGGAAATATCACAAAAGAAGCCTTCTACGATACCGAGGGACTTTTGATCGGACAGAAGGAGTACGAGTACGACGGGCTTGGCCAGTTATTGCGGTCAAGTTCTTCAGGTGGCGAAGTCCTTCAGGTTGTGACGAACTCAGGTATTACGAACGAGTTGGCTTTTCGTCTGGCCAAGATCGAAGCCCTTGATTTTGTAAAGACTGCAGGGATTCTGGAAAGCGCAACAGCAGAAACTCTGATGGCTTTTGTTCAGGAAATGTCCTCTCGTGTCGGGAATCTGGAGCAGCTATTGCCGGCTAACCTTCCGAACCTGATTACCCTGCCTTACATCACAGACAAACTTCAGGAATTGGAGAACCGGATAACTCTCTCCTATAAAGAGCATGAGTTTGATGTGACGTCTTCGGAGGACACTTACTATCTTCCGGAAAGTGTTACGAGTAACTCGGTCGTCTACATTGATGGCTTGATGCTCGAGCATGGAAATGATTACCTGATCACGAACGGGAAGATTGTCTTCCTTATTCCGCTGATCGACGGATTCTCTATAACAGTCAAATACTAAGCAGAAAGAAAGTGATACCGTGCAGAATAAGCTATACACGATCATCGCAAATATCTATAACGAGATCAAGAACTTCAAAGGGGAACGGGCGACGCTCCAAGACGCGATCGAGGAGACTGTTCTTCAGCAAGTTGGCGGAAACGGCGAAATCATTGGAGCAAGGGGCGGTCATCAGAGCATTGATGACCGTCTTCGTTCAATGGAGAGCATCGTCAACACGCACGCCGTAGATACGAACATGGTTCTGGAAAACGTTGAGCAGACAAAACTAGAGATCTTGGCTCGGATGCCGGAGAACGTTACCGAGGTCATCCGGGATGCATCCAAAGAGATGTTGATTTCTCTGGAAAACAAAGTCCGAACAAGGGAAGACTTCCTCAGCGTCGGACCTAACCAGACAGCTCTGCTTCCGGGATTGGGAATGGATTACATTTCGAAAGCCTACGTGAAAACAACCGACAGCATTGTTCCCGTGAGCTCTATTCTTTTTGACAGCACTGAAAAAGCTGCTTTTGACGAAAACAAATCGCAAGTCGTGGATGGCGCTGTTCGTGCAAGGATTGCGTCAGATCTCTTCTCGATACCTCTCGAGACAGCCGAGCGAATACGGTCAGAGGTTAGTTCCATGGACGCTGTCGCCGTACCCGGTCACCTGAGCGCAGTGGCGAACTACACATCAAAGGCGGGCGCTGGTCATCTCGCAAACATCTTCAACAGCAATCTCGCTTGGGTTGTTGCGAATGGCAATATTCGTCTGGACTTCTCCTTCCAAGGGTCTGTTCAGGTGAAGGAGGTTCTCTTGAATATCACCTCAACCTCCAGCACTTTACAGTACAAGGTTCAGTACTCCCAAGACGGCGCTCTTTGGACGGAAGCAAAAACAGGGACAGGGAATTTGGTCGCCTCTTTCTTCAACGCCCTAAAAATGTCGTATCTTAGGATAGAGCTCACGACAGCAGCAGGAGAGACCGGCAAGACGATCACCTTGAGCAACCTTCAAATTAAAACCCTTCAGTACGAAAGCAAGTCGGGTTTGATTGTCTCAACAAAGCCCGTCATTGCAACACACTCGGAAGAGGATATCCTGATCCAACCGAGAGCAGATGTAATGCCTTCTCTTCATTCGGATGCGCGCTACGCTCTTTCTGTATGGAGCAGCGAGCGCGACGAAAGAGAGACCCTGTCTTACATCCCTGAGATTATCGCTGTCACACCTAATCTTTTCAGGGACGAGAGTGGTATGAGTCCAAGCGAGAACACTTTGTCCAGTCGGCACTTGCGTGACCTCAACGCGAAACTGTGCGCGCGATTCCTTGACGTGGAGTCCACCGGTCTAACTTTATCGGGGGAAGTTGGAACTGTCTCAATCGACCGAGCTACTTATGCTGAAGATGTGGCGAACGCTTGGCAAACAGACGATCAAGTTGCGATGGGCGTGGAGTTCAAGCTGAACGGGACAAGGCATGTCGTTGCTATCAGCGAGGCGAACCTGAATGGGTCTTACATTGTGACTGTCGGAGGAGTGGAACTCAAGGTCCGAATCCTTGTGTCCGGAGAACAATCTCTGCGAGTTGACATCCTGCCCATACAAACAGGTCAAGACATCATAGCGGAAGACATCAGCATTGTCTTCCATGCTCCGTTGCGTCAAGAAGAGACGACCATCTATACGCAGACCGACAGCAGTACATCCGTAAGTTACAAGACGATCGACACCAAAGATCGCTCCATCCAGACTTTCGCGTTCGGGTCGGATTACCGGACCTATGATTATCACGAGAACGAACAAGGGCAAGCCATTTACAATTACTCTCCGTTCAATCGAAGTGTCTCTGGGTTTGCCGGAACTATCATCGGAAAAGATGTATACGCAGGCCGTTATTCTTCGGCTTACGACAACGAAGACATCACGAACGCCGTCCGATTGCAAAAGAGGTACGGCACAAAGAAGAACTGCGGTCTGCCCGCAACTGTCTTTCTGGCAACCGACACTTCTCACTTAGAGGATGCTGTGGATTCTCATCTGCAAGCTTTCTTCTCAGAGAGCCGCAATCCCGTCTTTTCTCCGACGAAGACCTATGAGACGAAGACCTATATCGCAAACCAAAAAATCAGCAACATCTCCCCAAGAGAGGTTGCTCTGACTCCGGATGCTATTCGTTACGCGCTATCTTTTGATGGGGATGCCTACTACGTGTTTGATGTAGAAACCGACACATGGGTTCCTTTTGCGGTAGCTCAAATGACATCCCAGGCACTCACGTCCATTCCCGAAGGAGCCTTCGAAAAGATCCGTCACGGGAGCGAATGGCTTTATCTGAAGATTATCTTCTACGAGGTCAACTCCGAGGTGTCCCAAATTGATGTACAGATGCAGTCGGACGCTTTCGTTGTGATCGAAGAGGGTGAGGTTCAGTCGAAGGGCATGACGCTCCCTTCTCTCCAAAGAATGAAACCTGGCACGCTCCGAGCCGACGTTCTGTCTCAAACGAGGTTCTTTTATCTTGCGACATCCATGAGCAACTACATCCCAAGCGAGCGATACGCCGTGAGCGGTCACGATGTCTTGAACTGGCGAGATGTGCGTTGGCAGGAAATAGATAACGTGACAATCAAGGAGTATGACGTAGGCTATCGCGCGCTCTCGTACGAAAACCTGACGACCGAGCCGGTCATTCTTCGTGTCGTTCGGACTCTGATTGAAAACCGGACAGGTGTAATCGACACAACAGACAGCCTGAAGGACGAAGTCTTGAGCCTGACAGAACAGCAAAAAGAAACGCTGGGCTTCGCTAAACTGCTTCAGCAGAACGTGGGCCTCCTCCACGAATCCTTCGTCAATACAGGATCTGTTCCAGTTGACCTTCCTACGGTACTTCTTCCGGACATAAAGGAGTTCGAGAGCGACTGGGTGGAGCCGGACGACACCTTCGCCATTGAGAGCGTAGAGAAACTTAGAGGTGTACAAGTGTGGGAGTCAAAAGACGCCTATGTCCCTTATAGCGAGCACCTGCTCTTGAACGAAAGCACAAAGGATCGTTTTCTCGCCTACCAGACGGTAATTGAAAATGACGGAGGTTTACTGGCGTCAGACTACGACAGAGACAACCCGTACATGGCGCCCGAGGACATTCTGTCATATTCTACGTTGTCATTTTCTACACACATGTTTGACGTATCCTCCACTCTAGCTCCCAGTAACACGGTAGATCCACGTTTCGGCACTGCCCCGTTCCAGAGAATCCTGGATAACCAAGGTGAGCACGGATCGACGACAGGCGATCGTGATGAGATGTGGTACGTTACTAAGCATGACACCGTATACTGGGATCTCCCTGGAGAGGACCAGAGATGGGTTGATATCGTTATCGACTTCAGGAACAACGTCTACATTGATAAGTTGTCCAATGTTCAGTTCGGTTTCAGGAGAAATGAGGGCAGCTTCACGGATGCCTATGTGATAGCTCAGCAGATTACGTCTTTTGCGTGGTCCTTGGATGGAAAAGAATATGAGACACTCTATACGCAAAACGGGACTTCTGCCTACTCGAAACTGGGGATAAATGTAGATTTCAAGAAAGAACTTAGGTTTGTCCGGATTCGGTTAGAGCGACCGTACTCGAGCAGCAAAGGTAAGGGGATAGTTACGTTCAAGAACGTGAACATCCTCTACTGCCCCGTTCGTTACGTTCACAACTCAGAGGGGTACATCCAGAACAAAACCGGGATCGACACCTCCAATTGGAGCGAATTCAGCCAAATCCAAGTTGATCGCTTTATCGACCACAATCCCGCTGAAATGCGCTTTGCTCTATCTGACTCTCCTAACGCAAGCGCATGGAAGTATTGGAGCGGCGCGACATGGGTCACCACGGCGAACCCAACCATAGCGAGTTCCATGAGCATCGAAACACTGCTCTCCCTGACTAAAACGCAACTAGATCTGCTGAACAAAGGGACGCTATATATTCGTGCCATCTTTGAGACGACGGACATATTCAAGACACCGGTACTGAGAAGCGTGTCGTTTCTTCATACCGAGTCCGAATCCACTCGTCACTTCGATATCATTGACCCCTCTACGGCGGGACTTCGTTATTACGAGAACGACAAGCGGATGATTCTCCAAAATAAATCAGGAACAAAGAAACGCTTCAAAGTCATCCTTCTTTAGAGGGAAACCAAGAAGAGCCATGGACGGGTTGCTACAAATGCAGCTCGTCTTCTGGTATATGGTTAATGCAGGGTAGTCCTGCAATAGGATTGTTCTAGTAAAAGAGTGAGGTGATTTTATGGACGTATTATCTATGCAAATCGCAAACAAAGTCCGTAAACGAATGGATACCGAGTACGGTGGTATCTATGAAACATTTACGGCAACAAGTGGTCAGACCACTTTTATTACATCTGGCGTATTCAGTACAACCGGCCACCTTCTCAAAGTGTTCGTGGACGGAGTCCTTGCAATCCATGGGACGGATTACACACTGCAAGACGGGCAGACTATCGTGTTTACGAAAGGTTTGACCAGTGGGGATATTGTTCTTGCTACGACAGAAGTTGTCGGCATCCCGCGCTTTACGGTGAACAACCCCGCTTACGACGACACGGAGTTGCGTGACAAAGTGGCGGGCATCGTAGCTGCAATGGATGAAGATGGAGACGGCTCTATCCTTGATACCATCGCAAACATCAAGGCGCAATGGGAAGGCGCAGACGGAAGCCTAGCTACTTTGATCAACAACAAGGTGGAGCAGGCTGTGGTGGATGCGGTCATCGCTGAGTTGACAGGAGCAAGAGGTGCAAGCGAAAGCCTGCAAGCTCGTCTGGATGCGATTGTTGCTTTGATTCCTGCAGCGTACAGTGACACAGAGGTTCAAGCCAGTATCACGGCGATAGAGGAAACCTTGGGGTTAGCCAGAACCGACATCACTGGCCTGCAAACAAAGGTAACGAACATCCTTGCCGTCCTGGATGCAGATGCCGACGGTCAGATCCTTGATGCGCTGACTGACTTGAAGGCGCAATGGGAATTGGCAGACGGAGGCTTGACAACGCTGATCACAAACAAGGCTGAACAGTCTGTAGTGGACGCTCTCGGAGCAACACTGACGGCCTTGAGTGGAGATGTAAAGAACAAAGCCGAAGAAGCTGATTTGACAGCTCTTTCTGGAAGAGTGGGAACAGTCGAAACAGAGGTAGCAGCCAAAGCAAGCACACAGAGCGTGACTGACTTGAGTGGCCGTGTAACTGTTCTAGAGGAAGCGCCCGCTCCGGCATTCGCCCCCCTAGTGGACACTGTTACAGGGTGGGAGTACAACCTAAAGGTGACGAGTGGCAGCTTGATTGCTGAGTTGATTCGATTCCTTCAGACGGTACTTCTTAGTCGCGCAGGATCAGGGACTATCTTGATCGGAGCAACAGAACAGCTGACAGCTTCGGCAGAGTACCAGGATACAACAGTCGCCCCTGCAAGCTTCTCGTTCGGCGTAGACAATGCTTCTATCGGCTCAGTCGATGCATCAGGTCTATTCACGGCTTTAGCTGAAGGAACGGTTGAAGTAACTGTAACGGCTGAGTTGGACGGAGAAACTAAAACAGCTTCAGTTAGCTTGACCGTAGTGGCACCGTAAGGACAGCACTCTCGTTTAGTGGAATAGGGGCTTCGGCTCCTGGCTCACTAACGTAAGCAAGTCCCATCAAACACAATAGGAGCGTGACAGTATGAGAGCACTTAAACGACTGCGGTCATTGGAAATCTTTGCCGGCGTAACCGAAGGCGCGTATGCTGTAGATTACGAATACGACGTACAGGGTCACATCATCACAGAAACCCTGACTGGCGCAATCGAACGAAACACGGCATACACTTACGATGTTGACGATAACATCGAAACGGAAACAACCGTGGAAGGTGGACGTACAACCACAAAGACTTACACCTATGACCCGGCAACGAAAAACGTAACAAGGGTGACGGTTAGCGTCGCCTAAGTAAGAAAGTAGGATCGACCATGAGACAACAATTACTGAAGGCTCGTCAGGTCTCCGGCATCACCCAAGAAAACCTCCAAAAAGAATTGGAGGTCCTGCTTGCGGGAGCCAAGCACCTCGAAGCCCCGGTTGCGACGCGGTCACTTCTTCCAGTCCGAGGGGATGTCAACGGACAGATGCGGGTAGTGCTTGATGAGGCTACCATCTATGTCTGGGACGAACTAGTGGCGGGGTGGAGGAGAAAACAGATCGCCACGGCAGAGCGCCGTATGACGCTTCTGACTTCATCGGACGAACATCTGGGCGTATTGCTGACTCCTATCGGTATCGGGATTGACGGAGGCGTGGTTGACCTGAAGTCGGTTGGTATTGTGATCAACGGACAATGGCAGTACCCAACCGCCGATTACATCCCAGAAGAAAACCCAACCGACATAGGCAAGATGCAGATCCGGTGGGTGTCAAAAGATTTCGCTCTTGAAGCGGATGACACAATCTATGTCATTTACGACATACTAAAATTCAGATAGCAAAGGGGAATTGTACATTATGGCCTTAATCAAATCCAAGCAACTCCAGAACGTAGCAGCAGCTAAAATCGTTGAAACAACTGAGAAGCGCTTCGTCACTGATGCAGAAAAAGCGTCTCTGGCGGACAAGTACACGAAAGCGGAGGCAGACACAAGCATCTCTACTGCGCTGACTACCGCTAAAGGCTACGCTAATACAGCTGAAGCAGAGGCTATCGCAACAGCGGCGGCAGACGCGGAAGCAAAAGCAACAGCGGCAGAGGCGGCAGCTATCGCGGCGGCGGCTTCGGATGCAGCGACAAAAGCGGGGGCAGCTGAAACGGCGGCTAAGGCTTACGCTGACTCGATCCAAACAACATTGTCTTCTCAAATCACGAATGCTATCGCGGGCCTGACATGGAAGACACCTGTAGCAACTTTCGCTGATATTGTGACGGCTTACCCGACACCAGAGGAAGGTTGGATGGTAACCATCGCTGACACGAACAAAGTCTTCCGCTACGACCTGACTACGACTTCTTGGGTTGAATTCCCTATCACAGCCCCTCAGGCGTACTCTAAAACCATTGCGGTTAATGTGTTGGACAACGCAACAACCATCAGCACAGGAATCAAGAACGATGGCACGGGCGCACACTTCTCCACTTTCACGGATATTATTTTGGCCGTCAATGGTTTCATCCAACAAGTGGGCGCAGACAAAGACTACACAATAGCCTTTGTTGCAAATGAATTGATCGTGACTTGGACAGACCGTAGCTTCGCATTGGAAGCCACTGACGAAATCACCATCGCATTCACACAGATCGGATAAGCTACACGTATTGATCTAGAGTTTCATCCATCAGAAGAGAGGGAGGGGTAACTCCTTTCCTCTTTTTAAATACGAAGGAGGGGTTGAAGTGAGCAAGATACCCCCTAAGATGCTGGACGCCATTCCGGCTGACATGATCGTCGAAACGCAGGACAGGCAGTTTGTGGCTCCTGCCGACATGACGAAAATAGAACAGGCTCTTCAAATTGCCGGCACGACTCATGATCACGGGAACCTCGCTACACTCGACGGCTTGACCGTCTCTGGAACAGGGGCCTTGCTGTATAACGGAACGGAGATAGCTATCAGTGACGCGAGCAGTATCATCGTTGCGGATGCAGGTAATCTATTCTCTTCCGAAACAAAGAGCGTCGAGAACATACTGAAAGAGTTGATGACTGGACTCATGGAGGGAGAGCTAGGGGTGCCGAAATTAAAAGAAGTGAATCACACAGACACATTGCTGGCGAGAACATCTAAAGAAGTGCATCTGGATGTAGGATTCAGCAAGTACGACATCCGAACCGTGTACTTCGGTTCGACGGGACTGGTTACTCTTAAAATTAAGGACCAATCGACCGGTGGCTTCACGGTTTACCAAAGTCTGGACGCAGTGAGCGCGTATGACATCGTAAACGCACCGTGCGAAGACAAGGATGCAACAGACAAGATACATATCACAATCGAAAACAACGGGGCCGGCACAGTTAACTTGGATCTAAGTATCAAGTTGACCAGTCTGGCGTAGGAGGGTTCACATGAATAAAGAGCTAGTACTATCTTTCGTTGGAAAGATATATGGGGTTAGCGTGGATGCAATAACAGAAGAAGAGCTCAATGCGTTTAAGGATTATTTTTCCGCAGGGCTATATCTGGATGGCATCTCCGAAAACGAAAAGAAGGTAGTAAACGAAGCCACGATTGAAAACATCAAAGAGCAACTGTTCGCCGTAACAGAGACGAGCGTTGTCAAGCAATTAAAATTTAGATACGGAATCGGGTAAAGGAGGAATTTACAGTGACTGACTATATTTTTTCATCAGGCTCTTGCCTGAAAAAGAACTTGTACGACACCATACTGAACCTGTTTACGAATAACGGTTGGACAAACATCTCCACGAACGAGAGGCTCGATTCGGTTGTTCTGTCGTCTCCTGGCACGGAAGGGAATCGAAATCTCATCTTGCAACTAAGACCTAACAACGGAGGGGACGTCGCTACGGACGTCAGAACTACGGACGGCCACATCATGGGGCTGCGCCTGATAAAAGAATACGTGCCTGCGACCAACATCACTGCGGGCGTTTACGAGCTTACTTTTGGAGCTGCAACTGTTACACTCAACAACCTCTCCCTCACTTATTCTGCAAGTGGGAATGGAACGTCTAACTGGAGGACGGCGGAACATCTGGTCAATCTCATTAACGTTATCCATAGCGCCACTCTAGGTCTCCAGTACACGGCGGCGGTCGTAGACGCGACGAAGATAAGTTTGACACAAAGGCCGACCTACGAAGGAGCAACCACTCCGACAGTCACAGGTACAGGAGCAAGCGTTACGACACGGGTGGAGCCCGTAACCAGCGCCGGGACTTCGCCAAGAAGGACGGGCGAAGCTTGGAGGGTCGTACACCTCGTCCCCGCCGCTGCAACCACAGTCCTCAACAGAGAGACTGTCGTTATCAATTACAAATACCACGTTAATGCTAATCGTCTCATCTTGATGTTAGAGTACCCCTCGGAGTTGAATTTAGGTCGGGCGCTGTACTATATCGGAATACCTGATGAAGTCTATAGCGCAGAAGGAGGGTCGAACGGGCTGCTGTTTGCGGTCTCTTGCGCAGGGCCAGGCGCAACTTCCGTGGCTGTCACGGACTTCCCTAGCGAGTACACGCCTTCCTCGGTCTCTGTCGCAGAGACCGTTCAATCCTCTCTTACCCCAAAAAACCCCAACGCCGCAGGCAAGTACATTCTTTCCGAGATGTATTACGGAAGCGCCTTTAGTGGAATGAGAGGGAAGCTTACGGGTATCTTTACTTTGCCCACCCAGAACATATTGAGCGGAGACATCATTCAGGAGGGGGCTAAGCAGTTTCAAGTTTTCTTTGCTCAGTCCTATTTGACTACATCATTCTCTACGAGTGCGTTTGCAATCCAGATAGCTTAGAAAGAAGGTTTAAAGATGGCAATTTATCAGGGACTAACAAGGTCCGCACCAGACGTAAAAGTGGGCGTCAAACCTGTAGTGCCTAGACCCGGAGTGGTGAACCTCTTTCCGGGATCTGTCGGGGGAGGCAGAGTTGCGAAGGTAAGTTACGGTTACAGTCTGTCCACAAAAGAAGTAGAGAAGGTACCCATCTCGAAACCGAGGACACTCCCCTTGGAGTGGAAGGCCGTTGTGCCGACCCACTGAAATTGGTTGGCGTGTCGCTCTTTCTGAGCAAGTGAGTTCAATAGGGTGTTTGTCAATTCCGACACCCTATAGTATAATGAAGCCGAGGTGAAAACATGACAGAAGAAGGATATTTCATCTATGACCACTTAACCGCAACAGTCGGCCAAAGAGTTTTCCGGACATCCAAGCCTTACATCGGAGGAACACTGATGGTCTACCTTAACGGGATTCTGGTTGTGGGTGGGGAAGAATCAGATTACATCGAGGTGGACAGCCGGACCATCCTGTTCAATTACGAACTGGAGGAAGGCGACCGACTCATCATTGCGTCCATGTTTGCCAGTGATCAACTGGTGGTGGATGTTATCTCTAGCAATCCGAAAAACATCCATGCGATTTACACGAAGTATGGGTCAGTGGAAAAGTTAGCACCTAACAGCGTGTTTCAGGTTTTCATCGCTACAAGACGTGGCGATGTTTCGTGGAGCTTCGTGTCCAAGTGCGATCCCTTCCACGCAAGCATCAGCAAGATCCGATCCGATACAGGCGACCTTCTGAACGGCGCGACGGACGAAGAGATCGGGCGCGTCATCTACTTCAACAGCAAGGAAGCCGACGAGAACAAGGATGAGTTCTTGGAAGAGAATACCATCGACAACGAAGTATCTTTCGAAAGAAGGTTGAAGAAATGGGTGCGCTACAAGACGAACCTTGATCTTATCAATGCCATCTATCTCTCGTTGGCAGGTCTTTCCGGATCACGTTCCAAACGCATCAGCGAGATTCAAATCGAAGACGAGGTCACCCTTCCGAAGTTGGGTGAGATGCTTGCCCGATTCAAGGCGCTCTTTGCTCCACTGGAAGGAATGTTTCAAGCGGCGCCCGCATTGTCCCTTAGTTTTGTGAAGGCGGGGACGAGTTATGCGTACCCTCGAGCCACAAGGGATAGCTTCTAATGCTGGGCGATCGTGGAATTGACCTAAGAAAAGAGTTCAACGTATTACAAAACGCCTTTTCGATGGATATATTGTATGTGAGGGCGACGAGATACATTCGTTGTAGGTGTTTCTCTCCCCTCTACAATTCGGGCGATGCAAGCTGTCCCGTCTGTTTCGGAAACGGTCATTTGTCCAGCATCGAAAAGATCAGGGGCATTCAAACGAAGCCATCCTCAGCCAGTTCCTCCAATAAGCTTCGCATCACGGATGTCGGAGCCGTATCACAATCAATCGAGCAGTTTTTTCTTGACTACCAAATCCGGCCGAAAAGCCGGGACATCATTATCGTGGTGGGGTGGGACAAGGACGGCAGACCTGCTGATGTGAAACGGGTCTACGAGATTTCCGGGATCAACGAAGTTCGGGGGGACGATGGACGGGTGGAGTTCTATGACGCTTCTGTCAAAATGAAGCCGGATCTATTGGGGCAAGTAAGGACTACCATCCAGAGGCTGCCGTTGAAAGCGAAACGCATCTTGGCAGAGAGGAAGCGGTATGTATGGCCGGCACAAAAAAGCTAACAGAAGAGATTGCTCAGGAGATACTGAACAGTGAACTTCATGGGCGTAAAATTTACCTGCTAGGCTCTTCCGAGTTTGGACCCACTAACCGACCTGTTCTGATCAAGAGTTTAGGGCAGCTGCAAAAGCGCTTCGGGTTGAAAGGGAGCTTGATTGACGCCTTCCAATCTGTAAAAGAGGCTTCTCAAGAAAATGACGTATATGTTGTAAAGACTACCGGGACTCATGCGATCACGTACTTCAACGTAAACATCAGCGACGGTGGCATCATGGAGGACGGATTCGTACTGAAGGCCAGTGAGTCCAATGAGGCATATAATAACGTGAAGATCACGCTTCACGAAGAAGAGCTGACGTTCCACTTTCCAGTAGAGTTCGGGTCACAAGTCCGAATCTACCGTTTCGAGGAATACGAACTGTTCGGGCAACTGGTCTCCGCAATCAATACCGACACCGAAAATGGATTGAACCTGATTCACGCACAGTGCCTGGTCGATCCATCCACCCCCTTGTTGGGGAGCCTTGCTCCTTGTAATCCAGAAGAGGTCTTCCTCTACGGAGGGGATAGCGGTCTGAGTTACAAGAAGAACCAATACTATCATGCACTCCAACAGAGCTATGATTTACTGGAGGGTTCGGATGTTGACGTGATTGTGCCAGTCGAAGCGTACATGGATGACGTTGCACCGGAAAGGTACTCTTACGGTCAAGCGGAATACGGCACTTTGTTTTATCAGGATGACCGAGATTACCTGACAACGAAGGACGGGAGCCCACTGTTGACCTACTATGGTCAGCTGCTTGACTTCTGTGCAAGGCAGATGCGCTTCGGTCTGATCACACATGGTGTAATGGGATTCAATCCCACGTATGACCCGAGCCTTTTCGGACAGGAAGACGAGTACACCTTCCGCGTGGTCGAGGCAAGTCTTGCTCTGAACTTCCAGGACACTACATACGAAGACCTGCGTTTCTTGGTCTCGATTGTGGCAGGGGACCTAGGGTATCGGTACGGGCAGAGCGTATCCAATGGGTGCACCGCTTATGCCGGATTGATAGCCAGTCTGAGCGTTCCGAGCAATACAACCAACGTCCCATTACCGGAAAGCATTCTTCTCTTCAACGAAATGGAAGAGGGTACGCTTCGCCGGTTGGCGGATATGGGTGTTGTCTCTTTTCGTCATAGCCCGTTCTTTGAGCGGGTCGTGGTCTTTAGCGGTGTAACGCCTGCCGAGAGTGCCAAGACGGATTTGCATCTTTTGTGCAATGTGCGGATGGTGCAACTGGTGATCTCTTATGTCCGAAAAACATTAGAGGGTTACATCGGGGAAGATATCACGGGCGTCATCGAAAACGGTGTCTTGCGGAAAGACGTTGAGTACATTCTGAACATCTTGGCTACGAAAGATGTCCTCCTCTCTTTTGAAGTGGATTTTCGTGTCAACTGGGAAGAAGGAGAATTGCGCTTCATTCTCGTGTTGCAGACGCAATACATGATTGAGGGCGTAAAAGTGGAGGGTGGCTTCGCCATCCAGACCACATAAAGCAAGGAGGGAAAGGAATGTCCAGTGGGATAGATCAGGTAGCTTACGATAGCTATTTCGGAAAGCCTTCGTCAGATGTGTCAATTCCGACACGAAAGAAGGCTCCGGAAGCCATCTCTTACATTCAGTCGGATGAAAGTTCGGTTGAGAGCGAGAAGGCTCGCATGGCAGCCGATGAAAACATCGACGATATCGAACAGCTTGGGATTTTGTTGCGTAGAGTTCTCAACGCAGCATGGGGTGACGGGTGGGGGGTCCTCTCACTGGACTATCCGAGAGGGGAAGATCCGGACAAACTGGTTCTTCCTCAGATTACCTTCGATGTGAACAGCAGAGAGGTTGCTGAAAAAACATCCATCAAGCCCACGCTAACAGATACGGTTTTCGAAGTGGTGGCCGGACAGAAGACGGGTGACGCATTCAATCTATACCGACAGTGGTTCGATTGCATTGTGGAGTTCAACTTTTGGGGCAGGACCAACCTAGAGACCCGCAAGCTGATGGCTCGGTTCGAAGGACTAATCGGAGCTTACGCAGGATATCTGAAAAGACAGGGCATCAGCGAGATCTTCTTCCTCAAGGAAGTAAATCCTCGTCAATCCATGCACTTCTTAGATGGTATCCCGATGCGAAGTCTGATGTACTACATCCGTCTGGAACGGATTAGTGCCGTGCGACTCAGTACCATCAAGCGCATTGACTTAGAGGTCAATGCCGAACCTACGGTAGATATAGGGGCTGAACCCGATATTTATAAAGCTTCAGACATTACTTATGATTTATAGAGACAGGAGGAAACATAATGGCTGGCATGACGAACCAATACCCGAACTTACCGGGCCATCTGGTTGAATTTAAAGATGGTGGGTTGGCTCTACGCAGTGACATCTCTGCAGCTCAGACAGATAGCGTGCTATTGCTGGGAACAGCAGTAGACGGTCCCGTAATGGAACCTGTCGCGATTGACATCAACACACTGGAGACAGTCTTCGGTAAAGAGATCAACGCAAACGGAGCCCCTAACGGATCAACCTTAGTTAAGGCTGCAAAAGAGTTATACGAGAACGGGGTACGAGATATTCGCTTGATGCGTGTAACTGGTACACGTGCAAAAACGTCTTTGAAGAAGACGCCAGAAACACTTACTACCGTAGAAACGTCAACGGAAGAATTAGGCTATGCAGAGGGTAACGACCTGACTACTATCCAGTTGCAAAACGGTACCATCGTACAGGCTTCTACTAAAGTTTACGCTAAAGGTGTATTGATCACTGGTGGTGTGACCGTAAACGAAACGGATGGTCAAGTCATCTTGGCTCCTAATGTGTGCGACGCAGGGGCTTCCTTGCAAGTGCAATACGATCACTACCGTACTACCGAAGTTGTAAAGGAAACGCACTTGTTGGATGAAGAAACTAGCTTAGAGTTAGCTTACAAGCCAAAGGGTGCTATCCATGTGTTTGTCGGCGGATTGGAAATTGCTGAAGGCGGCTACCAAGTCACAGACCGCACAGTGAAAATCACAACTTACGCAGTCGGAAACCCAGCACAAGCGGGCGACGAAATCAAAGTGGACTACACAGGTATCACAACCGACGTATTCCATGCGACTGAAACAGGCGACGGCGTAACACCTTACACAGCTGCAACTAGCTTGCAAAGCAAAACCATCGCACACACACCAGTTAGCGGATCGGTTCATGTTTACGTGAATGGCGTTGAGATGACAAACCCGATTGCTTTCATCGTAGACGCTACAGCGAAAACCGTAAAATTGGAGAAGAAATTCTACCCACTAGGGTCTCAAGTTGCCGTAACGTACAGCTACGAAGATGTACAGTTGGTAGAGCGCAACATCGAAATCTCCTCTTACTTCGCAGGTGAAGTCTACAACCAGAGTACGGTCATCGTCGAGGATATCTTGGACGCGAACGGAGATGTCGCAGGTAAAACTGTGAAAATCATCAAACCGTTGTCGAAGAGAAAACAAGTCGCTGAGCAACCAATGGTGTTCACTTCAATCGACTACCCTACTTTCGGTCAGTTAGTAGAAGCAATCAACGGCGACTACAGCAACAGCGTCTACCGCGCGAAAACAGTCTTCCCTGACGCTTTGGTATCAGAATTGGTTTCTAACTTGGCAGAGGGCGGCGCTGATGGCGTAAACTTCATCGGTGGCGACAACGGCATTACGACAGACAAGACTAAATTGTTCGAGGCGCTATCTGGTGTCCGTGATAGTGAAGGCTTTGTCAGCGTACAAGGGGCTTACCAGTTGCTAGAAGATTACCAAACGGATTGGGTTGTTCCTCTAGGCGTTTACGCTGACGACGTTCTTCCTGGCCGCTACCAGAACTTCGCTTACGAACTAGGTTTGTTCTGCACGGTGCTTTCGTACCGCAGCAAGATTACCTTGGGCGCAATCGACGTTCGTCCTGCAACAGACACTTCTTTGGCAGGCATTCAGGCTCACGCGAACAAATTGGCGAACATGCCAAACACGTACCTGATGCGCGATGAAGTGGGTAACATCATCATCGACAACGATGGTAAGCCAATCGACTTGGGTAGCTTCCTGACAGTAGTCGGTTCTCCTGAGCCAGTTTACCAAAGCAGAGCATTGGGACGTTCTTACGGATCTCCTGCTGTCGCTTACGTTGGCTTGAACGCTGTTATCCCGGTTCATTCTGCTCCAGCGAACAAACGCCTTGCGGGTGTAAGAGGCTTGCGTTACCGCTTGTCTAACCCACAAATGAACGCTATCTTGGGCAACCGAATCGTAGTGTTCAAAACTAAGTTTGACCAACAAGGTGCAAACGCAGGGGCTGCTTACGTTGTAGATGGCATCACCTCTGCCGCAGCTGGTTCCGACTACGCGCGCTTGACGACAACGAAAGTAATCCGTGAAACCGTTGACCAAATCCGCGACGTATCCGAGCCTTACATCGGTGAAGCGAACACAACTGAACAAATGAACGCATTGTCTGCTGCTATCAGCAAACGATTAGGTCTCTTGAAAGAAAAAGGCGTGATCTTAGATTACGACTTCATCGTAACATCAAGCGTCCAAGACCAAGTCTTAGGTCAGGCTCGTATCGAATTAACGATCGTTCCTCCTCAAGAATTGCGTCGCATCACAACTGTTGTAGGATTAAAAGCTTCTTAATCTAGCAACGCCGACCAATCCGGGGTGTAAAAGCCCCGGCAATAGTCAGGCCACATAAACAAAGGAGGAATCTCAATGGCAAGCCCAACCATTAACACTTTAACGTCTTTCAGTGGTGCCGACCTAGTTGTCAGCTTCGCAAACCAAGTCGTAGGTGAATTGCAACAAATCTCTTATGCGATCCAGCGTGAAAAAGCTCCGGTATTCACATTGGGATCTGCTGATGCTCGTTCGTTTTCTCGCGGAAAACGCGGAATTGCTGGCTCTATGGTCTTCGCAGTCTTCGATCACGATTCCTTGATCACTGCTATGCAATCTATCTGGGACAAAGTGGCTCCTGCTGCAATGTTTACAGCTGCCGGCAACGCGGTGCAAGCAAAATCCGAAGCATTTACGGATGCTTTAAATATGCTGAAATGGAATGTGAACGCTAGTGCTGCTGCTAACCTGAACAACCCAGGATACGGATTCAGCGGAACAAGCCAAATCGTGGCGAACGCTCAACCCGGAAGTAACGGCAAACCGAACTTCGACGACACAGGTTACTTTGTTGAAAGCTATGAAGACGCTGCGGACGTATACGTTCCGGCTGGGTTCTCTCCGATTCGTGGAGAAAACATCTTGTACGCTGATACATTGCCTCCGTTCGATGCAACGCTGACTTTTGCGAATGAGTACGGTCAAACCGCATTCCAAAAAATCTATGACATCGACATCTTGAACGAAAGTTCCGGTGTGTCTGTAGATACGGTAGTGATGGAAAGACAGATGACTTACATCGCTAGACGATTGTCTCCGCTAGTTCGTGGCGTTTACAGTCGCGAAATGGGTGGCTCGCTGAAAGGCGTTCAACCTACAAGCGCAAGCTTATAGACATAGAACAGGGCCGGCCATTTGGTCGGCCTTTTTCTATATGATACGAAAGGAGTGTTATGCTTTGCCAGAATACAACGAAGCGAGCCGAATGACCGATTCATCTATTCCGAAATACTACCGAACCTTCTCTGGTACGGATGCTCTGGTGTTTGCCTTACTGCCACAAACAAAGCCAATCGTACTGGGTTCTCTGACTACCTTCTCCTATTCCATGTTCCGAGACAAGAAGCCTGTTCCATTGATCGGAAAGGTCAACGTTGGCGGGTTTACCCGTGGGACGCGAATCTATGCAGGCACGATGGTCTTTACACTTATCAATCAGCATTGGGTAAACGAGTTACTGGACCAAGCACCATGGCTCAAGAAGTTCGGGAAACTGAAGGCGGATGAACTTCCTCTGTTTGATCTCATGATCATCTGCGCTAATGAGTACGGTTCAGCTGTCCAGATGTTCATTTACGGTGTGGATATTACAGACGAAGGACAAGTTCTTTCCATAGAGGATATCTTCACAGAGAACACCTTCAGCTTTGTTGCAAGGGATCTGACGAATTTCACAGGAGAAGCGTTCGGAAACAGTACAGAGGGGCAAGGGTCTGCCACAATCCGAACCTTGACGGACTTCGATATCCGTTATGACAAAGATTTGAATGCAGAGAATCTTCGCTCTTACCGCACGGACTTGAAGCGAAACCTCTCACTGGACCCGGCCAACACCTTGAGTGGCCAGGATGTCAGAAGAGTGCAAGACCTTCTGCGGGCTGCAGGGCACGACAGTTTGGTCTCTACTGGCATTTACGACACCCGTACTTATGATGCGGTTCGTGCCTTCCAATCCAGCCAGGGCTTGCGCGTCAGTGGCGGTGTGGACGATGAAACCTATCTGTTGCTACAGTCTTATGAGGCCGGGGGCGCGCCAATCAATCCGTCAGCTGTCGTGACAAATAAAAGCGGCGCACTCGTTTACGAGAGTCCTTCGGTTCTGTCTGTACCATTGACTGTCTATCCGTACAAAGAGGATCTGGTTATAGCAGGAGAAGAAGGCGACTGGTACGAAACAAGGATGGGCTACGTGTCCAAATATGATGTCTATGCTTACAGGAATCAGAGAGAAGAGAGTACTTACCCTGAACTCAGGGAAGGCGATAAAGGGGCCTTGGTTTCCGTCCTACAGAAGGCACTCAACAGCCTAGCTGACCGTGAGTATATCGCAGGGCGTGTGGTCGTGAATGGTCTAATGGATGAAGCTACCATCCTCACAGTAAAAGAGGCTCAGCGACAAAGCGGCCTGACTGCTGATGGCGTTGTCGATCGGGAGTTGTGGCAGACATTGGAAAGCGAAGCCGGACTAGAGAAACAAGAGCAGGTGAACGGCACACAGTACCTCTTCTTAAAGCAACCAGGTAAGTCTACTTTGATCTATCAGGACAACATGCAAGAGGTCAGTCAGACTTTCGGTATGGACTGCGTAACCCAAGACGTACCGCAAGTGGTGAAGGTTTCCGCCATCGCCAAGTACGCTAACGGCAAGAAGGAGGTCTTTACGAAGACTATCATCATTCCGGCCAACTCCTCGCGTTCGATGACGCTGCAGGACGTACAGGATGCGCTCCTCTACAATCCCGACCAAGGAAGCGAACCGACTCAAGTGGAGCTGATTGTTTACCCTCAAGGAGAAACGCCGTGGAAGTGGACCATTGAAACAAGGAGGAATAACTGATGGCAGATGACCGCCTTACCTTAAAGTACAACTCTGGCGATACGCGGGAGCATAACATCTTTACCGAGGAATACTTTTCAGGCGCCGACGTCGCTATTTACGTCAACGGGGAAAAGCTGACGCATATCTCTGGCTTGAGTTATCAGATACAGGAGCAACTGAAACCGATCTTTGGCTACGCTTCTCGTACCTTTGATGATGTCGCTATCGGGAATCGGATTGTCGTGGGGATGTTGCGCGTGCCGATCCACAATCCCGAAGAGAACAGCACAAGAGAAATCGAAGCCATTGTTGATTCAGTGAATGAAGAAGTTGCAGAGGAAGCGAAGAAGAACAATTACCCCGGATGGGTGGAGAGCGCCTTATCTCACCTGCAGCCTTTGTCCGGCTCTACGTGGAAAGCTTCATCCCGTCCAAGCTCTGCAGAGGAAAGCAGACTGAATTCCCTGCAGTCTTTGGAGGACAAAGAGTTCAGCGACGAATTACGGAAAACACAGACGCAACTCCTGAAGTTGGGTTATGCTGTCGAGATCAACGGGTTCTACGACACGAAGACAAAGGGTGTCGTCCGTCAAATCCAGAGTGACTACAACTTGAATCAATCCGGCGTGCTCGATACCGAAACACTTGCGGTCATCCAAGGATTGAACACAGGGTCGTTCGCAAACTTATTTGTGGCTCCTGATACGGCGATACGGACAGGTCCGGGTATGACTTACCCAACCATCACAACACTGGAGCAATCCACTAACGTAAGGATTCTGCGCACTGTATCGGATTGGTACTATGTCCAGCTCAGCAACGGAACAAAAGGGTACATCTCCAAAACAGGTGAACCTGGCGTATATATCCCCAAAGCCTAGATTGTGAAGGTCAAAGTTAAATGGTAAAATGGAGAAGATAAAAGAGGTGCTATTATGTCAGAACTAAAGTATGTCCCCGGAAGTCCTTATATCTCAGATGAGGTTCAGGAAGTGGGCATTATGTTGAACGCTGTCGGGGCTTTGAACGGGTATGCGATCGGGAAAGAGTACACCCTTGCTTACGAGGAAGCCGTTAAAGCTTACCAGACCAAGAAAGGTCTGACCGCAACAGGGAGACTGGACGCCAACACAAAGGCTAAACTGGAAGAAGAGTACGGTGCTCTGGTTACGAACGCTATGGCCGGATATGAACAAGAAGAGGAAGCGGGCGGCGTTCCTAAGTACGATGGGACACCCAAACATACACCCTTCTTCAAAGAAGGTAACACGGAAGCATTGAGAGGGAACGATCTGGAGATCCGAGTGGACTTTGGAGCGAACCATCCCTTGAACACAACCTTAAAGCGCGTGTTCTTGCGTAGTTCAGGTGTGGAAGTGGATGCGTCAGGGAACCCCCTTTTCAAGACCTACGATTTCATTGCACAGGATATTGAGGAAAGCACGGACTAAGAGAGAGTGAGGAATGTAAATGTTCAGCGGAGGAAACCTAGATCAATTAGCAAAGCAAGCCAAAGAAAAACTATCCAAGCAAATCAGTGAGGAACCTGCAGCAAACGAAGACCTGTACGCATCGTTCCGAGATGACAATGAAGTAGTTGAAGGTGTCAATTCCGACACAAGCGAAGAAACCGAGGAAAGTGTTCATCTGCAGAACGAACCGGAAGAGTGGGAAGACCTACCTACGCTGAGAAGCGAGCCGGAAGAAGGAGAACTCGGCGACAACCCTGAACTCTACGCTTATGACGAACCCCTCTTTGTGGGTGGACCTACCATCACACAAGTCGAAACGTGGAAGCGCCAATGGGAAGACTACAACCTTATGGCTATCGAAATCATGGGACAGTACTTCGTCTTCCGCACTCTGAACCGCTTCGAGTACAAACAGCTCGCAGCTATCCCAAACCTTGACCCTCTGCAGAGAGAAGAAATCATTTGTGAGACCTGTACGCTTTGGCCAAGCAAGTACGACTTCCGTAAGATGGCTATCGGAAAAGCGGGCATCCCGTCAACCTATGCACAGATCGTCATGGAGAATAGCGGATTCACAAAAGACTACTCCATCCAGATATTATAGGGGGCAATGCAATGATCTCCATCTATGATTTGTTTTACCACAAAGAAGCACATGAAGGACATAAAGTGATTTATGTCCTTTTTCAGAATAAAGAATTCGTCTTTCGGACCCTGACGCGAAAAGAGTATCGGGACATCACCAACTTGACGCAGGATGACCACGACATGGAAGATGCCATCTGCCAAGCGGCCATCCTTGAGCCCGCAGACATTGACTTCGAGAACTACCCTCTTGCGGGGGTGTCGGCGTATGCGTGCCCGATGATCGTCGAGGCTTCAAACTTCACCAGTTTGGGTTCCGTTCTGGATGCCTACGAGAAAGGGAAGAGAAAGACCAAGCAATTCGACCAGGAGTGTATGGCTGTCGTCAAGGCGGCTATGCCGGAATACTCCTACGAGCAGATGGAAGACTGGACATGGGATCGCTTGATGCTGGCGGTAGCAAGGGCAGAGAGAATCCTGAACCTGAAAGGTCATAACATCCAACTCACCACCAACCAACAAGAAGTAGAGGAGTACGCCGAGAACTCGGGTTCTGACAACAAAGCGTTTGTGGATGAACTGAGGGCTAACGGAATGGATCCGATGATATACTTCAAAGACGAATTTAACCAGAAGAAAGACTTCATGGACTTCCCTCTCATCGGAGGCGTCCATTGGCAGAATGAGGGTGTGATGAATGCAATCCGAACGCAAATGGGAAAAGCGAAGAACACAGAGAGTCAGATCGAGAGATAGCGATTATACGGAAGACGATACGACAGGTATGGCCCGAGAGAATAGCTCACTAAAGCGTACACTCATCGCTTCCGCTATCGGCATCGCGGGTATCGCCGCTTACCGATCGGGCTTGCTGAAAGGCGGTATCAAAGAGCTGCTCCGCTACGCAGATGACTTTCAGGGGTACGGGGACACTACGATGCAGACCATGCGTCGTTGGAGCAAGAACAATACCGAAGCTCCGAAGGCAAGTCTGTTGCGGATGGAGCCTACGAAAGCCAACCTGAAGCGCATGACGAATCCCCGGAACTTCAATGAGATGATGTCAGAAACACGACGCGACATCAAGAACCTGAACAAGGAAGTCATCAGCAAAAACAAAAAGCTATCCGAGGCAGCAAAAGACGTTACGCTCCATACTTACTCGGACACTGACCTTGGGTACGAGATGGGCCGCATGAAGTCAACTTTAGATGGACTGAACAAAGCAGGGGTCGCTCAGGCGAGGAAACCTGTCCAGTCGCAACTCATGCAGGATGTCAGCAGAAAGATGACGCAGGCAGCCGAAGAGGGGCAGAAGAAGATGAAACGGTCAGGCTACCGTTCTGCCACACTGGAAGACCTTATCCATGTAGCGAAGAACGGGGGCGTGCAATCCCGTACCGACCGCATCCGTCTGGATGACAAAGATGGGACGCTTGACAGGATCAATCAGTTTATCAACACAGCCTACACCACAGAGGAAGGCGTAACCGAAACACTGCTTTCATCTAACAAGTACAAGAACATCGTGCTTGATAAAAACATCATGGTGGACGAGTTCGGGGAGTTCATTGACGTCCGGAAGGCAGATAAGGCGAAGAATAATCTCGTCCACTCCCTTGCAACAGACTTCAAGATTCCGGCTGTAGGCATCAATCCGCTCCGCTTGTTCGACGTCGATCAGATGAACCGGACCAAGCTATCTTCAGGACTTCTGCACGCCAACACGTACCAACCTCACGTTACCAAGCTCGCAGGCAGAACAGACAGCAAAATAAAGGATGTCTTTGGTGACAAACCTCTCCTCTTCTCGGACGGGAATGTGTTCAGGATCAACGATGATATGGGTGGTCTTGAGAAAGTCGGGAGCAACTACCATGTCTGGAAGATACCCAAAGAGAAACAGGGCCCGTATGGGCTGCCTCGGGAAGTCGATCAGATGCGGAAGATGGCAAACCTGAACTTGGTGGACTACGAGCATCACGATGAGAAAAGTAAAACCTACCAACGGCTTTACGGCAAGATGATGGAAACACTTGACCTCGGCTTTCAAGATAAGGCCGTTGAGCACCTCTATCAACAAGAAACAGGTCTTGCTGACATCTTCAAGCCGGACCATTACATCGAAGAGATGGGACGCAAGTTGGGCAAGACGAACATGTTCCATGCGTCCAAGTCCGTCACATCTCAGCACGACCTATCGGGGGCTTTCGGTAACGCACCAGAAGGAGAGGATCTGATTGTCGCCTTCCGTGACAGCCACAACCTCCGTGATGCCTTCAAAGAAGACAAAGGGTATGACCTGAAAGATTGGGCGCACCAATTCGTTGCCGGACGCAAGAAGGTAGAGGGCGGGCCGGACACCATCGGAGATAACGTCACATCCAGAACGAGTTTGCCGTACTTCATGTTTGACCGAATGGATCAAGCTATCGGGATGTTCGGTCCGGGCATGAGTAACGAAAGCAAAGCCTCTGTCGGACACATCGCAGCGAACCTCGTCCTGAAACGATTCCTTCCTGTCTACGGAGCCTATCAGGGGTATCAATACCTGAACTACCTGACCGAGGGCGGAGACGAGGACGAGAACGGAAGCCCTGACAACATCACGATGCGAACCGCAAGGAACGTTAAGAACTTTGACCTCGGCTGGCATCGCGTAAAGGACTCCTTGGGCATCACCAAAGTCGCCAAAGAGATTGCCGACCTGACTCCAGGATCGGAACAGATCGCAGACATTCCCGGCATCAACGTCGTAGACTGGACCAGCACCACAGAGGAACGGGAAGAATATTACGAGAGCGGTATGACGGAAGTAAGAAAGGGACGCTATTGGGACATGGGTAATACGCCTTTGACAGGTGGAAAGATCCAATACTTCCAACCCAACCTTTACAGAAGAATCATGGGTGACGCAGAATTCTCCGACAGTAAGTTCGGAAGCCGTGAAGAATACTTCAAGAACGCATGGTTCCCGACACTCACGCAGCCATTGGCTCCGATTCGTCACTTCGTCACCGACAAGTATTATTATGACCGCAAGCACTACAACGACAGACCATACCTCATGACTTCCCCAGAGGGCGAGAATATCCCTGTCATCGGGCCGGCCTTCGGCGCTACTATCGGTCGTATCCTCAAGCCGCGTCTTCGGATGCATGAAGAGTATTGGCAGAAGGGCGGAGCAACCTCTTACACGGAACCACTTGTCGATCCGAGTCTGCAAGCGGCGATTCCTGGGCAACAGGGTTCGGCTCCTTCTACCGAAGGCGGAGAGGAAGCTGCAGCCCAAGTTTCATCGGGAGGTTCTCCATCACGAGCGATGCCCGACGATGCGGCTGTCGCAGGCGATCTGCTGACCCCAAAACTACAGGAACTGGGTGTCGATATTGGCACAACTGCAGGCGCACGACCGAAGGATGAATCCTACGAAGTTTACCAGACGCCGAGCGGCGGAATGCAGGTCATCAACATAGACAATAGCTTAGGCCTATCCGAAGTCAACTTCGATCTAAGGAAGTATGCGCTAAGCAAAGCTGTAAGTGCGGACACGCGAGTGGACACGACTCCACCAGTAACGCCTGAACCTACAATAGGGGATGTTGCTTCACCAAACAGTGTAGGGCATAGCTTGAGCGAACAGGCGAACCAGTGGGGCGATATAGCTGGTATTTACGGCTTTGCAATCCAAGGATTCGTTACCGGTGAAGCGCAAGCTGAAAAAGAAGTTATAGACACCCCGGGTTGGTCTATGTCGTTCAATCGCCAGTTCTGGGATCAGAACGCTGGCGGGCTCGGAGGAGAGTTCTCGGAAATCTTCCGACGCTTCTTGCCGAAAAGAAGGAATGATGTTGCGTACATCAACCCAATCAAGAACACGATGCCAGAATGGATGCCGGGCGAGGATTACTTTACCAACTTCCAAACAGGTGACCCTTATACGAAAGTAGCCAAGGGAGAGATGCGACTACCTGGAGAAGGCTACGAGCGAACGTGGAACATCAAAGACCCTACGGCGCTTCGTGTCGGTTCGTCCACTCTAGGAAAAGAACCCGAGGAAATCATCAAGCACTTGCTGAACCAAGACCCGATTACGGACGAAGGCTTGCAGAGTATCGTTGATGAAGGAACGGAGTACCACAAAAAAATAGAAGATATGTGGTTGAAGTCCGGCCTCGCCCTTGATACAGAAGGGAAGATCGAAGACGAAGAGAACGGCGTCCTCGGTTTCTACGATGCCGTCATTCATGACGAATCTTCGAGAACAAAGATAGGTGTAGTCGACATCAAGACAATTAGTGACAAAGGCTTTAGAGAGGTCCTCAAAACAGGAGAGGCTCGAGCAGACCACCACAAACAAGTGAATTATTATATGTGGGCGCTAGGACAAGAAAAGGGGAACGGGTATGTTCAATATATAAACCGGGACGACCCAAATCAGACGTATACAGCAAAATTCAAATATAGCGATGATTTGCTTCAGGAGTCCTTGAATAACCTTCGGACAGCCCGTGATTACATCCGGAACGGTATAGCGGATGGGTCGATTGGCAGAGGAGAACTTTACGATCCGATTGACCGCCTGAGGATATTAGGCGATGTGGCTCCGTACTCGCGAGAATATGCAGAAACAAAGGCTATGCTGTCCAAGATGAAGATCACAACAGAAGAGCAAGAAGAAGTGTCTGCCATCGACAATCGCGTCACCGAAGCCAAAGAGCCGATGCGGATTTATCCGTACCGATTCAAAACGGCGAACCTTGAAATGAAGACTGTGACCGTCAAAAAGATGCTGAGCAACAACACCTTTATCGCGAACGAGATGCCCGACAATCCAATCAAACTAGCCGGAGTACACGTAAGCGAAGCGATGGCAGATGGAACGGGAGAGGAAGCGAGCAAGCAACTGGCTCAGCTGCTGAAACCCGGTCGATCCGTGAGAATCGGTTACGATATGGATGAAGCCAATCAGGTCACAAAAGATACCGTCAACAGTATTCGGGCCGTGGTCTACAGCAACGGATTGAATGTAAACAAGACCATGGTGAAGCGCGGCCTTGCTACGGAGAAAGAGGATGACTTCACTCCTGCATCCATCCATGCCCGCTACAATCCGATGGAGATCGCCTTCGGGAAAGCATGGGAGGCTGTGTCCCATCTGAACACACCGTTTCATACGAAAGTCCTTCAGGTAAGAAGTGCGGCAGAGAGTTACGAGCAACGAGAAGTGTACGGCAAGGATTTCCAGAACTGGACGCATCCTGTACGTGACTTCCTGATTCCTGCCATTCGGGAAAGCATCAACCGACCAAGTGGTTTGATTTGGGGGACGTTGCTCGGGTCAGCGTTCGGATCTACCCGTTACGGAAAGATATTGGGAGCCTTGACAGGTTTCTCTGTCACCGCCATCGGGAAAGCTATTGTCGGAACAAAAGAAGCTACGACAGGCGAACGCTGGATACCAGAAACACGCCAGAAGGAACGCAATCTGAACGAATACATCGACACCTTGAAATACGTGAAGTACCGCGGACTCTACGAGGAGTACGCACAAAAGACGCTCAAAGAAGAAGGCTTCGACGTGAAAGCCTTCATGAAGAGTGCCGAGTTCAACGGACAGGACAAGAAAGCCCGCAAACGGGATCTGATGGACTTCAAGAAATTCATCAAGATGAACTACGCAGACAGAGATCAGTTCGAGTTCAAGACAGGTGCGCCAAAGTACGTTGACATGCAAGCCTCTCAGTCACTCATTGTCGGTCAAATCAATAAGGAGCTGACCGAGATCCAAAGCGACAGAAGCGTCACTCGCCTGTCCTCAGATGCCACCAAAGCCATCGACTACTACAACAAATCGGAGAAGACGATGTACGGTTATGATCGTGGAGATCCTCTGGCCAACATTCTAGCTGCGTTACCAAAGACAGACCGCCAGTACATGAAGTACTTTATGAAGGCTCCGGAAGAAGAGAAGGGCAAGATTCTGAGTCTGGCTCCAAAGTACCTGCGACGAGCTTTAGAGAGTACATGGGGAATGCCTGTCGAAGATAAGCCTTCTCTGGATGCGTACTTCCAGGAGAACGTTCTGCCCGATGCAGAGTGGGAAGGGTGGAACGAGGAGACAGACCTCGACAGTGTGAAAATCAAGATGATTAAGCAGCAGGGACTGGACTTCGGGGAGTTCGATGTTTGGCAGGATCAAATCGACCAAGCCAATGCAGAAGGAGAAATCCCTCTTCCGAAAATGAATGTCCGCAGTAATGCCCTGACGGTGAGAAACAAACTTATGGATGTCCTTACCGAGATGGGCTTAGAAGATATAGAGGTAGATTACCGCTACAGCACCCGCGATGTGGGTGTAGATGTAAAAATGAAGAAGGATAAGCGACAGGAAATCGAAGAGAAGATTCGCACATCCAAACTCGTATAACGAATGAAGGAGGGTTGGCATGTATTTAGCTGACATCAACCGAGACACAACAAGAAGCAGTTTCAACAGCAACCTTGGGACAATGTGGGATAATCCCGACGCACAGGAGCTTTACCAGAAACAAAGAGATACGCTGAACCAACTTCTCGCCAGACAATCCCGTGTGCCGTTTGCGTTCACCACTTACCCTGAAGCAGCAAAAGGTTTTGACCTCAATGAAATCCAGAAGCAGGCAGAGAACATCCGCAACATCTTCGAGGTGGACGGAGGCGACGTTACAGGTTTCGACTTGGAAACCCTTGGGAACTTCGGACCAAACGCAACGGAGTCCGAAAAAGGATTGCTGGCCATGACGGAAGTCGCTCTTGTGCGGCAACAGGTAACGAAGAATGCTTCGGGTATGATTCAGGCAAATAAGCCAATCAGCGAAGTCCTTACCTTTGGTGTAGAAGAACGGCAACGAAGAGGCTTCCTAGAGTTGATAGCCCGCGCAGAGGGAGATGGGTGGGATACGTTGAGTGCAGCTGAGCAGTCCACCATTAAACGGCTGACAGTCTATTCTGACCCCAACGCCTTTGTGATGAATCCTCGTTCCAAACGTTTCGCTCTGGGCAAACTGCTCGACCCTGACCCAACGGATCTTCGTCGGGCAAGGTCAGGTTTGTCCAATCTTGCTAAAGTAGGCCGCAAGCAAGGACTCCAGACAGACGTCGGAAGACAGCAACTTATTTCCTTACGGAACGCCATCACCGAAACCAACAATCCGGGGAAAGCCCTTCTCAGCTACAATGGCACAAACTATGACATTCCTTTCCTGAACGCCGTGCTGCAGGAGCAAGGCATCCCTGCCGTCAAGGCGCTGAACCACTATGATGCCAGAACCGGTCTGAGCGCAACCAATCAAGGAAGAATGTTGTCTTCGTTAAGCGGTATCGCCAGCAACCAAGGCATCGAAAGCTTTAGTGCAGGAAGCAGTCCGGGTAGTCTGGGTTCGTGGGCTTCGGCCTTCGGTATCGACATTGACGCCCATCTTGCGGAATCCGATACGAAAGCGACCATGACTCTTGCTCAGAAAAGTTACCAAGACGTCCTCGAAGGTGTGGAAGCTATTCGCTCCAACCCAAACAACCGAACCGTCACACCAGACAATGCGGGCGAGAGCGTGGTGTTCGCCAACAAAGCGGTTAAGATCGACAAAGACGGATACGACTTCATGGCGATTGACGGAGAGATTCAGCCGCACCTTGATTACGCATTGAACCGCAATCAGTTCTATCAGGTGGATGAGATGAAATTCATCCCAACAGCAGAACTTGACGGGAGCATCGCAAGTCGAGTCGCGAAGAACCAACCGGGAGCAGAAGGGTTGTTCGCTCTTCGGTTCCGAGGAGCAGGCGAAGGAAATCAGAATGTGACAGGTACGATTTTCAGATCGAACCCGGACGACATTCAAGCCTTGTTCCAGAATGACCTCTCCATCCATACAGTCGTTGAAGCCGAGGAACTGACAGACTTCAGCCAGATGCCACTCAAAGGCTTGCGCTCTTACGCCACTCAAGTTGGTTTGCAGGGTCGAAGCAAGTACCGACGGAAAGCGGAACTGCGAAGCGCTTTGGAGTCCAATCAAGCTGTGAACCGCATTCCGTTGAACCCCGGAGAGGTGACTTCTGCCATGGTGGACCAACAAGTAGGCCGCACGATTTCCGATAGCGCGCGACGGAACTTTGAGGGAATGTTTCAACTAGGGAACGGGCGAGGATTCAGTTACGCTGAAACGATGTACGGCACTTACTCGGACGTAAACATCGCCTTCAGAGAAACCTTCGGCAGACCGGCCCGAATGGAAGATATCGCGTTCCTTGTGAAGAACGGCTCTGTCAGTGAATTGGACAAGACCTTGAATGCGGATCAAGTGCTAGGCAGACTGAAATCTCCGCAACAGAAGACGACATTCAAGGAACTCTACAATGTCCTGAAAGACACCAATATCACTATGGAGACAGCTATCAATACCATCGGCACGAACGCAGCCCTGACACAAGTGCCAAGCAACCTGACACCGAAGATTGCAGGCAACTACATGGAAACACAGAAGACATTGGCTCTACGGAAAGCTTGGGGCTTGCTTACGAAAGACCCTGAAACAGGAAACTCTATCGCTGGAAACAAACGGATTGCCGACCGGACCTTTGCGGACATTCACTCCATCGAGGTAGCGGACGTTGTGGGCGGAAACGGGTATACACGGATCAATGCATCCTCGAACAATTCGGCGGGGGCCGGCATCCTGAATGCCGTAAGAGGGGTTGGGAAACATGAAAAACTCCCTTCTCGTAAAAAGTTCCTGCAAGTAGAAGCCTTGAAGTCTATCGCCGATGATCTTGTCGGTCGTCAGCTGTTGCCTGCAGGCTTCAAGCACAGTGTCATCGGTGACGCTACCGATCCTTACCACATCGCACAAGCAATCGGAGGAGAGTTATTCCAAGCCGTCGATAGCGTGAAGTCCCGTTTTAGTGCGGAGCAGATGCGTGATTTCGATTTCGGTGACGTAACGTCCGACACCCTTTACGAACAAAGCGTCGAAGGAACGTTGAGCGATGAAGACCGCAAGCTATGGGGTTACATTAATTCAGAAACGCAACCGATGCTCGAGTTCGATACATCCGGTTTCAAACACAAGGGCAATAGTCTGGATGAGTTCCATGCGTCGATCGGCAATACACCGGATGACATCCAGAAGACCGTAGAGCAAGCAATCAACAGTACGCGCCCTCTGGTTTCGATTGGGGTGTCCGAAAAAGGATTCGCGCCTGTGGCAGAACAACTGCGTGCAGAGCTGAACTACGACGATCATCACCTGAAGCAAGTCGAGAGCCTTTTCTTCAACAAGAAGATGGGGATGGTCGGGGCGCACGATTACGCCGTACAGCTATTCAACGGGCCGGACGATAACTTGATGCTCGCCTTTACAGATCAGAAACACTCTCACCGATTACTGGAAGCTCTCACAGATGAAAAAGGAATGGATGAGATTCGTGAGTTTGCCGGAGTCGTCCCTATGAGCAAGATCAATATGGATGGCCCGGTTGCATCCGTGTCGAAAGGTCGGATAGAGAAGTCCATCATTGGCAGCCTGAACGCCTACACGGACAAGGATACAGGTAAGCTCGTGACACATTATCAGGATACGTTGAATGAATCCTTGACGCAGTACATCTACGAGAACAAGCGGATCGCCGATATGGTTTCCCGTGGTGATTTCCAAGCAGTCAATGCGACCGTGAACCGCGCCTTCAGCAAGCCGATACTAGCTGCTCCCGGATTAAGTGGGGTGCAGACCGTTGTAGAAGGTGGGCAAGCCTTGAAGAAAGTCATTCCGAACATGTCGGACGTTGCATCCAACCATCTAGTCGATATGAGTTCTGCCATCAACTTCTTGCCTGCGATCTATCAACGGGACGAAGGCGTAAGAAAAACGCTGAACGAAGTATTCAGCCCTGTCGTAGGGGGAACCGATGAAAAGGTAGCAAGTTACATGGCTAATTGGAGTCAGCAACTTACCGACGGTGGGCACAACAGTCTGAAGAAAATGAAGGATATGGATATCGCCGTTCAGGAATGGTACGTCAAGAACCTTGTTTACGGAGAAGGTCTTATCCAAAAGGTAGTGGATTACGGCGAAGAAATCACGGACGCACAGACCGTGTCAGAGTTCAAAAACCTACTGGACACAGGCGCGCATCAAATCCTGAGGGAAGACAAAGTTGCGGATGGATTTGTTTCCACGTTGGATCGTGTCGCCATGAACTCGTATGGCTTTATGACCGGGTTCACTCGTCCGGTGCAGATGCAGTTCCAGTCTTTCCAATCTTTTGACAAAGACGATCTTGTCGGCAAGGAAGCCAAACTGGACTCCTTGAATATCCGTGTCGGTGAAAGTGTCGTGACGAGAGAAGCCGCAGAGAACTACTACGGAAAGATGGAAGCCGCCGGTATGGGGAGTTACGAAGGAACGGTCATGGCGAACGTGCGTCAGATGCACACCCATGAAATGCTGCAGGCTCTGGACGCAACGGAATCCCGCAAGGAAGATGTTCTGGCCGGACTTGGTGGCAAGTATACTTCCGAAGACTTCGATGCCGTCATGCAAGAGTTCCGTCTTTACTCGGATACGAACCTGCAGCATTCGCTCGTCAATCCGATTCTCCGCAAGGATTTGTGGAACAAGAACGAATTGAACACCTTCAAGATCAAAGACCTTGAAACGGCAAAAATGACCATTTCGCCGGGTGACTTCGTGAAGACGGGTGATGTCATCGGTACGCGTGAGTTGGACGGAAGCACCATCGACATCGTGTACAACAAGGCAAGTGGTCAGGTCGGAGAAATCGCAGACGACGCCATGTACGTGAACCCCGGCAAGATGGTCGGAGAAGGTGACGAAGCGCGGTTTGTTGCCGAAGGTCAGCTGAGAGAGCTCAAACTCGGCATCAGTGGCGTAGAGAAGACTGTCGCATCCACCGTCGACTTGGGCGATGAATACGATGACCTCGTTCAGGCCGTCTGGAAAGAATCTTACGGAGACGCAGCCTTGGTCGGTAAGTTCGAACTAGGGAAGCATTTATCCGGCTCCGTGGTCGCAGGTAGCTCCGTGAACTACATGGCGGAACGCTTTGACGAACTAGGTGTAGAGGGCGAGTTCGAACGCCTTGCTGACGAACATCTGCCAAGTTGGAACGCACGTTACAGCCGAAGCGAGACGGGAGACTTCCTGCTCGATGAGGCAGGGAAGAAGACGCTCCTTATCGAGGGAAATCCTTCCTCTGATGCCGGTCACTTAGAAGGTGTCAGGGATATGGTGCGAGCCATCCAAGACAGTCCCGACGAAAAGGTCAGACAAGTCGCTGCCGAAATGCGCCAGATGGAACAAGCCAACTCCTACCGCGTACCTGTTCGTCGCATGATTATGTCCGAGATGCACTCGGCAAAAGGAGCAGAAGGCGATACAGGAAAAGGGGTCAGCGTCACACCGAAATCCAATCAGATGTTGGGTTCCAATGTGGGCGATGCAGAGTTCCGTATATTCACCGGAGAGCGGTTTGAAAAAGTTGCACAGCCGATCCTTGACCGGAGAATGCGGATTATTCAGCGGTCCCCGGAATATGCAGAGGGAGCCAAGTCCTTACGAGGAATCATGGCATCCCTTACTCACGTAATGGGGGAGAAGAGTCCCGGAGGGGTTCAGGACGTAAACCTAGAGGACTTGCTTATCCCTAAGAGTGGAGCCAGTGTTGAGGAAATGATGCAGACGCTGTTCTCTGTAGCCAACGAGAACGATGGAAGCTTCGAGGGCGTGGATGCGTTCCGAGTCAACTTGGGCGGCATAACCATCAAGAACCCGGAAACAGGGGAACGAGTCGGTGATGTGGTTATTCCATTGGTTCGCACGCACGCCGTAGATGGACAGGTCTTCTTCTCTGACTCTCAGAAGAAAATCGCCTCACTGCTTAACTCGGCAAAAGCCCTTGAGGATGGGCAATCAGTTAGAAGCGGAGAAAGCATCAAACAGATGCAGTCGCGGATGGACGATGCCTACAAGGATATGATGGGTTCCTTTGAGAATGAACTGAATCATAAGGACGGCATCATGAATCGCTTCATGCTATCTGGACGTATGCCGTTCTCTGGGTACGCTCACGGTACCGTCATCACTTCACCTGTAACAGAAGAGATGATGAAAGGAGAGTCACTGGCTGTAGCCGCAGAGAAAGCGAAAGCGGATCTCGAAAACGGCATTGAGTTGTCTTTCGCCAATAAAGAGAGCACGAAGGGCCTGACTCTGAGAGGTGCAGATGGTCGCATCGGGTACGGAGATGTTCTTGAGACCTCTCGTGAGCAACTGGAAGAGATGGGTGTAAACTTCCGCGACATCGGCGATCAAGTCGTAAACGAAAGATTAGCAAACGACAACGCCTTCCGAGAGCAGTTGATCCGAAAGGGTATTCTTGATGGGCAAGGGTCGCTTGTCTTAGCGGGAGACCCTTCCCGGGAAGGGATTGCCGGCGCCACAAAGAAAGAGTTGAAGAAAGCAACCCGTGACTGGAAGAACTCCCCCGCCTACGTTGCTGCGACAGACGAGGCTTTCGAGAAAGCGGGCTTGGAATACGTCAGGGAGCGCGGTATTTTCGGGACAGGTAAACGTGACCCGGTATTTAAGACCAGTTCCGACTTAGCTGTCAGTGTCCGCTTGAACGACAAACTAAAGGGTCGCACCCTCATGTTTCAAGGGTACACAGCGAATAGTTGGAACGCCGACGTCGATGGAGATATGGAGGCCATGATCCTCAACCTAGAATCCAGCTACGATAAAGAGAAAGGTCGCAATGTCGTTCGCCTGTTGAACGAACAAGACCCCGCTGAGTTAGCGACACGTAAACTCTACGAGGCGCAATCTTTTACCAATGCAGGGAAAGACGGCCACATGGCTGCTGCAATCGACGAGTACGTGGGTGACTCCATCAAGTTTGGATCTTCCAATCCAGAAGATGAGGCCGGGGATGCTATCCTTCGTCATGCTGCATACATCCAGGGAGAGCAGAATCTCCCTACGGACACGGCGACAGGGAAACTGAAAGACAATTATCTGCACAACGAAGCTGTCGTTACAACCGCCATCAAGAACAAGCACAACAAAGGGGCTATCGGTTACATCTCCACACCAAACTATGTCTTGCGTGAAATCGGTGAGGAAGTGTTTAAGGACAGCAAAGAGGATCAAGTCCACCTAGATAATCTCTTGAAGATGACAGATGAATCCGAACAAAAGCCGATCGACGTTAAACATATCAAGGATGGTGGGGAAGAGCTTACCAAGGTTCCGAAGTACCGCTTAGGTCTGACGCAACTCGCCAACGGAGAACATGAGATGGGTCTTCAGAACGTAATCGACGCTATGGAAGGTCCGATCTTCCCGAAAGGAACGGCTCCTGTGGCAGCTGACATTCTGAACGGATCAGTCGATATGAATATCCCGATGAATCAATCCCTGTTATCCTTGAGCAAGATGTTCCAAGATCCTCGTGCAACCCAAATCTGGAACTCTCCGCTTATCCGAAGTCAACCGAACCCCAGAGGTCTGATGGATCGCCTGAAGTCTGTTGTGAACGAAACAGCAGAAGGAAGCAGTGAGGTTATCCGAGCAAAACAGGAAGCCATCCGGAGAGCAAAACAACCCTCCGCTATCCGAATCGACGGAGTAGCCTTGGACAAGAGTAATTACTTGATGCCAAATGAGGGTGTTTACGATCCGGGTATCTACCAAGTGAAATCTTACGGCCAAGGGGAGCGCTCCCGTCAGCCATTCGTTGTCCTTCAGGAGACGAAGACGAAGAAGCAACAGCGTGTCTATGGGGCTGACATGGAAGTCCTTGGTCAGAAGATCCAAGAGAGTTTCCGTATCGGAACAAGGAGCGATGTACCTGCCTTCCGTGAAGAGATCATAACGAAAGGGGCTCAGCAGTTTGTCGATGAAGCGATGACGGATGCCGATACTTTTCAGTTTCGTCAGGTCGAAGCACTGGTCGCCTCGAAGACGTTGTCATCACAGTCCCCTTCTGATAAAATAGACGTATTAGAGTCTACCGTAACGAAAAGAGGGAAGAGAGCCAATCGACTAAGAGAAACAGTCGCATCCTCGATTCTCTCTCACGAAGGCTACGATCATGCAATCGCAAAAAGAGCACAGGAAAGTTTCTTCGGGACGGACGAAGGTAAAGCCACAAGCCAGTTCGCCGGAGAGTTAAGAAGTAGGGGACACAAGGACTCCGGTTCGCTGATTCGTCAGTTCAATGACCAGATCCGTGAACGAGGAGCCAGTGCGGAATCACGAGAACAAGTCCGTCACTCCGTGATGGCAAGAGACGCTGCGTCCGTCAAAGGTGTCAATTCCGACACAATACCAACTCCTTCAAGCGGGGATGTCGGTATTCAGAAGATCATCCAACGGACAGAAGGGGCGAGAGGTCAACTCTACAACCTTCATGACGTAAGCGAACAGTTAACGACTCGCTATGCCGAGCAGGTGAGAGGCCTGGACGAGAGCGCAGCAGAACGCCTGAACGATCAGAACGTAAGTAAAGCGGTGGAAGAAGAAACCGTGCTTACCCCTTGGAGACAAGCCTCTACACAAAACCAAGGCATCCTGAAGCAACTGGACGAGGACTTCGACACCTTGGCAAGCAGTCAGTCTGACGAAGCGATGCAGTACCTTAATTGGAACAGCAACGACATCATCCAATCTTTCCTGAGCGAACGGAATATCCAAGGCTTAGGTGAGGCGCGTATCGCTTTCGGCAATCAAGCAGGACTCAAGATCAACGAGGTCAGCATGAATGACTTGCGTGGCATCTACGAAGCAGGAAGTTCTGGTGCCAGAAACACACAGGCAGCCCGAAAGACTGCGGAACAGATCGGCCACTACTTCGAAGCACTGGACGGCGCATCCATCGAGGAAGCAAGACAAGCGATGGACAGGCATACCGTACAGAATACCCGAGGCCTTGAGGACGAAGTCATGGGTGGTATCTCAGACATCAACGACGCAATCCGCAAGACAGGACAAAGTGCCGGAGAAAGAAAGAGTGTCGCCAGTGCAGGGATGGATGCCGTTGAACAAATTGCCCGCAAGCCGATGGGTAAATTCGGGAAAACGATGATTGGGGTCGGTGTAGCCGTAGGGCTTTCCAGTCTGCTTGCAGGGATGCAGTTCTCTGCTCCTCCTTCTGCTCTGAAGGCTTCTCACCGTCCGAACGGAAGCGGGTCCTCCGACTCCAACGGACAGTTTGACCAGAAGCCTGCGGTTTCGCCACGCATCGCTCCTTCGTCCAAAGAAAGAAAAGCTTATGTCGGAAACGAAGGCGTTCAGTTTCATGTGAAAGCAAAAGGCAGCCAAGACAGTTCCGCTGTTCTATCGGCCGTCAAACGAACGGTTGAGAAAGTCAACGGCCCGAACTTGAACGTGAACCTGAATACCCAAGACGACACTTCTCAAGTCAGCGACAGCTGGTTGCAAGAGAAGCTATCCGGTTTGTTTTAACCCTATAAAAGGAGAGTGAAAAGATGCCGGCAGACGATCTACTAGACACATTTTTAACTTCCATCGGAGTCAGCAAGGACACAACAGATGCCTTGTCTGACATCCTCGGAAAGCTAAAGCCAAAGCAGAAAACATTCAAAGGTTCCGATCCAGGCTACAACGACACCACGGCAACAGGTATCAAGGACGAGGACACGCAGAAAGTAATGGACAGACTTCGCCGAATCACGCCAGAGCGACGGGTTGAGCCGCCGAACTATTACGACTACCTCGAATACCCACACCGAACCGGTGCGGATGAATTTACACTTCGGATAGGGGATTGTTCCTTGGTGATCCCTCCGGAGTTCATCTCCGTCAGAACCAGTTCAACCACCGACAGTGTGGTTTCCATCCGACAAGAAGGTTCGACAAAAGTGAAGCACGGTTATTCCCGAAGAGAGATTGTGGTCCAGTTCGTGTTCAATGGGTACGAACAGATCAACGGGTATGAAGTGGAATCCCCTTTTCCGAAGAGTCCGTATTATGTGGACGGCCTTCGTCCTCTGTTAGCTCAATTCAAATGCACGCCGTTCTTGCCAGTCGTGAATGACTTCCTGAACACAACCCACGCCATCTTCAATGTCGCTCTGTCAGGGTTCTCGGTAAACACCATGCCGGGGTTCCCCGATACGCTGCAGGCAACGCTTGTTATGCAAGAGTTTAACGTGGAGCCTTATATAGAAGTACCTGGCATCTTCTTCGAGGATTACATTGATTGGGATCTGTTCCGCTACTACTATCAGAGGGCTATGTCCTCGGACGGAAAAGAGCCGAACTACCTGAAACCTGTCGGGAAAGATCAGTCGAGTCTCACTGGCTCTTTCGTTTTCAAGGCATTGAATCCTGAAACCCTGCTTGCCGGTGTGGATGATGAAGACTACACCATCGGAGAGAACCTCCTGAAAGACAAGAGCTTCACTACGATCGTAACGAACGAGGACAATGTTCAGATGACCGAGTTGCAGTTCGGTCTGTCCAACCTTCTTCCGACGATACAGTTGGCTGACCAGTCCACGCCCACGATGCAATTCATGGGCGGCATGGACACCACCTTCACCTTTACACTGGAAACAACCAGTGCGAAGGTAATCGCCAAGTTCCAGCAGCTGGAGAACATGACGAAGACACTGGTAAGAACCTACAGGAAATTCAACTCCTTCGGGTTCGTGAAGGTCGAGAACGAACTCATCTCGCTGACGGGTACTTCTTATCTTATGATTGACGATATCAATGTCAGTACCGTTCCCGAGTTCCCAGACCTTTACCAGATACAAATTCAGTGCATCAGCTTTAACGCCCGTCAAGAACGACAAGAGAGTATCCAAGGCTTCTCCCCGGTCAATCAAAAAGGGACGATGGCCGACACCATTACACAGGATTACGACGGGTTCGAAAGGAAAGCAAGACAGGACAACGAAATAGAGCGACAGCTGATGAAACATGTAGAGCTTTATCCTGACCTCTTTCTTCCAACTTACAAAGAAGTGAACGTGGCGATCCTTGCTATCCAAGCCTTCCGGAAGAACAAGGGTTTATCTCCTCTGGGTTACACCGAGTATCCGAAAGAGGTGTCTTACATCCCCGGCAAAGGGCCGGGCGGTTACTACTCCGTCTACCTTGATCCGGACTTCTACGTGTTCTACCCGATGAAATACGAGGACATGGACCCAGATGCCAACTCGACCTTGCATAAGAATGTGCAGCCGACACCGAACAGTTTCACCGTTCCGGACAAGGATTGGGGCGATGAGATTCCGGAAGGAGCGATCGCAGGGGATGACGGGTCACTGACTTGGTCTGGCAGCTCAGGCGGAAGCGGAGGGTCGAGCGGAGGTGGTGCCATCGGAGGCAGTACAAGCGCAAACGCAAGCACGCAAGCCTTCATCGACTTGGCTCAAGCCCAAAGAGGGAAGCCTTACGTCTGGGGTGCGGCAGGGCCAAACTCGTTTGACTGTTCGGGTCTGATTTGTTGGCTGTGGATTCAGCTAGGGATTGCTCCGGCTGGGTATCGCACCAACCATCAAGGTTTGGTTGACGACGCCGCCCGTGTGCAAAAGATTTCCGAAAGCGAGCTACAACCAGGGGATTTGTTGGTTTCGGACGGGCATCTTGCTATCTACCTCGGGAACGAAGACACGGTTGAAGCGATGAATCCGCAAAAAGGCGTAACGAATGGAAAGAAGAGTTGGGCGAACTATTATCAATTCGGGCGTGTCCGTGCGTTTGCGTCAGGAGGCACGACAAGTGCGACAACAAGCACAAGGAAGGCCACAGGCAACCTGTCCTTCGATGGAACCGAATCTGCACCGAGAGTCGTTGAAACAAAGAGTAAGGTTTCTGCGGATACGATGAACCAAACACTAGGAGGTGTCTTGGCGGGAAGAGGGTCCACCTTCATCTCCTTGGGGCAGCAGTACGGCGTGGACCCCGCAATCGTTGCGGCTATCGTAATTCACGAAACAGGTAACGGGACATCCAACGCTATCCGTAACTACAACAACCCCGGCGGCATCATGGACTGGAATAACAACTGGTCCACGCTCAAGCGGTTTGCTACATTTGATGAAGGACTTGCGTTCACCTTTAGCAACCTGAAGAAAGGTTACATCGACCAAGGGCTTGTTACGATCGAAGCGATTGGATCGAAATACTGCCCCGTAGGAGCCGCTAACGATCCGACTGGTCTAAACGTCCATTGGGTTCCGAACGTGACCGCCTACTACGCTCAGCTGACAGGTCAAGCCTATGACGGTAGCTCCCTCGGTACGCCGGGGTCTTCTGTCGCCGCTTCTCCTGCGGTGTCCACTTATTCATGGAGTCAAACCGATGCAGGCAAGACGTTGGGAACGAAGACAGGAACGCTTAACTTCGATAACTTCGGCAAGCCCGTCTTCGAAAAGGCGGATCAGTTCTGGAACAAAGAAGTCTTTCAGGAAGAAGCCGAAGGGGATGAGTTGCTCAACCGGATGACGGTCGATATGGTGGAGTACTCCGCAAGAGGTCGCCTGCTTCGGGCCTTCCCTACGTTCATGTTCCTGATTGTGGATGATGGCGGGGAATGGTTGGACGGACAAAAGCTTTGGTCAAACTTCTACACGTACCGTTCCTTGCTTGACGTATCCGTCTTTCAGGAAAACGATCAACCTGTCCACACCGCATCCATCACGGTAAGCAACGCCTACAACGAAATCTCAAAGGCGCCGAAGATACCCTCTCCTTATGTGAGTGACAACATCAGCGACTATTGGGATTTCTACAAAAACGTCGGTGACCATGCGCCAGATAATGTAAACGTGGTGGCCGGCCTCCCTGATGCGCTCGTCGGTACTGCGCTAGAGGCAGTCAGCGACACCTTTGTCGTGGGTTGGTACAAGCTAACAGGTAGTTTGCTAGGCGGCCCGCAGGTGACGGACAATATGATTGCCCTCAAGAACATGATCTTCGATACGGCGAACGTAAAGCCCGGCTGTCGCATCCATCTGAGAATGGGCTATGGCAGTAACCCGATGTCGTTGCCAATCAGCTTCAATGGTGTCATTTCCGACATAGACGCAGGGGACATTGTTACGATCATAGCCCAAAGCGACGGAGCGGAATTAGTCAACGACGTAGTGTCCACCAAAGAGGATCAGGAGAACGGCGCCTTCAAGTTCGGGTCAGAGCCCTCGGATGTCATTGCGTCCCTGTTGCGTTCCCGCAAGAATAAACTAGGGAACATGTTATCCGAAAAGTGGGGAGAACCTAATGCTTTCGGGATCGAACATTTCGGAATCTACTCGAACAACGGCTTGTTCGCGGACTTGGCCAAAGAGTCGCAATACGATCTTTGCAAGAACCTCTATATTGGGAAATACAAGTGCCAACCGTTCATTGGGTCAAATGGATGGTTGATCGGCGCTGACGGAGAAGAGAACATCAACTTCAACATCTACAACAAGACAGTTTGGGATTGTATGCAGATGGTGGCGCAAGGTGTTCCTGAGTTTGTTGCTCAGCCGATGTACCATCAGTTCGAGAGCCGTGTCTTCTACGGGCTCCCGCAATGGATTGCCAAGTACCGGTACGACATTGTGGATGAAAAACTCTACGAGGCAGGGAAGACTTTTTCTCAGTTCCATTACTTCGATTCCTTGTGTGATATCGTGGACAACCAAATCAAGGTTTCCTCTTCAGAGGTAAAGACAAACATTGTCGCCATGTACAGTCTGGGCGGAGAGCTCAAATCGACTCCTACTCTATACAGCGACAAGTCGATTGATTGGTCAAAACAACACACCTCGGTAATTGACACAACCATATCTCAGGATTATCTCGGTTGGGATTGGCTTTACGAGAAGCTAGGCTTTGATGTCGGGAAAGCGGCAGCCATCAAGATTGGGGTGTCAAACCTGCTTGATAGTTGGAGCGAAACCTACCAAGGAAGCCTACTCCTTCTGGGTGACGCTTCCGTAAAACCCTGCGATACATTTTACATGTATGACGCCTACACGGGCATCCGCGGCGTCGCCGAAGTCCGGAAAGTCGTTCACTCCATGAGTGCTCAAGGAGGTTTCGTTACAACCATCACACCGGGCCTGATGAACATGTCGAACGCACAGAACTCCGGAAAGGGGAACGTCATCAAGAGCATGTTTGCTTGGGCCGGTATCGCCTCTACCAACTCCTTTACCCGCAAGCTCACGATGGGCGCAGCTAGTGCCGTCATTCACGGTGGCGGCTCTGCCTTCAAGACAATCAACCAAGGGGTGCGCTCAGGGACCTTTGCAGCAAATGCGGTCGAAGGCGCAACAAAGGGTGTTTCCTTATCGAAGGACTTCTATCAGGCGGTCAAGAGCGGCAAGGTATTCAAGGACTACAAAGGCTACATCAGCACCTCTGCCGACTACATCAAGTCATTGGATCTGATGAGTCACGTCAAGACAGCACAGACGGGACTCAAAGCAATCAAGGCAATTAGGACGACAGAGCAAGCTGCTGACGTACTCAAGACGGGGTTAGCTTTAGCCGGAGGGACGGTCCTTCCCGGGGTCGGTGCCGTGGCCGGATGGATCGCAGGGGAAGTCGTAACGAATATCATTCTTGAGGGGTTGTTCGACATGTTCCAGTGGAATAACTGCGTGACGCTCTTCCCGTTGGATAAGGAAGGACAGGCTTTCGTTGGTGGCGTAAAAGGAGGCAAAAACATCATTCCGGGCGGTACGGGTGATGCGGTCTATAACTCAGAAGCCCCAACGGATGACGATGCAGAGTGAAGTAATTAGTCACTGACGAAAGGAGGTACACGAATGTCCCAGATCAAACGAGCGATACAGGAAAAGATCCTTAAACCGCATGACAACAATCAGTTCGATACCGTCCTAGCGGAAGTGGTGGCTTACGACGGACTGAAGCACCGAGCGACCATCAGCTTCAAAGACCCCAAGCACGCAGGTTTCCTTACATCCGAGAACGTTCCGATTCAGCTTGGCAGCGGAGGTTTCCACTCAGCCGGCCCTTTTGTAGGTGATCAGGTGTGGGTGTCCTTCGCCAACAAGTCGTTGCTTCAACCAAAGATTGTGGCACTTGCTGACGAACGCTACCAGATCCACAGCAGGAAGCGACTACAGCATCAAAAGCAGGGCGCTTACTTGCCGGACAACCTCGTGGAAGCCAACGGAGCGGAAGAGTACGACTTCTCTTCTTTTTCTCCGCTTCATGAGGATTGGATCGACCTCTCCAACCAGAACACAAACAAGTACGCCGACTGGACGGTTGACCCGATTCAGACGCTCCTGTCTGCCATGACGAATACCAGTTTCTATGAAGCGGAAGAGCCTGGTATTACGCATCCCAAGACAGGTTCTACCATAAAACTTCGCAACAATGGGATGATTGACATATTCGTTGAAGGGGATCAGGGCATCCGCATCGACCCCAAAACGCAATCCATCAACTTCTTCACTCGGAACGAAAACCATCATGTGACGAACCTGAATGCCACCGTCGAGGACTCCATGAAACTTGTCATCCAGAAACACTTTGGGGTGGAGGCTGAAACCTTCGCCCTGAAGACTGGAGAGGCGACCATGGAAGTCGGGAAGTGGTCAGTCAGTTCCGAAGGCGATGTTCACGTCAAGAGCGGAAAGAACATCACACTGGAAGCAAATAATCGCATCCTTTTGAGGGGATCCCAAGTCCTTCTGGATGGGGAGTTCATCACAAACAGGGACGACATCATCAAGATTCTGAACGGAGAAGAGGTAGAAGAAGATGTTTGATTTTGGTCTAGACAGTAACGGAGAATTCTTGATGGATGCAGAGACGCACGACATTTCGCGACAGATGGATGACGACCTCCGAACTCAGATGGCTCTTTGCAGAATCAAGTCCATCCGCAAAGGTTGGTTCAGTGATCACATCGGGGCTGACCTAGAAGCGCTTCTCGGCAAACCCAACAATGTTTCATCCCGTGCGGTAGGGAAAGAGAAAATACTCGCATCCTTAATGGAAGGCGACCTCTACGATTACGGGGAAATCTTCATCAAGGCCGAACAGGAATCAGCAACAGATGTCACGTATCAGGTTTACCTGCGAACTCTGGATGGACTAAGCGCAACGTCGCTTTCTGTTCAGCTCGATCTCATCAAAGGAATCAACGTCAAGATTGGAGGCTAAGCTAAATGATATTACTCAACACGAAAACTTTTGAAGAACTGCAAGAAGAAGATTTACAGAACCTCCAGAATGTCGGATTCAGCACCTCGGCGGGTTCGATCGCAAAACTCTTCCTCGGCCTCGTCAACAGAAACATCGCAGACCTTTACGATGTCCTGACTTTAAATCATGTGCAGTCCTTCGTGTCAACCGCAACAGGGTCTTACCTAGAAGCGGTTGGTGCGTTGATGGCTTGCGAGAGGTTAGTCGGAGAAGAAGATGCGGATTATCGCTATCGGATATCCAAGAGCGTCCTCACCACGGCGACCGCAAACGAAACCGCCGTTCGTCTGGCTGCTCTCAGTGTGTCCGGTGTTCAGGATGCCATCCTCAAGAAATACTCCTACGGGACGGGCAGTTTCTCTGTGCTGATCACGACAGACTCCCCAGAGCCTGCTCCGGAAATCATCGCCTCTGTCCAGTCTAACGTGGAAAAGGTGACCGCCTACGGAACACGCTTTGAGGTTACAGGCCCTGATGCCGTGAGCGTCAAACTCACACTCAAGCTGATGACAAAAGACACAACAAGCGTCGCCGTCAGTCAAGACCTCAAGTACAGCGTCAGACAGGCGTTGAGGGATTTCTTCGCCACTCGCAGAGTCGGAGAAGCCATCACCACCGATCAGATTACGCAGGAGGTCATGAATGTCAACGCAAGCATCGTGACCTATACCTGTGAGCGTTTCAGTTTAAATGGATTACCTGCTATGTTTGTCAACCAAGACTGTCGGTGGAACGAGCGCTTCATGCTGAGCTCGGACGCTGATGCGCTTATAATCCTGTAGAAAAGAGGCCACACTCATGCCATCGTATTTGATAACAGAGGGAGTTCTCGTCGCTTTCATTAGCGGCGTTTTCGGACTCCTTACCATCATCACAAAAAAGAGATCCGAACAAAAAGAGGAAGAACCGCTACATCACGCTGTTGCTCTGGAGTTACATCCTTTCTTCGTCCGTTGCGACATGCTGAAACAACACATTCAGATGACCTTCGTTATGACGAACAAAGGAAAGGAAGCTGTTTTCCGTGACGTTCTCGCCAACCAGTTAGACACCTTCCACAATCACTTGTTAGTCTTGGCCAAGAAGGTTGATGCCGGAGAGATCGACAACGCAACACACCTCTATAATGCCCACATGGAAGCTTTGGAATCTATCGTGAAACGGCACGGTAATTACTTCATAGGGAATCAGAACTACACGCACGAAGAGCAGCAAGTCATGGCGATTGTGATGAAGAAGTACGCAGTATGGAATCACGATAAGATCCAGGTTCTTCAGGACAAAATCTACTCCATCTGTTCTTCTCCTTTTTATACCACGGATTACGTGAGAGCTGCCGTCATACTGGACGTCTATCTTGGTGTCTCTGTTGACACAATACAGGATGCGGAAGAATCGCTTGGAACAATCAACGGCGACCTCAAAGGTCTGAAGTTCAAGAATATCGTTATCTAAAAGGAGGGACCTCATGAGTTCCAAGTTCGCTCGTTATACGGAAAAAATTCTAAACGCGCTACCTCACTGGTTCCAGATTCGTAAGAAGTCTTCCGATAGTTTAGGGGCGCAGTTCCTGGACATCGCGGGAGTGAAACTGGACGAGGTTCGTTACGTCCTCGAATATGCCTATGAGCAAACAACGATCGAAACAGCCGACCTCGACTTTGTTGATATAGCCTACAAAACGATTATCCCAATGAACCTTGCAAGCGACGAGTTGGAAGAAGTCCTCTCGTCGTCGGGGTCTTTGCGGAAAGCACGGAAACTCGCTCACTTCTTCGGCATCGGTCTGGTGGGTATCGAGTACAACGAATTGTATGGTCATGACCTTTACTTCATTGATACAAGCAGGAACATCCTGTATGTGCGCCAACCCTACGACAGTGACCTTCTTTGCCCGGACGGGCAAATCAGCTTTGCCGTAAAAGGGAAGAGGTACACACAGTCGCTCTCCGTCCATCCCGTCTGGAATTTCTTTGACGAGTTCGGTTTGATCCTGGAGTGCCCGCGCATACACGGAGAACGGAACAGAGAGTACAAGTCTCGCCTGATGGATGTCTTCAAGAACCCTGCAGGTGCTCACCGAGAGGGACTTATGAACGGGATTGCCAGAGAACTGAACTTACGGAAAGAGGCGGTCTGGCTGAACGGCGGTTCGGACTTCCTGATCGAAGACCCGATGGTGGTACTCAATTCCGTTCAAGTCAACGGGAAGCTCCTGTCCGAAGAAGAAGTGCTCCTGAGCGAGACCGGTCATGTACTGCTTTCAGGTGATCCGAGGCTCGAAGGAGTCGAACTCGAGGTCAGTTACATCACAGGTCTAGAAATGCATCAAGTGCATGATCACGCGGATTTGAAGCTTCGGAACGAGCTGTTTCACGTTGACAGTACCGCAACCGATTTGCTAAAATATTACCGAGATAGAATTCATTCCGAGGCTCCGATTATGTGGGGTCATTTCAAGTGGGATGAGGCTTATTGGGACATTTCCGACAAGGAGTTGTCCGGAGTCGCCTTTCTGCCAACCTTGTATGATGGAAGCGTCGTTGGATTTAGATCATTTAAACGAACATAATTAACATAAGGAGGGCATTGGTTTAACAATTAGTAAACCGGTGCCCTCTTTTATTGTGTTAAAGAGGGGAAGTATCTTATGGACATTCGCTACAAAATAACGGTCTCCGTTGTCCGGGTGGCAACAGGGGAAGTCGAGCAGTTTGAGAAGTCAATTCCGACAGCTATACAGGCCGTAGAGCCTTACCTCTATGATAATTTTCACATCCTAAGCAGTGCGTACATCCTGAGTTACTTTTATCAGGAGATAGATGCGTACCTTGCAGAGAACAGCCTTACGGATTCAGACATCGAAGTAGATAGTTACGAAATCTTCTCGGAAACCCCGGGCGTAGATGTTTTCTTTGTCAATTCCGACACATCGAGCGAGTTCACTCTATCCCCAACCATCAAAGCCTATGTACATCCAGAGAAACTGCCTTTGACGGCGCCCGCTCTGACGGGGGAAGCCTATGATTCCTCTACTATCATCTGGCGATTCGAAGGAGAAGGAGAACAGGACTTTGCTCATTACATCCTGAACGAGAAAGGTGGTCTGGTTGCACAGCTGCCGATCGGGGTTCTTCATTACTCCGAGAGCGGGCTGATACCCGATACGCTGTACACCCGAAGCCTTGTAAAGTATGACGCTAGTCGCACCTCTCCGGGCAGTGGTTCTGTAGGTGTAAGAACCAAGAGCCTATCCGAAAGTCTTGCTCGTCACAAGTATGAAGTTCCTCTACTGGAGAACGATAATCCGACGCTGTTGCCGAAAGTGACTGAGCGACTGGACGCATTCCGATCAGGGGTAGGGGATGGAAAAGACCTGCTCGTGTCGAAAAGGACTGAGGAGGATTTCTACGAGAAGTTCGGCATCATCGCCAAGACCTACGGCACTTACGGAAAGAACGAGAAGCGCTACAATCAGGTAGGTTTCAACTACCGCGTACTGGCAAAAGGCAAGTACGACACGTATGAACAAGATGGAGTCTGTACGTTGCGATTCAGCGCCTATCCATTAGGGAAAGTGTCCTTCCGTATTTACAAGTACGCATCCAGACCGATTACGATCAAGTATTATGTCACTTGTAAAGTGGAGTACTATGAAGCCGGTCCGTTCGCAGGGACTTACAGTGCCAGACAACAATGGCTGACCTCTCCTGTGTTCGAGCATACTTTGACCCCTAACGTCGGCTATGCTAACGGGAAAGCTTACTTGATCCCGGCAAACGGCGAACTAGTCAACAACAAGACGTTGGCCACTATCATGCAAGAGGTGGGCTACGCTGACAACAGGATCCGAAACTCCATCCGTCCAGCTGTATATTCCGGCTTCGTTATCTACGACGACTATGGCTTCGACATCAATCCGGGGACCCGCTACAATCACACTTTCGGCAGACATTTCTTCCCTTCCGGAAGTGGTACGGCGAAGCTCTATGCTAATCGGGATTCAGACGGTTATGACCCGAACAATGCTTTTGATCCTGACGGAAAAGTGTATATCTCAGGCTTTGCAGAGGCGTCCTTGTTTGAGGCTGAGAAAGTTATCGAGAAAGCCTTGTCGGCAGAAGATGGAACAGATCTCCCGTTATTGGTTGCTGCTGATCTGATCATGCCGTTGTTCAACGTAACCGACTCATCCGAGGCTTACGCAGGTTCCGATGTATCGACGAAGATTAACGTTGCGTCCCGTGACAACGTGGTTCAGTTATCTGCCCCAAACCTTGATGGCGAAATCATCTACACGGGTAGCTCTGTCGGTGTCATCAAAACAGTGGGACTTCCATTCCGCTTCTCGGATGAAGATCCGGCCACCACGATTTACTTCCACGAAGTACTGAAAGGTGTGAGTCGCGACCCGAACCAGTTGTACCAGCTCCACATCGAAGTCTTGGACTGCGTAGGTGACATCGAGTACATGTCCAGTACAAAAGTCGCGAAGGGAATGGAATGGCGCTTAACGAAGACGGGGGATGACGCCATTCACCTCTACTCTCAGCCGGTCCCTGTGACGAAGGTTTGGCAAGATATCCTGCCCGACGAAGGCACCGCAGCACCGCTTTACGGCATCGTGAATGGTCGCTTCTCCTCTTCAAATGGCTACAATGGCAAAGAAGACATGAGTGTAGTCTTACCTCAAGTCGTGGTTCCGGCAGAGGTGTACGATGCCACTTTCCATATCCTGATTCAGGTGGTTTCCCCAGAGAACGCCTTTGTGACCTACGCCTTCCAGCACGCAAACGCAAGTGGAGCAGGAATACTCAACGGAGACACGGTGACATTCTCATCCGAAGCCACTTTGAGCGAATACAAAGAGTATCGGGAGTTGGTTGCTTCTTCTCGTTTCGATGGCTTTGAGCTCTTCGACATCAAGGCAAAAGATTTCTATCTGGAACTACCTAAGCCGACCACGACCAGGGATTACACACGTTTCGATCTGGAAGCCACTACGGACAACATCGACGTGATACTAGTTCAGGCTCCAAGCCAAATCGTGTTCACAGAAGAAACCTCTCCGGTTACGATCCGAGCAAAAGGACAACAGAACGCAACCTCTAGTTGGAGCCCGCGTGTTCATAACGGCTACTATTACGCCAACCAAAGAGAACACTTCCTGTACTCGGAGTTTGTTGCAGAAGCAGACTACCTTGCGCTCCAGAAATACAAAGAAGAGTATGGTCACTTCTCCATTCTTGCGACATTGAAGAAGGCCGACAGTAAAGCCATCCAGTACAATCTGCAGAAGGTTGATCGGTATGACTTGCTCCAGGATGACGAATCGGCCATCGTTTACCGTGAAGGTTATCTTTACCCTGCAGCCCTTATCGACACCCCTTACTATCAAGAGTATCAGGACATAGACTACATCAGCCCGCCATTCGTATTCCCTAACATCGTAACCTCTTACGGTGCGGTCAACTTCGATGCGATCGTCCCTGAGGGCGCAGGACTTGATGTTGAAATTCGCTCCTATGACTTTGATCGAGGTGTGTGGAATGAGTGGACACCCGTTATCGACGGAGAAGTCCCGAACATTCAGGCATCCGCCACGGTTCAGTTCCGAGCAAAATTCAGACCCCTCACGACAAGCACGCTGAAAGATAGCCTGACCATTCATTGCTCTTACCCAGACTTCAAGGAGAACATGGATGAGACCCTGTCCCGAAACATCAGCCTGAAAGAAGATGTGATCAAATCAATCGGCGGAACTTCGGGCGGCATCTATGTATCAAAGGTGATCGACTTCGGAACGGAAAGCGCAATGGGTCTTACGAGATACCAGACAGGCGGGGCATTGAACTACCATCTCGCTTATTCGAACAATCGGGAAGAGGTAGAGTCCAGTCCGAATTGGGTTCTCGTAAACGATGGTGTTCAGATCGGCGGCTTCCGCTACTTCCGTTACAAACTTACGATTCCTCAGAACGAGGCACTGAACATCCTTTACCGCCAAGAATCTACTTCCTTCTCTGAAAGCAAAGTGCCTGGTGTCGGAAACTTCCGTATCGTTGGTCGGTTCCATCCCGAGTCAGAGGCTCGGACCATTCAGGAGAGCTTTACTTTCCAGATTCCGTTTGATGGACAATGGCATGGCGTGATGGACAACCTGAATGATGCAATCGAACACAACGTCCTCTTGGCCGGATACACGATGCAAGAGTTGGTTGATGTTCGGATTACCCCGAACTCGGACGCAGTGGAACTCAAGTACAACATGATTACCATGCCGCGTGACGAGACAGCCGCCATGATTGAGATATTCAATAGTTGGGATCGCTTCTCTCATAGTGGCAGCTCTCAGCCGGCTCAGCCAGACGAGATGACCAAATGGGAATACCAAGCTGACACGGACTCAGTGGTTTGCCAGATTAACTCCAACACGTACATCGGTTTCGTGAGCGACTCCAAACATGATCGGTACAAGCATCAAGCGACGCTCTTTTCTGTTAACGGAGATGATGATGTGATCGGCGTGGTCATTGCCTTCCACAAAGACCCTCTGACTGGACGAGAGTCTACATTGACCGCGCTTCGTTCCCCAGGGACGATGAATGGCGGTATCTCTGTAGGTGGGCAACTAGCTAAGTGGGTGGTCGTCTACAACTTTGCCCAGACGGACGCAAAAGTGATCGCGAACGGGAATGCTCTCGTAAAAGACGCAACAGGCAGTGGTTGGGGTGCATTGGAGAACGGAGCGACCATCCTGATCGAAAGAGATAACAATGCCATCCGAGCGAAAACAACGGAGTTCAATGGCACCGAGATTCTGGACAGCACACTCCTTTCCTTCAATCTGGATGACGACCCTCTTCTGTCCAAGTTCAAAGGCCCGCAGTCTTACGGGTACAGCTGTCAATCACAGGATCGGAGTACCTTCAAAGACGTTTCCTTCTTTGACATCGGTGCGCTGTTTACACCCATCGAAGCAAAGGGCGTGGAGATCAAACTGGACGATGGAGAGAACAGTGCCTATATCAACTTCATTGACGGCGCAGCTGTCGTCTACGCATTGCCGTTGCAGTTCTGCCCGATTGTGGTACAGGAAGACGAAGTGGGGCCTCTACGAGAGGTGAACTTCTACAATGAAGCAGGGGAATTGACGCTGGACTTCGAAGAAGCTTACCGATCCAAGCGTCAAAAAGCTTTCCCTCTGCGGTACGCGGATTACGACCCACGAACGCTTCAGGTCCAAGTGGACGGAGCCGGACGGACGGACTGGGTGACGAAGAACCAGATGCTGGTATTCGAGAGCGCTCTTCCGGAAGGCCAGATGGTGACGGTGTCGTATCGCATCCAGAACTCCTTTGTTGCACATCTCGATATCGAGAACAAGACGACAACTATCGCAACTCATGCGGACAAGGTCATCACAGAGGCCCGTGTCATGTTTGAGACAAACGAACGAGACAATCAGCGCGTTATCCGTAACATCAGTTTGAATCCCATCTACAACACAGAACATCAAGGCTTCCTGTTCATCTCGGACGAAGAACCTATTCCGACAAAGATTACGATCCACGCCAACCCGATGAGCGTAATCGGAGACGGAAAAGACGGACTGAATGTTCACGTAGAACTGACCGATGTGTACGGCAATCCGGTCTCTGGTGAAACTTTAGAGGTGACATCTATCCTTGGCGGGTTAGCGTGCAAAAGCTTCGTCACGGACGCAAATGGGGTCATCTCGATGCGATATACATCCGGGATAGGAAAAGGAACAGACGCACTGACAGCCAAGTGTGCAGCCTACAATCTCGAAACTGAAATCAATATCAAGAACCGATGAGGTGGTGACATATGTTTGAGGCAACCCGATTGCACGAAGAGATAATCAAAAACAAGATAAACAAGTATGCCTTCCGTATCGGAAGAAAGGTGCCGCCGAACGCGGTCAACCTTGCTTACTACTACAACAAAAGAATGAGTTCAGAAAGCAATGTGTTAGTGTCCGAAGCACCCAAGAACACGATTGACCACATCACGGTCAGCACTTACATGCAGAAGAAGGCCGAGCCGAAAATGGACGACAACGTTTTCCTCTCCTCTGTGCCGTACAGTGACGACAACGGCTACACCGGCAGTATGAAACGCAAGTGGGTCAACTGGGAACCAAATGATCATGTCGATAGGCGTGAAATCGACAACCATCACTATGCCAGCGTTGTGACCAAACAAGTCGTACCGGAAACCCTCTCTCACACAGAGGGGGACTTCTCCGGCACATTGCACCTGCAGGACGTAACCTACAAAAAAGGCGCAACCGACATCTACCAAGAGGCTGTCGTTGAGACCAAGCAAGTAAGCCGCAAGATGTTTCAGGGCAACCTTCCGAGTCCTTCCTATGGATCTTGGCCAAACACTTATACAGATGCGAACGGCAACACCGTCTTTACGGAGGATGGTTTTTCCGGAAAGCTGCTCAAGGTTCCGGGTGCCGAATCTTACACCAAGAAATCAGCCCTTGCGATAGGGAACACGCAAACCCTAATCAAGACCTACGACAACATCAACAACATGCCGAGCACAATCGTCGAGAATGGCATTACTTACAGACGCGAAGCCTACGAAGATATCACGCAAGAGAAGTTCTACTGGGGTACTTTCAACTGGCTTGGTAACGGAGGAATGTATGGGTATTGGACATCCGCTAACGCTAACGACACCGGGACAGGGTACTTTACAGACGCAGTTCCGGCTCTAACCGGAGATATATTCACAGCGTTAAGGTCTTTACACTTTAACGACACATTCCCTACTGGCGGAAACAACTACTATATCGGAAATGAAAACGGGACAAAATGGTTCCTTGACATAGCGGAGTCGAAAAGATTCGGTTCTTCTAACGGGCATGTCTGGGCTAGTACTTTCTGGAACGCCGCTGGAAGTTTGCCAACGAAGCATCAGCCACTCGGAGGGGTTGCACCAACTCCTTACTTTGGGAACGAAGGGTCCTTCCTCAAGAGCCATCTTTCTGTTGTCTCGCCTTCAGGAGGGTCGTTCGACTCGGATCAAGCTCTTTACGATCCCGAAAACCCTACGGTGGCAAACAGACAGTTTCGTCCGGTTATTCAGTTTCTTCGTGCCTATAAGCCAGGAGTAAAAGTCTTCTTTGTGGCAGTCGTAGCTGACGGAAGCAAAAACGAATGGATCGGCGAACAACTGTACACAGGAACAATTAAGAAGACCACCAACAAAAACAAGGAGCGCATCCTGAACTGGCGAGCGGATGCCGTTTACTCTGGGACTCTCTTACGGGAAACCCGCGACTATGACGGACTTGCTTTCTACGAGGGCGTTGCAGTCAAACGAACCGCTGTCGGAAACATCAACCCAGAGGGGCAGAGGGACTTCCTCATGTATCCGGATGGACAAGGAGTCCTGTGGAGCACCGACAACCTGAAAGAACTGGAGAGCGAGTTATTCTACATCACGAACCTGTTCAAAGATAACGTGCCACTCTATTACGCCTGCAAGTTGAAACAACCCATCTATGACCGACTGGGGCCGGACGAGTTCGGCATCTATCAGGGCAACGGGATTAAGATCCTCTCCGGAAACCTGAAACCGCTCAGCGAACGGAAGTACAAATTCCAAATCAAGCTTGTGCCTCATAAGCAAGGCGTTGCGGGATACGAAGACATCTACGATGCGTATGTGTTCACTTCATTCCTGACAACAAACGCGCGCTCCTTTAAAGTGGTTTACCATGCGTACGATCCAAGTAGTCCCGGCCATATCGCTGCAAACAAAACAGAGGAGTTGAGTGTTCAACCTTACTTCGAGCTGGGCAAGGATTACACTGTCATCCCGACCAACGAGAAGCTAAGACGCACGTACATCCAGTTGATGACGAACCCGATCATCGAAGACGACAGAAAGAAAGTCGGCTTCCGCTACATCGTAAAAGCGGATGATGGCTCGTATGTGTCCGAAGCGCATTACGCTGAAGCAATCAATCGAGAGTATGCTCTAAGTGTTGAGGAGAAAGACTTCATCAACAGAAACTACGTGGTATCTCCAAAAGAAAGCGGAGCAGCTCTCACAGCCTTCGAGATCATCGTCAAAGACAAACACTTGGATGAAGCAGAACAGGCAGTGTTACGGACGAAGACTTTCCGAGTGGAGTTGGACTTATCAGACCCAACGACCGCATCGAACAAGAAGAAACTTAACCTCTTCACGAAACCTGACGGAACAGGCCCCGTATCCGTCGAAACAACCGAGGACACTGGTTTCCTTGATCCGCTATCCGGCAAACATGAACGGATGATCCAGATTCCCGGAATGTACAAACTGGAAGGCGGAAAGATTTATCCGGGATACCGAGTGACTTGTCGGGATGTCCGAGCAATCAAGACGCTTGCGCCGAGAGAGTTCGACCTGCTGTCAAACTGGTATCTGCGTGTGCAATTCGGCCATTTCAATTACGTCCTTGAGCAACACGGGTATCGGAAACGCTACACTTACGCCATCCCTGAATACGACAAACAAGAGTACAGCACCACTTACGGAAGACCTTATGTCGAGGTTCAAGGCGAAGTTGCTTCTGTCCTGAACGACAATGACATCAAAGTTTCGCTCTGTCCGATGTACGTGAAGGTGGACAGTGATTATGCTCCTACCAATCTCCGCGTCTACAAGACGGCAGCAGATGGCTATGAGAAGGAGCTGGCCGTTGACCGATGGAGCTTTACAGAAGGCGTCATCCGACTAACGGAGCGCATCAGTGAAAACGACCGCATCCAAGTCGATTACGTTTACGAAGAAGAGAGTTATGTCTACAGAGGTTTCTATGACCCGCAAGAGAAATTCATTGATATCGAATTCAATCCGAATCAGTACCATACCTACTTGGATCACTCAAACCCTTCCTCCCGTGAGCGAAAGAAAGTCCATGACCTCTTTAACAAGGTAGTTTACCTCTTCCTTCGTCCAACTGTCATCGAGGAGATGCAGAACGATCATCTCCTTGTCCGTCGCAACAGCGTCAATAGTTTTCCGGATGTTGTCGTTTATGACGATGATGATGGCTTTAAGGGGACGCTCGTGAAGAATGGCGCTTCCTACGTTGAGTCCGGAACTTACACGGATGCACAGGCGAAGACCGCCACGGCAACAGGGACGACCTACCTTGTGGAAGCGAGTGTTCCGAGTACCCTTGCTTACGATCAAGACGGATACCGCGGAACATTGGCACGCACGAGCATCCAAAAAGAAATCATCGGATACAACCAGAAGAAGGTGGGCAGCGAGAGCGACTACCATTTCGAAGATGATTTGAACAGCCCAATCTACTCCAATTACTCCGGCACTTATTCGGGAGAGGTTGTGAAGCCTATAACGGACACACGCATCTGGAGACAGGACTACAAAGGAACCGTATCGAAAGAAGCGATCTACCAAGAGAACACCGTCTATCATCAGATCGACAACGGCGCACCGGAACGTGATCACGACATTCTGATCGGAAGCATCTATGTTCGCCACAACACATCCCTTCGTTCTACCCGTATCTTGGATGCGAGGAGCAGAGGCGGCGGTGTTCTGGAAGAAATCCGTGACGGACTCAGGAAAGAACTGGAACCGGAAAGCGAACACTATTGGGATATTGGTTTCTGGGACGGGGAGCCTTACACGGAGAATGCCGTTCTGATCGTGCGACTGGATAAGCGGATACTGACGGAGAACGGCGGACGCTTTACGCATCAGGAAGTGGATGCGAAAGTTTCTAAGTGGTTGGCTCATGGGACACTGCCACTCATCGAATACGTTACGGCGTATGAGAAAGAGGAGTTACCGGAATCCACACTGGCCGTAGAAGAAGAGTATCTGAATACCTTCGACTTCACGCCGCAAGCTTACCTGTCAACCGAGGAGAGTTAACGAGCGGGGGTGAGATTACCCCTGTTCGTCCAAAAGAGGAGGAATGAAATTGAATCGAATCAAGTTAAACCTATCTGTCAGTGAGAATCGCAACCTTACCTATCTCGTTTATCGAGCCGAAAAACCTGAAGACATCCCTGCATCCCTTGATCGGTTAAAGGATTTGCAACCGGTCATGGAAGTGGATGAGGCGACAGCTGCCACAACTATCCTGACGGTCAGCGAGGAACTTCGAACAGGTCTATCGAATGAAGAAGATACTATGGTAAGATATAAATTGAAAAACAAATGTGTCAAATCCGACACGGTAGACATTGAACTGGTCATCCACTTCGACTTGCCGAACCTGACTCTTCAGCACGAAACAGATCAGTTTGTCTTTTCTTACAGGATGGATGGTTCTTTGGCGGGAGTTGTTCGCACGAAGCGCAACCTGGAGAGCGAGATATGGGGTGGGAGCAATCTGAGTGACTGCCCTGTCAGCATAACGGGGGATGTTGTCGAAGTACCGAAAGCCTATGTCGAGGGTTCTCTGTTCGTTGAACTGGCCTATCCGATTCAGGTGATTGAGGTACAGGATGATGTTGCTGTCCAAGCAGGCGTCATCTACAATGGTCCGATTCCTCACGGTCTAGCTGCACCGGATGTGTCTTTCAAAACCCGATCCCTCCTGGTTGAGAACGGGTCCTACGTTCCACTGTGGGAGATAAGCGATGCAGGTTCTGAGGAAAAAGGGCGCCTTTACTACTATCGTATCGTGGCCGTCCAAGGCGGATTAGTTTCCCCAGCTTCTGTTCTGTTCTCGCATGAGTTGAAGCAGAAGCCGGAAACGGTTCGTCATATCCTGGAGGTCTGCAAGAGTTACCAAAGATCCGATAATCCTTTGTGGGAGCCATTGACTATCCTTGCGAAAGGGGAGGTCGCTCAAATCGGGATGCCGAAGGGAGCCGAGTACTCCCGATTCGGGAAACCTGTTGAAGCAGGCGTACCTGAGTTTTCGGATGAGGACTGGAAACTGGATACCAAGTATATCCTATCGGAACACAAGGTGATCGTGACGCTGCCCAACGTTTGGTGCAAAGGTGATCCGCGCTTCAACCGCCGGCCGCACGTGGCTTACCGTCTGATTGCGGAACTGCAAGGATTCAAGTCAGAAGAAGGACCTGTCCTCACGGAAACAGAAGAGGCTCACCTTCCTGTGGAGCGAATGATCGTCATCCGCAGAACGGTGACAGGTCTGGATGAAACAGAGAAGATGCGCGGTTCTCTGGTCAACGAAGGTACAGTCATAAAGACTTACGTCAGAAAGAACGGCATCTACTACGACAGCATCATTGGCCGTAGCTTACCCGTAAACGTCCCGAAAAGCACAAGCCCTACGGACACCTTGACAGAAGCATCCATCTTCAAAAGTCTGACCATCGAGGACGCCTGCTTACCAGGGGAATCCTACAACTACACCGTCTACATGTACGACAGTTACGGCGACAGATCCAGACCCATAACGCGACTTGTAGACCTATAGGAGGAACGACATGCCATCTTTTCCAATCAACAAGCGCCAAACCGTCACCTTTGCCCGGTTAGTCAACGTGGATGTCTTGCACTACAACATCTACTCACATGAAGATTTGCCGGATGGCGGGAGCAAGAAGACCCTGTTGGGGTCTATCCCGAATCCACGGGAGCCTCAGCTGCGGGAGTACACCACCGAAACCTCTTATAATCTCGCACAGTCCTTCCGACTGCCAAGCGACGTATACACCGACATCGACAACCCCGTACAGGTTTTTGTTAATGGGGTGAAGGTTGAAAAAGTGCATCTCGTCTACAGTCAGAAGTTAAAGCTTCTTCAAATCCTGAAGAGCTTGCCCCTGAGAGAGAGCGACAAGATCGAGGTTCGCTACAAGAAAGATGTCGTGACTTACGTCTGCGACACAGACAAAAGACTTCGGTACACGGTAGAGCCTGTGATGGCTGCTACTCATCGGATAGGAACCCATAACATAGTAAGGTAGGTGAATGAATGGATAACGAAAACAACCGTGTCTTTACCAAGTTCCAAAGGCACGTCAACAATGCAGCAGAAACTGTAAGTGCTGATCATATCGGGGCCGTCCAAGCGGCACTCACCCAAGCGGAGACAGGTATCTCCAAGTTGCGGGATACGCAGTTCCGTGAACGCGTACTGGATATTCTGGACAACAACTACTACGCAAATGCCATGTTCGTCAACGAGGTCAATGACCAAAGCTACCTTGATCTGACGCTTTCGAGAAACGTTTCCTTTGAGGATGAAGACGGCAGCATCCAACTCAACCGCGGGGTTGGGACGGGTGTTGTCTGCTCGACCATCGTCCAGAGTTCACTAGGTGACGGGATTCGATTGCAGGACTTCTTCCTAGTTGTCGATCACAACATTCCGGCCGGCTCGGACATTCGTTACTTCCTTGTCGATCGGGAAGGCGCCAAGTACCCACTGACCGCCAACGAAACGAAACTACCTATGCACGTTTACGCTGAGGTTACGGGTTATCGGATACAAGCGGAAATGCGTACCAATGCCGTAGGCGAAAGCCCTCAGATCTTCGGGATGGCCGTCCTCTTCTTTGACGAAGGGGTAGAGGGCGAGTATGGCTTGACCAACCCTGACCTGCAACGCTTTAGTCAATTCGGGATTGGGATGACTGTCCTGATTCGTGACCGAGCGCAAGACGACAAGTTGGTTCGCATCGAAGAAGGCAAAAGGATCACACATCTGGAATACAGTCCGGATGGCTTGCTGATGAAAGTTATCACCCGCTACGAGGATGACGACATCACAAGCACCGAAACACTTAACTATGGCGAATACCTGAACAGCAAGAACGTGAACGAGTGGGTGCTGCTATCCATTGCATCCGACTCGAACACGGTGGATGGGCCGGGAGCAGCCGGCAATTACGACTGGAAATTCTAGGAATAGGGGTGCACTGTGCGCGTAGAAAGTAGAGAGCAAGATATGTACGTCAAAAAGCCTGACCGGATCGAAACGTACCTTATCCGCGTCATTAACCGCTTCTTTGATACCGAGATAAAGAGCATCGAGAACTCCAGAGAGAGCATCGTTTTGGAGGCCCTGAAGCGACTCAAAGAAGATGGCCTGGCTATGAGAGGGAGAGAAGTTCGCAGAGCAGCCGTTTCGATCCCACCGCAGTCAGAAGTTCGGATCACCGTCAAAGACCCCAGTGTAAAAGAGGGGAGTGTTGTGACCGCAAGTTTGTCCGAAGTCATCCCTGCGGGCGTGCTTTCTTCCCTTACCAGTGTCGATGGCGTGAATCAGACTTTCACGGTCAGCCTGTTCAACGCTTCGACAAACACAAAGAACCTGCCGGACTTTACGGTTCAGTACAGTGTTCTAAATCGCTAAACGAAAAAGAGAAGGAGGAAGCGGATGAACCTGAACGAAATATCCCTGACAAAAATCAAGCAAGCTGTCGTCAGCCACATCTTATCAGGCGCCTACTCGGAAGGGTATTCCGAGGAAAGCATCGCACTGCGCCGAATCGAACTAGAAGAAAAACTACTGTCCACTCAGTTAGTTTCCTCTTTGAAGACGCAAGAGGGCAGACTGAACTCCAAAGCATTCAACGAAGCCCTGCAGGAACTCTACATTGATGTCCTGACTACATTCGGGTACTTGGATGCCTTGGACGGGACGGTGACACGGCACTTGAAGATCAGCCAGTCCGTCATCGCCAGTCTGACTGCCCAGATTGAACGGGCCCACGACAAGATAGACGGATACGAAGCGGCTCTCAGCGAGAAAAAAAGCCCAGAGCGTTCTATCGAAGGCTTCCGTGATACAGGTAGCTTCGAGGCAAGGATGGACCTCCACACGGAGCGTTACGGAGAGAACGTCCCTCAAGCCTGCATCGCACACTTCAGCGCAGAAGAGGGTGTCCTGACGTTGCCGTATACCCGACAACAGAACATGATTGTTTCTCTGAACGGAGTCGAGATGGGGACAATCGAAATCAAAAAGCAACTCGGCAGCGGGTTCGCCAAGGCAGGCAACAGCAAGAACTCAGTAGAGAAGGCTGTCGATACCTCTCCACTTTCTTACTGGAGCGAAACTGTCCTTTCCGATGAGCCGATCCGAGTCAGTTATCCGAAGGAAAGGCCGACTGACCCGATTGCGTTGGCTGACTATTATTACGGCATCCAACACGGCGCCATGTGTGAACTGGAAGTAAATCTGGAATCCGTCACTAAGCTGAATGAATTACAATTCCTTCCTTACGGGCCGTACCCGGTTGAGATCGTGGCGATTCGCTACAAGACTTCCGATGACACAGAGGAGCCTCTCCAGGATATTGTTTACCCTGACCATACCGACCCTCTACTCAGAAACAAGCTGACGAAAAAGGCGGTATCTTACCGGTTCCCTGAAATCAACTGCAAGCGTCTGTCCATTGTCTTGAATCAGATCCACTTCACGAAAGACTCGTACCTTGTACCAAATGGCGGAGTATTCAAGAACGACCTTTGGTATAGCGCAACCGGACAAGAGAGCGAGAAGCCGATCCTTTCAGATGACCTTCTCTTCAAACCGCTTTACGCAGACCGAGCCGCCGAGGATGCTGCATGGAAATACATCAACAACCTGACCGCAAAGAACCGCAACCTTGACGTGAAGAAATTGCTCTTTGTCCAGAACGAAGTCACTCTACCTGTCACGAAATACGAATACACTTACGGCTTCCACAACATCGCACCTAACTTTTCGGAGTTCGAGAAGACCGGCGTCTACGTGTCCAACCCTGTACAAGCTGCAGGCAATATCAAGAGCGTTCGCATCAGCACCGAAGAGGACCATCCAACCTTGGAAGGAGCGCAACGCATGACGGACATCGAGTATTACATCTCTCATGCAGAGAATCCTTCGTACGAAGATTGGTACCCGCTACTGCCTGTGAACGTGGACCTGATACCGTGTGAGCTTCTGCAACTTTACGGAAGCGTCAGCCCACTCCGTTTTCCTGCTGAGGAAGTCCATGACGTATTCTACAACGAGAGCCGCATGATGCTGGGAGAGGATTACCGCCTCAACAAGGACGCAGAGGGGAATGTCATTGCTGTCGAGATCCCCAACTTCGATCACTTCGCAGCCTACACGGTATCTTATCGTCCTGTTCCGCAAGTGAAAGAGTTGGACTTTGCGACAGACGGAACGCCGGCCTTACGCAATTCATTCGAGAAGATGGATGGACAGAACATCAGTCATTACCTGTTGGCCGAATATCCTTACTTTGCCACCGACAGCCCTTCCGTAACCAGTGTCAAGTTGGTGAACCGCTATACAGGCGACACGTTGAGCGAGGTATCTGATCAAGTGCGATGTGTGACCAATCCTTTCTATCAAGGGGAAAGCTATAAGAACTTTGATCGCACCAGTTCCAAGATCCAGTACTATACGGACGGAAACAAACTGTACTTTGACAGGGACATTTCTGACGAGTACACAATCGAAATCAATTACCAACACTTCGTGTCCAAGGTGCGACTGAAAAGCATCTTCAGACGAAACAGCCACAAGCACAACTGGATGTCCCCGGCCCTTGCAAAAGTAACCTATCAGTTCGTAACCGTAGATTAGAGGTGAAGACATGTCAAACATGCTCCAATTTTTGAACAAGACAAAAACTATCAATGCCCGTGCGGAATCCGTTCTGGACGAAATCACCCGCAAGTACAAGAGTGGCGAGATCAAGACGGAAACAGAATACCTGTACCGCATCAAGAGCGCAGTCAAGCGTTTCTACGACTCTATTGGCAAGCCGAGCTTCCAGTTCCGACGCGCTGTCAGCACCCCGATTTCAGCAGATTACAACGAGATGTTGAAAGAAGCCTATGATGACATGGGCTATCTCATTCAGGACTGCGAGAACCTGTCGGACGCCATCAGTACATCGTTTATGGATGCAGAGTTGAGTCGGAAGATGATGGGCAACGAAGTACGCTACATCAACAGAGCCTTGGATGATGTACAGAACCGCGTGAATGCAAAAGAGCGAGAGGGTGTCGTAACCTATACGGACTCCTTCGCTGACACACGCTTTATGCAGAACGCCAAACAGAAAGGAGCTGCTTCCGTAAATGGCGAGGATGGCGTGCTGACGTTGGGCGTGACAAATGCCCGTTCTTATTCCCGAACAAGTGAGATTGAGATACTGAAAGGATCCAATGGCTTCCCCGGTGATACGCACGTTGCGGATGTCATGGGTGACACCATTCATTACTCCGGCGAAAGCGACCTCCACACGGACCTCCGTGATTTACTGGACGAGAACGAAGACACTTGGTTCGAATACGAAATCTTCTCGATGGATGATGAAGTGGTCGAGCGTTGCGGGGGCTATGGCTTCGAGTACAAAGAAGGCTTGAGTTGGATTACGGACGATGAAACACTGCGCTTGCGATTAAAGATCAGTGTTTCAGGTTCACCGGTCTGCAACTGGTTGAGCCTAGACCCTTTCCTTGCTGAGCAGCGAGAGGTTCGTCCAAGCTATATATCCAAATGCACAGTCAGCGACGGAAAGACGCAGATTCAAGATGTGCGGGTCAGTCAGGTTTTTGACGGGGATACCGTCATCGTCTTTGAACCGCAACTGGTCGATCATATCATCTTGGAGTTCACCCAGAGTGCCAGTTATGCTGTAAACGTTGGACATCATTACTTCACGAAGGCGAGCGCATTGAAGTCCAGTGTCTTCGATCCCGGTCCGAGCAGTCAGTATGGTCGCGTCGATGGCCCGATGCCAAGCGTAACCTTGCTGGGAGTCAAGTACGACCCCAAGACACAAGAGAGTACGCATTCCACATACGGAAAAGAGCGTACCTATGTGGACTTCGCTTATGCAAAGAAAGGCTTGTTCTCTATTCCGGCAGACACCGAGCAAGTGAAAGCAGGCGTTGAGCAGCTTCCTGCCCGCCGGTTCGCTATCGGCATCCGTGGCATCTCGGTCGCCTACTACAGCTTTGAAACCAAGAGCGAATACCTCTCCCAGGAGTTTACAGTCGATGAGGCAATCACCTCAATCACATTGGAAGCCGACGAATTCATTCCTGCAGACTTCGATGAACTGTCGCTTGCAACGAACCCGAACGCAACCAAGTCAGAGAGAGAAGCTTTAACGAACAAATGGATCAGCTACTATCTGAAGGTGGGGAACGACAACAAATGGCATCCTATCTTCCCACGACACCGCTCGTTCTCGGGTGTCTGCACGTACCAAACCAACAGTGGCGGCTTCGAGCGATTGCTGGGCGGAGATGTGCGTAGTGGGGTAGGCGTCATCAATACGCTGCAAGACATCAAATCCGTGCAACTCAAGGTTGTGATCGAGAAGCCGACAAACGATACCTACCGTACACCGATCCTTTTCCAGTACAGTCTGAAATTAACAACAGGGGGTGAAAACATTGAGTATTAGCAACTCGCAAACCGAACGAGAGCAAGAACGCATCATTCAATCGCTCCTTAAAGAAGGCATCGAACCGAACTCCTTTGAGGTCAGCACCCGACTGAGCGAGTTCTTTGACCGCAACATTCCCGGACTGCCGTACTTCGCTCCCGTCAAACAAGCCAGTCATGCGGTATCCAACCCTTCCGCCTACAATCGCATGTTTCAGGATCTGAGTGAAGACCTCTCCGTGGCTTACCAAAGCGACATCCAAGCAAACAATGCCCTTGTTTCCATAGAGGAGCATTATATAGAAGAATCGGGTCGTGTGATGGCTGAAATCAAGAACCTGGAGTTAAGACTGGAGAACCTGAACGACACCCTTGCTTCCGGTTCCGCAGGGGAAGGGCACACCCAGGTCTTCCGTGACTTCTACGACATTGACTTCGACGGGAGCGAGTTGCGAAACATCCCGGCCACGACAGCCTTTGTCGATCTTCTTCGGAAGAAAGTCCACACCGAGACAGATTTGCGCGCAAACAGAAAGAAGGACCTCTCTCAGGCAGGTTTGACTATTCGACCAAGCAAAGCCCCTATGACGATAGAAGAGTACGGAGAGGGCCGAAATATCCTGAAAGACAACTTGGGTGAAACCTACACCTATATCGGACGGACGAAGGAGAAAGAAGGGATGACGCTCGTCTTGCAGGTAACGGAAGCAAGTGTTTCCGAAGTAAGTGGCATCTCTCTGCGCATGGCTTCTTATCAGGATGTGCGGGCGCTGTTGAGTATTTCCGAGGATGGCATCAACTATACGGATCTCTACGAAGTGGCAAGCCAACCTTATCTGGAGTGGAACTTCTCGACAACACCGGTTAAGGATTTCCGCATCACCCTGACAAAGAGTGAGCCGGATGGATACACGGCAGACAACCTTTACGAGCATTACTTCTCCTTCCAGACTCTTTCTGTCTTGAATGAAAGCTACCGAAAGGAGAGCGTCTATGTTTCCAAACCCATCACGTTTGGTACGCTCTTGGGTTCGTTGACGCTGAAGGCAGAGGATCTCGTCTTCCCTGGCACACGCATCAATTACTATATCGGAATCGACAACGGCAAAGACAAAGTGTCGTGGGAGTCGGTTGACAACTACGCGCCGCATGACTTACGCATCCTGAGAAAGAAACGAAGGATCGTAAACTCGTTATCAGAAGGCTATGCCGTGAAACCGCAAGGAGAGCTTCAGTTGCACCGTGTGGCCAAAGTGCCGGATAACATCAACCTGAACTCCTTGAAGCTCACGCCGGGCTATCAGATGTGGCACGTGGACACTTACGACATCGCAGACACGCAGGCAGCGAATGCCTTTCAGATTGACCGACTCATCTTTGATGATGTCGTGAAAGCTGCAACGGGTGGTCGCAAAAGGGAAAGCTATCTGGACTGCGACAAGTACCAGTTCCCGATCAAAGACAAAAGCCTGCAGGTATTGACGCAGTACGTGGATGCAACCGAAGAAGTCAGTGTCCTGAACAAAGTCCTGTCTGTGGACGCAGGGACGCTTCAACATCGCCTGTTCGTCAATGGCGCAGAGATCCGCAGTATCGGCGAGAAGTACGCTATCCGCTTGAAGAAGGGCGTTAACAAAGTCCAACTGCTCCTGTATACCGAAACAGGCGGGACAGTCACACACAACCTGAACTTCAAGGAGAACTCGCTAGATACCTTTGCGGTACCGCCGATGAGTCAAGTCAATTACTACACCTTGAAGCATCGCACACCTGTAGGCAACTACCGCTACTTTGCGATAAAGGACGGGTACTTGGTGGTTGCACACAACCCTCGACTCGTAACGATCGACGAGAACGCAGCAGCAGAAGCGATGGGGTACTACTTGACGTACCAAGAACTAAAACCGGACTTTGCTGATCTGGTCTTGGAGCTGACAAAAGGGAAGGCAGTCCAGTTTAGACTGATGGCTTTGCTGATGAGCGAAGACGCTGCCGTTTCCCCTCAAATCCTGAACTACCGCATCATAGGCCAATAGAGGAGGGTTTCGATGATATTCCCAAACGCAAGAAGAAACAACGCACGCTACAGAGGCCCGATGGAAAGCCGGAAGACGGATACGTTTCTCGTCGAGGCTAGTCGGAATCTGGAGGCTGTGCGCCAAAAGTTCGAAGAGTTGAAGACTGGACTGGATGAAATTCAGAAACAAGCAGAGAACCCGGAAACGATGCTCACAAAAGAACGCATCAATCAACTGATTGACCAGATGGATAGAGTGAAAGGAGCCGTGAACTAATGGATACCGAAAGCATCAACATCTCCAACATTCCTGCGACACAACGTACACAAGTAGGCTACAGAACAGGAACGAACAGCGCCCAGATGAACCAGTCGCAAAATGAAATCCTTCAGGATGTTCTGGATCTTTTCAACAAAGCGAACCGGATGGAGAAGGCGATTGACGAAACGAGGTCTGTCGTAGGGGCAGAGAACACCTACCTGCAGTACCGCGTGAACGACCTGGAGGCGAAGATCGCCACCCTGAGCCAACGTTACCGAGACCTCTCCGGAAACAGTGGAGCGCACAAGCTGATTGTCCGTTATCCTAACGAGATGACCGTTGACGGTAGTGATCACGCTGCGCTCATCGACTTGGAAAGCATGTCCGTCACGATGCAACCAAGTCGCATCTCATCCAAAGTAAACCTTTATGACGAAGGACTGCAGGCGACATTCGTTCCGCCTAGCTTGAGCTTAGCCCTCTCTCCTGCTGCGACAATACTTGGGCAAGGCGTCCTCTCCATTACAGAGAGCGACCCTATCAACGCCTTTAACGGGGACGCCGGCACTTATTGGGCCAGACGAGTACTGACGGACGAAACAGTGAACGAAGTAACGGTAGACCTCACTATCGGGCTACCAGAGGACATCATCACAACAAGGGAAACCAACACGATTACCTTGAATCCATATCCCGTCAATGCAGTGGATGTACTGGCAGTGGAGTATCGGAAAGAGGGCGCTTGGACATCTGTTCCCGGCTTCGAGGATCACAGAGCCAGTCTGATTGAGGAATACACGGACATCTACGGTACGGCCTATGAGCGTCCTGTAATGAAGGATGCAGCTAACCTGAAGCTTTGCTTCCGAGGGATCGACGCCAACCAGTTGAGAATCCGTCTGCGCCAACGCCATTTCCTGAGCGCTGAAGCAGGGAAGAGGGAGTTCCATCTGGGTATTAAAGGGATGCGCGTTTCTCAGAATACCTACGCCAAAGAGTACAGCACCTTCCAAACCGACATCGTGTTTCCGGAAGAGAATGGGAGCATCATCGTTCATGGAGCGGATGCCGTACTGAACAACCCATCCGAGTTATCCGACCGAAGCGTGCAATGCGAATACTACTATTATGGAAGTGACGAGATGCCGCACAAGGTACCGGAGACCGTTCCGTTTACATTGACCGGAAAGCGGATGTTGGTAAAATTCCACCTCTACGGAACCGAGGTAACGCCAAACGTATCAAGGGTTCAGGTAGGGTATACCATAGTTTAATGTATCGAAGTGTTACAAATCTGTGTTGACTTTCGGTATATTAAAATCTATACTTGTGAGGTAAAGTTAAATGTCAATTCCGACACATAGATACTGGAGGCAGAATAAATGAACAACGCAATGGTCACGCATTACCTCGGCCTAGAGCCTTTGTCACCCAAATATCAAGACTACCTTGTACGTGTCAACTCCGACAAGGTAGTCCAACTCTTGGGGGATATGGGCATCAGCTGGAGTTATGAAATCCAAAATGAAGGCTACACGACGAATGGGATCAATTACCATGTAACGGTTATCCTTTATCTTCCGGGCTTTGTCCGAACAGGAACGGCAGCAACAAGCAATCCTCTCGCTGAAGATGTTATCCGCCAAACGGTGCAACGTGCCATACACAACGCTTGTTCGACGTTATCTCGTGCCAAAGGACAACCTGCGACAGTCGACCAACAAAAACGTGTCAATTCCGACACTAATATAGTCGACAAACAACAGACCGCCCACAACGGGATGTCTGCTCCGCAAGGACAACCGCAAGAGCAGCAACAACAAGGACCTGGACAGACACCGCGTAGTCAAGCAGGGCGATGGTCACCAGAAAAAGTCGAGGCTATGAACAAATTCAAGGAACGTTTTGAGATCGTCAATGACGAACAACTCGTCCGCTATCTTTCTCTATGGCGTCCGGAGATTACCAGCAAGCGTCAGCTGAACCCGGAAAACGTGGAAGAGTTCATCAAGTGGGCAGATGGAATGGCCCAGAGCTTATTCTAGTGAGAAAAGTTTCTATTTTTGACCTGACCTATGGCTACCTGAAGATGTTCCATCAGAACGAGGACATCTCTCAGAAGTTCAAGGTCGCAACCGTTGTACAGTTGGCGCAACTACTGGACAGAGGTTGGACATCTGAAGAATTAGGTGCAGAGCTGCGCCGACACTACAAAGCAACAGAAGGCAAGAAGGGTCTTGACCTTCCCACTCATTTCCGTGGCCGAAGCCCTCAGAGAACGAATCTTTTGAGGACAGGGAAGTTCTACTACCATAATGAGTTGCGGGTTACGACACCGCCTCCTGTGGTGGATTTCGATTACAACACGGGCGAGATCAAACGCGTCGTCCAAGACTACTACCTTGAGATGCGGGCAAGCTACACGCTTGAGGATCTGACAAATTACTTCCTCTCTAAGCAGGGCTTGTGCCACAAAGAAGCTGTCACCTTTGGCCGTGTGAAAGGTGCTATCAAGTGGCTGTTGGATCAATTCGAAGTAGACCTCGTCCTCTTCATGATTGACATATCCAACGACATTATCATGACCAACAATTACAACAAGCTGCGCGTCCCATCTGACGTAAAAGAATACTACGCGGATGCGATTCAGCTATTCCAAAAGAAAGTAACCGAGAATCGGGTATCAGGGGGTGACCAGATTGTGCCTCGCAGAAGATTGCTATCTCATTGAAGCGGGCTACTGGATCGACAAGGCTCGGAATGTATTTACCCGAAACATCGTCTTGCCGGCTAAGCTCATCAATAAAGTGGTGAGGGAGCGAGGAAACCAAGGGGTCTTCGCTACAGCCTACCGCTACAACACCGACAACCCGGATGAGTCTTTTCTTTACGGGGACATGTACTTCGACTTCGATAACAAAGACGACTTTGAACCCGTGCGTGCAGATGCTATCACCGTGATGGCTTACCTGAAGACCGTCTTCAAGATAGAGAGCGAACAGATCCGCATCTATTTCAGCGGAAATAAAGGTGTTCACATCATCATCCCTGCGTCGATCTTTGGCATTGCGCCAGACAAGGAACTAAACGGTATCTTCCGGACCATCGCAGAGAACGTCCAATCCTTTACCCGTCATAAGACCATGGACATGAGGATCTACGACAACAAGCGACTCTTCCGGATACCTAACAGCATCCACGAATCCACCGGGCTTTACAAGATTCCGATTACCCTTCAGGAACTAAGAGACCTCCAACACGAGGACATAAAGGCTACGGCCCAAAATCCTCGTGTCATGGATGTCAAGTCGCCTGTATACAATCACTTCGCTCACTCCCAATACGTGAGATACAAAGAGAAGCACGCCGAGGAAGCCATAAAGCGAAATGAGAACATTACACACAATGGCACTTTGAAATACATGCCGCCATGCGTTCGTCATCTAGTGGAGAATGGCGCACAGAGCGGAAACAGAAACAACTCCCTTGCAGCCCTGACAAGCTTTTACAAGAATACGGGGCTTAGCTTGGATGAAACAATGGAAACCTTGACAGAGTGGAACGACAACAACGTGCAGCCAATCAAGCATTCGGAACTCCGAGCCACAGCCCGAAGCGTCTATAAAGGAAAGTCCAGTTACGGATGTACCTCGATGAAGGTTGTGTCCGTCTGCGATTTCGATAACTGCAAACTTATGAACAAGAGGCGGTAGATCAAAGTTGGAAGACAATTTTAGCAATTATTTCAGTGAAGAAGATATTGTAGATCCAAGCGAGGGATATGATTTCTATCCATCCTTCGGCGAAGAAGAGGAAGAAGACAGTTCTCCTCAACCTATCGGCTCTTTTGGGCAACAGACATCTGCTGCGCCTGCACAACCGAATCAATCAGCACAACCATCAGGAGCGACGGCATTGGGCGCACCCGGCCCGTTTATACCTAATTATGACCAGCCTCACATCGAAACAGAAACAGTGAACCTGCCTGGTCAGCAACCGATCGTTATTCAGTACACGGTACCCGCAAAACCTACCCTTTCCCACGAGGAAGAGATGTGGGATGCGATCAACCAGTTTGAGACGGATGCTTGGAATCCTCTAAATACCGGACTCAAAACAGGTTGGGCAGAGATAGACAAAGCTTTCGATGGCGGATTGAAGTCAGGCTTCACCATGATTGCTGGCGACAGTAACATCGGTAAGACGGCCTTTATCTCACAGGTAGCCAATCAGGTTGTAGAGCATAACGATGAGGTCTACGTGATGGACTTCTCTCTGGATGATCCGATGCCAGACAAGTTGGCCCGTGTCGTGGGTTCTGGGAGCAAAGTATTGCTGAATGCGGTACGGAATCCCAACAACTACACACACCTGCCTTTGATGATTGCAAGACGTAAAGTAGCCCTAAACAAGCTGCGTGAGAACGTACATAAGTACCGCGCTTACGATGCCAACTTCACCACATTCTGTGAAGACATAGAGGCTGAGATTCAACGCATCAAGATTCTATTGGAAACACAAGGCTCTAGCAAACAGATCTGCGTATTCATCGACAACTTCCACGACTTGAACCTAAAGGAACATCCGAACCTGCAGGCTACGGCGAAGTACGACGCTATCGCGCAATGGTGCTCCGATACGGCTATCCGATATGATATCCCTGTCGTTTGCTCGGGAGAGCTGAAGAAGCTAAACGGCACACGTCGTCCGGCATTGGATGACATTCGAGAGTCCGTAAAAATCAAGTATGAAGCGAAAGCTGTCTTGCTTGTCTACAACGAGGTCCACTACAAGGGAGAGGGCGCTGAGGTTCACTTCTTGCGGAAGAACGATCCTTTGAAGCAACCCATCTTCGAAGTCCACTTTGCAAAAAACAAGTTCAACAACTTTAAAGGGAGAGCATTCTTTGAATTCTATCCGGAGATGGCTCGAATGGAAGAACCAGATCCTCAATCATCGAAACACTATGCCAGTCTGGTATTCAGCAACTAGGAGGAGAACAACATGATATCAAAGAAACAGATCAAGCACCGACTCGCTCAGAAGAATAAGACCAAGACTCCAATCACACAGGCCCTTCAGATCATTGACGAAGAGATTCGTACCTTCGTAGAGAAGATAGTCGGCGAGGCAGAAGGTTCTACCGATAACATTTACTACAAGACAAGCATCGAGAACATGCACTACCTGCTTCACCTCTACAACAAAGAGAGTGGGCAAACGGCCGGACATGCGTGGGGACTTACGGTGTTCCTTGAAATGTGCGCCAATAGAAAGATAGAATTTGAGATGAACACAGTTGTCCGCAAAATGCTGATTGAACTGCGGGATACGAAATCCAAAGATACCATCTGGGTATCTTAACAAAAGGAAGAGGGTACTATTGTGGCAAACAATTTCGTTAAAGGGCTGTACGACATGGCTCAAACAAAAGACAATGACGGACTTAGCAAGTTAGATGAACAGAAGCTGAGACGAGTGCTAGAGGGCAATAAGAAGCTTGGGGCGAGAAACGCGGTGATGTTCGAAGAGGGGGAGCCTAAATTCAACTCCTGTGAGATGTACGATCCTTGTCCTATCTGCGACAAGTGCCGAAACAAAGCTTCGCACATTCACGTTAAGTGTCAGAGCTGCTTGATTCCGATTTGCACGCACACCTATAAGGATCGGGCACAGATGATCCGCAGAGAGAACTTTAAACTGAACGTAGATGACACTGTAAAAGATGAGTTAAAAAGAATGAGTGAGGAGGTCTTGACCAATGCAGAACATACCCGGAACACGGAAGATTGAACCACGCAAGCGCCCTACAGCCTATAAGGTAGATAAGACCGATGACCTTGAAACAATACAGGATAAGACGGAAATCAACACCATTAACGAAGTGAACCGCTACATCCAGAACCAAACCCGAGATACGACCAAGCCGAACTGGGCAGTACCACAACCACCTAAGCCGGGAGAGATCATGTACTGTCAGCAATGCGGAAAGCCTATGCCTCCAGAAGGATTCTCCAAGAACCCCTTCGTGCGTAAACGTGAGTTCAAATGGCACCTCCATGCGGCCTGCATCGAGGAACTGGATAACCTAGTGGACAGACGGACACCAGGACTAATGGCAGAAAGAAGTCAGAAGAGATAATGAGGCTTACCATCAAGCAGGTTGTTGATTATTGCCATTGTCCGATGTACTACAAATTCAAGTACGAGCATCCAGACCTGAAGACGGAAACCATCAACGTTCTGGAGAAGTACGACAGCGACATCCATAAGACCGTCTACTCTTTCTTCGGATCCATTCAGAACTTCGAGGAACCTTCATTAGGAGCCTTAAAGCGTGCGTTCGGTAAGCTATGGATTGGGAATCGGTCAGCTGGCCAGATGCTTTACTCGGAGCCGACATCTTGGCGTGACACTCACAACGAGAGAAGGAAACGCGGGATCAATACACTTGTCGGTATCTACGATAATTTCAAGGACAATCCGGGCTTTCCCGTTGTTGTGAACAAGGAGTATCAGATTCAGATTCATGAAGACCTGACTTTGACAGGCACATGGGAAGTCATCCGAGAGGTCGAGATCAAAGGGACAAAGGAAATCCAAATCATCGACTTCAAGGTACAGGACAAGATCCACAACCGCATCCATGTGGACAAGGATTTGGAGATCTCAGCTGCAAGTCTAGCCTTTCAGGAAGCCTTCGAAATGAAGGAAGACCGCATTCTATATTACGGATTAGAGAAGAACAAAATCCATAATACAAGCCGTGGAGAACGTGATCACGAAGTCCTGAAGCACACCGTAGCCTCGGTTGCTAAGGCGATAGACCAAAGATTGTTCTACGCAGCACCCGGAGACAAGTGCTATTCCTGCATGTACAAAGGTGTCTGCGGCAATAGTTTGACAGTTAATACTATGATATAATCAAACGGAGGAATCAACATGCTAGAAATGAACATGAACGGCGGAAAAGCAATCGTAATTGACGACCAGGGACGTACACTTGTATACAACGAGTCAGTCGCTCAGGCCATTAAGGATGGGCATGTCAATTCCGACACAGAACCAACCTTTACGCTTGTCCAAGATTCGGGACAAGAGGGTGATAAGAAATTAAGGGGAGGCCAAGCGTGAGCGAGTTTGTGTTGGGCATCGACGCATCCCTAAGCAGTACCGGGTGGTCTGTTATTGACCGGGAGACCTTGGATGTCGTGGACGTTGGACGTATCCAGACATCCACGAAAATGGGAGACGAAGATGAACGCATTGCCTATATCATTGACAGCCTGTTGGAGATTAAGGAGAAGTACCGAGTAACCGATGTCGGACTGGAGGACGGGTTCGTACAGCGGAACAAAAGAGTTGGACTCGTCTTGGCCAAGTTACGAGGAGGGGTCACCTTTGTCTTGAGGGTGACAGGTGCTGCCGTCTGCTCGATGCAGCCATCCGAAGTGAAGCTTCACTTTATGGGGGATGGAAAAGGGAACACTAAAAAAGAAGAGGTGGCTCAAGTAATCTTGGATCGCTACCCCGAGAACCCACTTGTACAGGGGTTAGGAGAGTTCAACGACTCCCAGAGCAAGAAAAAGAACAGTGACATGTATGACGCTATCTCGATCGGCGTCGCTCGTGTCCTGAAGTGGCGGAAGGGAACATCCGCACACCCTGGCTAAAGTAGGCTGATGACATGACAATAGAAAATGAAAACACACAACCTTTCTCTATGGCGGATTACCAACAACTTCATCAGGCTGTCTTGGATTATCAAGGAGGCAGTCAAGATGCAGCTGAGGTCATCATCCAATCATTCGACAAGTTCTTGTGGCGATACGTGAACCTGTTGAGCGCTGGCATCTTTCAGATCGACGATACCGGCTTACGTCGTTTTATCTCGCTCTTCATGAATGGTAAAGGCGCAAAGAGTCACGTCAATCAATACAAATTCAAGTTGACCGTCCGTGACTCCATCTACAGTACGGTCAGTCTTCTCCAGCTGACCTTCTCCCGATGTCCGCAAGACGAACTACGCAACGAACTGATCTGCGCGCTCTTGTCTATGGCTCTGCGCTACAGAGACCTTGAGCGTCCTAGCTTCCACAACTACGTGGACAAATGCTTCCACTACGAAGCGTTCCGAGCGCTTACGCCTTACCTGAACGATCCCGCTTCTCGCTTCAATAACGAAGACTTAGATGATTGGGAACTGGAAGATGAAGAATCCAGTAGACAGTTCACGAAGACGGAAGACTTGGTTGTGCATCAGCAAGCCCTTGATGCTTCCAGTATTGCCATCAAGGAAAACATCTCTTCTCTTTACGACGCATCCATACTGAACGTCAACTGGATCAACGGCATCACTTGTGGGGCTATATTCCAAGTGCTGACTCCATTCGAACGCAGACTCATGCTATTATCCTACTCGGAGAAGAAGACGGACACGCAGATCGCTGAAATCTATGGTGTCTGTCGTGCAACCATCAACCGAAAGAAACAAAACGCAATCAAGAAACTTAGAGGTGTCAATTCCGACACTAGATACCAGTAAAATCATACCCAGTCACCAGGAGGAACCCATGAACAGAAAATTAAAGAACAAGAGGGCCGTAGTTCTAGCCTTCCTTGCACCGATTGTATTAACCTATGCCGTTGTAGCCCTGTTTGTTTCAGAGCCAAAGCAGAACATGATCACCCAAGCGGAACCTGTTGTTTCGGCGGTTCAGGAGAGCGCTCCTGTTGCTCAACCCGCAGAGGATGCCTCGGCTAAGGAAGTCATCTCTCCAGACGGTCTGACTCCTTACCGAGCTCACGTTATCTCGGACGCAGGCGCTATCCTTGCCCACAATACGACGATGATTGGAAAGGACTATCCCGGACAATACAGCTTCATCTTCATGGACAAGGAGACCGGCGAGGTGGTCACTTTCAACGAAGAGAAGGTTTATACCAGTGCAAGTCTTTACAAGCTGTTCGTGGCGTATGCAGTCCTCTCTAAAGTGGATCAAGGGTACATAACACTGGACACAGTAATAGACGGCTACACCGTGGACTCTCTGTTGAATGCGGCCATTACCGTTTCAAGCAATGAAGCAGCTGTATCGTTGGCCTCATTCCTCGGATGGGATCGGATAGAAGACTTTATCTTCACGCAAGGATACAAAGCCACTACCTTCAACACCTACCTTAACGAAAACGGTGTGGCGGTCACAGGGACGCTCCAAACGACCGCACAGGATGTTTCAAAGCTACTAAACCGGTTGCATGGCCGTCATCTCTTGTCTGCGAACAGCACAGACTACTTCTTGGATCTTCTGGCCAAACAACAACTAATCTACGCCCTGAATCAAGGTCTAACTGAAGAGGTTACGTTTGCCCACAAGACAGGCATCCTTGACGACGTTTCCCATGATGCAGGAATCATCTCGTACAACGGAAAAGACTACATCGTCGTCACCATGACGGATGGGTGGAGTAACGCCACATCAGAGGCGACTCCTGCAATGGAAAGAACAGGGTGGGCGATCATGGCTTTCCTTGGAGAGAAAGAGCATCGCACCATTAAATGATGAACACAAAAAGAGGACCTTACATCGTAGTGATGTGAAGTCCTCTTTTTCTATTCATCATGATACTCAGGAGGGTCGACAATGTCATCGAGTTCCTCGTCTAGAGGATTCAGGTTGACTGCGCGGCGGATCTGGTCGTCTTCGATATGCACATAAATCTGCGTCGTTGAAATATTGTCGTGGCCAAGCAGTTGTTGCAGGCTGACAATGTCTGCGCCATTCTGGTACATCAATGAAGCTGCCGTGTGGCGCAGTTTGTGGGTGGTGTACTTTCTTCCGGACAAGCCTGCTGCAACCAGGTACTTGTCAACTAAGTCCTGCACGGTTCGTCGGCTGATCCGTTTACGTCTTTCGCTCAGGAAGAGAGCGCGCTTCGTATCAGCTGTCATCGTGGACTCGTTGCCTTTCACCAAAGCCTGTCTCTCCGGAAGGTACGCATCAATCGCACGCAGACAAGAAGCGTTCAGCGGTACCCGTCTTTCTTTGTTGCCTTTCCCTAGCAGTAGCAGGCTATCTCCCCGTATACTCGCAAGGTCTACGGCACACAGCTCCGATAAGCGCATCCCGGAATTAAGGAAGAGGGTGAGGATACAGAAGTCCCGCTTCTCGTTTCGTCCGTTGCCCACTACCGATCGGAGCAAAGCCAAGCTTTCATCGTAAGAAAGATAGACAGGCTTCCTCTTCCCGACTTTAGGGGATTCTAGGTCGGCAGCTGGGTCTTCGTCGATGACGCGAGCTCTCTTGTGCAGGTAGCGGAAGAACGCACGCAGACTAGCTATCTTACGGGCACGGGTACGCTCTGCGTTGCCTCTATCTATCTTTGACCAATGCACGAAGAGAATCAAGTCGTTCTCGGTTATCTCCCTAAGGAATGCATCCCCGATGTCGGTAATGTCGATCTCCTCGAAGACCGTCCCTTCCGGAACCAGTCCTTTCTCTTGCTTCAGGAAACGGAGCAAGAGAATCAAGTCATTGCTGTACGATTCCACGGTATTCAGGGACAATCCTTTCATCGCGGGCAGGTAAGCAACAAACTCTTTTGCTCTCTGCGGTAGTGCATTATTTCTCTCTGATCTAGTCAATATATCGCATCCTTTCAGTCGCGCTTATAGCTTCTTGTCGTATTTTGCAAAGCAAGCCCATGAGTGCTATTAAAATGCGAGCAAGTGTTCGCATTTTACTCTCATCTCATCAGTTTTGAATTGTATTCTGTTACAAAAATCTATATAATTGTAATTCACGGGATCAAAACTTGACCGCATGTGATGAAAGCTTACTAGCGAAATGTTGTGTCCTGTCCCAAACAATACAAGTCCTGAGCAAGGACAGCGGGTAGGTAAAGAGTATGGATAACTTACGTCACGAAATAAAAGCCTTGCATGTCGTACAAAGAGCTATGTCTCAGGATTCTGGTTGCTTCCTGATCGAGCACAAGGAATGGGGTCGCCCCCTTGGGGTCTTTACCACAGTACTCGACAATAACACCAAAGAGGTAGGGGTTGTACTAGGTGTCATGACCGCTATAACCCAGTCTATGATGTCCATGGTCATCGAGGCGCTTGTGGTCCCGAAGGTGCAGGAAATGTACGGAGCAGACGCGTCCTTTAAAGTGGAAGCCTTTACCGAGTGCATTCCCAGTATAGTCTACCAACCCGAGAAACCTGAAGAGAAGATTGCCTTCAGTATTGACCCCGTCCACCCCAACGAATGCCAGCTGGCTATCGACGAAACGGATGGATGCAGGTGGCAACACTTCGCCGTCAAGAGGTCGAGAGGGGACTTCCATCAGGATGTCGGCATCCTGTCGAATCGCTATGAGCCAGCCGCAAAAGGAGGCCCCGTGCTGACTTCCTTTCTGAACCTGAAACTTGACGTCCTGATTGGTAAAGATCAGCTGCCGGTTCTCGCAAGAGAGCTGCAGTACTACACCTCGAATCGGTTCGTGAAAGGTAAGTTGTGTGAAAAGTGCTTTAGTCACAAGGGGAGCATCTTGATCTTTCGCGGAACATCCCACTTACAAGGTATCCCGATGTCAGTCTACTCTTATGATTCGGTAGAGGAGATACCCGAGTACAGCCTGTTGGGCATGTAAAAGAAAGAGCGCTTCTGCGCTCTTTTTTGTTTTATCTGGCGGGTGCTCCTGAGAACTTTCCTACTATTATATAGGCTTCATTTGAGGGTCTTCCGATAGAGAGCAGGTAACGTGAAGTTCCGGCTACGATCTTAGCGATAAGATCCGGATTCATGCGGAAGGTGGTCGTCGTAATTTGAGTAGCGTCATCCTGGACGGTCAGCATGTCTTCGGAGTTCATCATGCACAAATAGATGATGGAGCTATTCCGATCCTCACTGGACAGGAAGAAGAAGATGTGCGGATAGATTTTCAACAAGAGCTGCGTGTACGCTTTGATCTCTGGAATCAGGTAAACATCCTCGGGCCGGTCATCGTAACCATCGAAGACCAAGAACAGTTTTTCTTTTCCGTCGGCGCCTAGTTCTTCAAGCATACTCATCATCCGTCCGATCGTGCTAACAGTCTGGCGTTCAACTTCTTCCTTTCCAATTTCCACAAAAATCAAATCAGCTTCTTTGGCTTGCTCCAGTGTAAAGTTTGTTGTTTTCGTTACATAAATCATAAAGAAACCCCTCTCTCTTCGTTTTTGTTCAAACATGGCACGAAATAGGAATTATGTGCAATGTTAAATTTGCCGAACTATTGTGCACATCAAAGAAGTCCTCCCGGCCTCCTCCTCCCACCGCCCAGGCCAATCTGTTCAGGGGTGGCCCTCTTCGTGCGTAGAGTTGATGCTTTAAATTCTTATGTAATGCGGTCTAACGGGGCTCCCGTAACCGAGCGGGAGCTTCTATTTGTAGCCGTGGATTTTAAGACAACGAACGACCAATCATCCACAGAAACAATCTGAAATCGCCTCAAAATGCGTTATTTCGTAACAAGCTTTGACAGAAATGCACAAAGCCTATGGGGACGCCAACAAGCAGTCCAAGCGAATGTATCGTTCCCCTAATTCGCTGATCGTTTCAGTTGTCGGAATTGAGCCGGCAACCATTCGTCGCAACCCTCTGCGACTTCTCTGTACTCGATGGCTGTATCTTTTAGTGTGTTGCTGGTTACGATTTGGCCAAGAATTTCTCCATCAGTGCCGACAAAGTCCACACGAACAGATGACTGCGTGCATAGACAGTCTACGGCTTTCTTTCCGTATGCCGTCTTGTAGTCGATCCATAGTTCGTAGTGATGACCTGTTGCAACCAACTCAACTACGAGTCCGGCAACCCCGACTACTTCTTGGATCGTGACCCAGACGCAGACCAGTCCAACGGAGCTAAGTTCTTTGATGATACAGTTGTCTTCCTTGAGGAGCAGGATCAACTCATTCTCTTCGCTTGACTCACTCTTGAAAACCATTGAAGCTAGTTGACCAGATGGCATATGTTGTAAGTACTGCTTCACTCCTGGCATGTTGTATCTCCCCCTCTTTTTGAGAATACCTCTATTATCCACTATGAAACAAAATCTGACAAGTAAAGTCTGTGTAAATCTATGGACATTTGTCAAGATTTGCTACATATTCGCTACTTTTAAACTCGACAGACCGCTGCGTTGTGG